TAAAGGAAAAAAAATACATACCGTCCTAACATATAAAATGGAAAATAATAGGCTTGGTTGTATAAATAGAGATAAAAATTCTGCATTTAATATGAAAAAAATTTTTGATCATTATATAAAAACAGGTCAAAGATTACAAAATTACCAAAGATGTTCAACCGCTGTTAAAAGCCGTCAATGACATCCCGCCTTAGATAGAATTTATTCTATAGAGGTACATACACTCTTAAACTTTATAATGCTTATTTAAGTCGGCGTTTTAAATGTGCAAAGGTGTAAATGAATTATTATCTAAAGATGATTTAATTTCATATTATGAAACTTATTTAATGAAAGAAAATTTAGAATTATTAGAAAAAAAATTAAATGATTTACAAAACACAAATACAAATATAGATTTATATGTTTTTGGGCGACTTAAATTAGAAATAAAAGACTCAATAGAATCATATTTATTAAAAGAATTATATATCGAAGAGCGAAAAATAAAATTATTAAAAAATAGTATTGAAGATAAATCATGTTTTAATTTTAAAATTATACCCATAAGATCTTTAAAATCTGGAGATATAGGTGAACAATTTATAGAACAATATAAAGGATTAATGGGAATTAAATATTATTAAATTTAATTAAAAAAAAATATATATAATAATATTATATAATGAGTAATCATGCATTTAGTGGAATAAGTTTTAATGATCCTCAATCTAAAGAAGTTTTTGATTATCGCAATAAAAATATGTGTGAAAGTTGGAATAGTGCAAATAAAAAATTAGATTTATGTGATGTAAATATTCATAAAAAGAATGATGCTTCTTTTATGTTAGAAGGTCGATTAAAAGGAAATGCTTTAAAAGTTTCTTTAGGAAATAGTTATTTAAAATGGTGGGCATCTAATCCACCTACTTATAACAGTAATTTTTCAGGAAGTGGATTACCATATGCTAACGAAGAAATGGCATTTGAAAATACAAGCAATTACGGAAAAGTGCCTATTAAAAATGGATTTTTTTCATTTTCTTTACGTTATCCAAATAGTTATTATAAAAATATGGGCACAGAATATGTATTTCCAGAAGTTATGGTTAAAGTTGTAAATGAAAATGATGAATCACTGAGTGAAATACAACACATTAATCTAGGAGAAGGAATTCCGTTTCGTTCATTAACATGGGGTTGGCAAAGAAATTGGAATGATGGAGCATTATTTTATAAAAATGATAATTTACCTGTACGTAATCAATATCAAATTTTATTAGATTCTGCTTATCCATCCAATAATACAATGCCTAAAAACTTCTGGGGATTAAAACCAGCTAATTAATAAAATAAATAAATTAGTGTAATAAAACATATTTTATTTACATAACAATAAAAAAATGATTTTTTATTTTTTTGATATTTTATATTATATAGTATAATATAATTTTTTTAATTATGAATCAAGAAAAAATAAGTGAAACTGAAACTAAATCAATTATGACAGAATGTCCATTATGTATTGAAAATTTTGATGAAACTAAAATTTTTAAGTGTAGTCAATGTAGTCAAATTAATTGTACTGAATGTCATAAAAAATGGTTATTACAATCAACATTGGAACCTCATTGTATTCATTGTAAAGCAATGATTTCATTTGATGATATAATTAAATATTTTGGAAATAAATGGATGTTTGATAAATATAAAGAACATAAAAAAGATTTACTTTTTAATAGTGAAATAAGTAAAATTTCAATAACATTAAATGAAATTGCACATGAAAAAAATATTAAAGAATTAGAAAATGTAATTAATGAAAAAAATGAAAAATTTAGAGATGATTTAAAACCATTATATGATGAACTATCTAAAATTCAAAAAGAAATTAATGATAAACTTAAAATACAACGTGATGAAATAAAACCAATACGTGATGAATTAGAACAATATGTAAATAAAAAAATTTATCCAAAATTTACATATACATATAAATGTCCTAATGGTAATGGATGCAAAGGTTTTTTAAATTCAAAATTTAAATGTGAATTATGTGAAACAAATGTATGTAAACATTGTTATGTTATTATTCCAATAAATGAAACTCATGAATGTAAAACAGATGATGTCGAGTCATTTAAACAGATTAAAAAAGAAGCAAAACCATGTCCTAATTGCGGTGAATTTATTTCTAAGATTGGAGGATGTGATCAAATGTTCTGTATTAAACCTGATTGTGGAACTGCTTTTAGTTGGAAAACAGGACAAATTGAAAATGGATTAATACATAATCCTCACGCGCATGCTTTTTTTGAACAAAATACACATGCACGTGAAATTTATCAAAATAATATTAATAACAATAATGGTAATAATTGCCGCGCTTTTATTCCACCAAGAATTTTAATTGAAAATAAATTTTTATTAAAATATAACCAAAATAAATTAAATACTTTTTGGAGAACTATTTCTGAATTTCGTCATTATGATAGAAATAAACATACTGAGATTGTTGAACGTAATAATGAAGATGAAAGTAAAGATATAAGACGAAAATATGTTGATGGATTTTACAATGATCCAAATAATGATAAAATTGCTGATAAAAAATTTAAAACAGAATTACATAAACGCAATAAACTAAAATCATGGGAAAAACATAATAGCAATTTAGTATTAAGTACTTATAGCATTGCTGAGTTATTTTTATGGGAAATGGCCAATTTAGGTAATATTAAAACAAAATTTGATATTAATGATAAAAAAATTAATCAAGAAGAAATTTTAAAAAATAACTCATTAATTAATGAAAAAGCATGTGCTATTTTAGTTAGTTTAAATGAATTGATTGATATTACAAATAAAAATTTTGAAAGTATTTCTAAAAAATTTGAATATACAAAAAAGAAAACTATTAATGACAATTTTTTTCTAATTTAGATCAATACGTATTTTACTACAATTTTATTTAAAAATTTTATTAATTAAAATTATTTTTATAATTATATGATAATATAATATTATATGAATAACATTATAAATATATATGTTCAAATCAATAATATATATGATTTAATATCATTAAGTGTTATTTTATTAAACATATTTTCTTTTTATATGATATTTTTTTATGATTTAGATTTTTTACTAGGTACAAAATCTGTATTATTTGGACAATATTTTATAAAAAATTTAACTAAAAACATAAATATATCAATTTTACATCGTCCTATTGGTGCTTATAATTGTAATTTATATAATACAGATGGAAATGTAGAAGGACATCCAGGATTTCCATCTGGTCATATGGCATCAACAAGTTTTATGACAAATTTATTATACTTAAAATATAGTAACCATAAAAACCTTACTAATTATTTTTTATATAATTGCTTTAATATTTTTATTTGTATATCAAGATATCAGAAAAATTGTCATAACTTATTTCAAATTATTGGAGGATATATATTTGGTTTTATAATCGCTTACTTATTTTATAATAAAAAAAATATATATCATTATATTGAAAACAAATATATAAAATAATATATAATATTTTTTATGAAAAATATATATAAAATAAATAAAATTATATATATTAATATTTTATTATGTATATTCAAATATTATTATGTTTAATTTTATTATCATTTTTTATGCCAAATATATTATATATATTTAATAATAATATACATAATAATATAAATAATGATATAAATAATGATATAAATAATGATATAAATAATGATATAAATAATGATATAAATAATGATATAAATAATGATATAAATAATATTGAATATAAATTTCAAAATTATAGTGAATTATTTAATAAAAATAATAGTATATTAAATAATATATACGTATAATAACAGACTATTCTACTATATTGAATAGTCATAAATAATGTAAATAAATAAATATATGTATATGATTAAATAAAAATAAATCTATTATTCTATTCATATCTATAATTAAAATTTAAAATAAATTGACTAAATGGTATATGTCCATATATTATATTATTAAATTTATCAAATCCTTTTAATTGATAAATTGTTTCATCTGTTAAACCAACTTTAACACATAATAACGCATTATTAATAAAAGGATGTTTATTAATTGGAATTTTAAAATTTTTTGTTGAAATTTCATTTAAACTATTAATCTTTAATTTATATTCTTTATTACTAAATAAACATGTATTAGATGAGCAATATTGATTTAGTGCATTTGATGAACGATATGGAAAAATGGATTCTCTATTATTTATTAAATTATAAGGTATTAATGAATGTAATTCAAATGTTACAGATAATTCTGTATGAATATATTTAAATTCTTTTTCAGACGGTTTTAAACCCATAATATTTAATTCATCAAAATTATTATCATTTAAATTTTGCATAATATTCCATTGAATATTATCTATAATTAAATTTCCTGTTTTAATTTCAATTGGAAATCCGGAAGGAGTATAATTTAATGGAAAACTTTCTTCATCGTGTTTATCATAAATATTACATACATTATTTATATTATGTTCATGAATATAATTATCATTACTATTTTGATTTAATTCTAAAATATTTGGAGATAAATAAAACGTATCAAATATAACTTGGTTTGTATTACTATCTATTTTATTTAAACCTATTCGAAAATTATTATTTTTTTTAAAGTCATATTTTGTTGTTTCACATATATTAACGCGTTTTATTCCATATAATAATGATGTAAATTGATTTACTTGAATTACTTGATTTGTTTTAAAATTTGAATATACTTTTTCAATTAATTTAATAATTTCTTCTTCTGATATTGAATCTCCTTTTAATCCAGGAGGACCAGGAATTCCTTGTGGACCAATAAGTCCTGGAAATCCACGAGGACCTTCTAAATAACTAATAGTATTTGATTCATTTATTTTTTTTATATTCGAAATATGAGTAAAATTTTTAAAAAATTCTTGAGCATCAATTTCAAAAATTTGTTCTTTTTGAATAGGTTTAGATTTAATTTTAATATTATTAATATTATCTATATCATCTGTATTATTTTTTTTCAATATGTTTTTTAAATATAATTTTACATCTTCATTATTTTCTTTATTTTTAATCATTTGTTGGAAATAATTGTCAAATTTTAATTCAACTTCTTCTTCATTTGATGATTCATCTTTTATACTAATATCATCACTATTATTTTTTTGTTTATCTTTTTTTGTATATTTTTTTAATAATTCAATTAATTCATCATCCTGATTAGATAAGTTTATTTTATTATTATTTCTCTTTAAATAAACAGCACCAGTAAGATTATTATAAAGTATATTATAATCTCCCATATTATTATATATTTTATAAATATATAATAAAGTTTTAAATTTTATTAAACTTTTATTATTTTATTAAACTTTTATTATTTTATTAAACTTTTATTATTTTATTAAACTTTTATTATTTTATTAAACTTTTATTATTTTATTATTTTTAATTTTTCCAATAATTATTGGATTATTACGTTGAACTGATTTAGAATCATAAACTAAATTTTCATTTACATCTATATATAATAGTTGTGTTTTTACTTTTTCTAAATCTATTTTTATAGTATTTGATTTATTATCACTATATAAATAAAATTCTTTTTTATCAGGATTAAATAAATAAACTTGTTTTTCATAATACAACCCCCTTACTAATTTGGTTTCTACTTTTTTCTTTTCTTTACTTACTGTCATTGTTATATCATCACTAATATAAGGATAATAACTAAAACCTTTCGCACCTTTTCCATATCCAAAACAGCGGTAGTTTTCATTTATATTTGCAGAATTTAATACACAATCAAAAGCACATTCTCTTAACATTAATAATAATTGATCTATAATTTTTTGTTTTTTAATTGAAACTTGTTCAATATGTTCATCCGTACTCAATTTATCTTTAGTTGTTAATGCATCTTTATCTGAAAAAATTGAAAAATATCTATATATTTCTATATTTCTTTCATTTGGTGGTAAAGCAATATGACTATCGCGTCTAACACCTCTTCCAATTACTTGTTGAATTCTCATTTGATTCCAATAAGGTTCTATTATATGTATTTGACGAATATTTTTGAGATCAAGACCTTCGGCACCTGCTGATGTTGCTAATATAATTTTAATTAATTTACCATTTTTATTTTCATCTTTAGTAAATGTATCTAATATTTCTTTTTTTTCTTTTTCATCTTCTGAACCAGAATAAATAGCATATTTTGGTAATGTTTTAGATGAACCAAACTTAGCATATCCATTATGATCTAATATTTTAGAAAAAATTTCTACTCCTTCTAATGTACGAAAATTTGAATATACAAATACTAAACCAGGTGATTTATTTATATTTTCTAGCATTAATTTCATTTTTGGTGAAAGTTTATCTAATCCATCTGGACCTGGTCGTAAATAAACATCACCTTTATTATCTAATTCATCAATGGCCTTATTTATACGTATCTTATATTCCGCAATCATACGAGCATTAGAGTTTTCGTTAATACGTTCTTCAATATCCATTAATTTATTAAAAGTATTATTTGTTATTTTATCATTATTTTTATTTTTTTTTAAAGATACTACAAATTTAGGATCTGGATATGGACGTAATATTTCTTCAGGAAAAACAAAATTAGAAGCTTGTCTAGAATAAACACGAAAAGTACTTTTAATTTTCTTTTTTTTCTTACTATTTTTTTGAGCACTTGAACCTCTTTCACTTTGTCTCTCTTTATTACGTAATATTTCATAAATTAAAAATTGGTAGTTACTCATTTCAACACGATAGTAATCTTTAAAAATAACATGAGGATAATTACCTTTTTTAGATGAATAATGGCTTACCAATCCTAAAATTCTTTTTCGAAAAATTTCTTCATTTTTTAAAGTATCGCCTTCTTTTTCATCTTCATCGACAAAATATTTTCTAAAATCATCTCCTTCGTTTTCTATTGGAAATAAAGGTACTTTTCGCAATTCTAAAAATCGTGCTTCTACCATTTTATTCATTATTGCTATTAAATCGTCAATAACAATATTATAAGATGAATTGTGACTTTTAATATTCAATAATATTTCGATTGATTTATTAATTTTATTTATTTTTATATATTCAACATTTTTGTGATTTTTTAATTCTTGTTCTAATTCATTAAATTGTTGTACACCAATTCTAGCAGGTACATTAATAATACGAAAGTAATTAATTTCATTAAGTCCATTAAGAACATTAAATAATACTCCTGCTTCAAATGCATCATTAATAATTGGTGTTCCACTTAAAGCAATTATTTTTGTATTGTTCGCATTCATTAACATATTATAAATCTCTAACCCTTGTTTACTCGTACCCATAATTCCACTAATCATTTTAGAAACTAAATTATGAACTTCTTCAATAATAATAACTTTATTATCTAAAGAACCAAGGCGTTTTAATTGTGTAATTGTATTAGATGCATTATATGAAACAAAACTATATTTTTGTTCTATTTTAGATTCATTATTTTTATATGATGGATCACCACAAAACAATAGACCTTTATATATAAAATTACTTTTAAGAGATGCAGGAATCATAACTACAATATTTCTTTCTTTTTTTAAATTTTCAGCGATTGTAATAGATGTACATGTATTATGTGTAACTGAACAATCACCTAATAAATAACGATGATTACCATCTAATACAAACCCGTAATAATCAGTTTCATTTGTTATTATAATATTAAATGAGTATAGATTATTTATAACAAGTTCATTTTTAGTAATAAATAAATTATAATTTTCTGTTTTATAAATATTATTAATATTTTTTAACTTAATTGGTATCATATAATTATCATTATTAACTGTAATAATATTATTGTTATCATATTTTACACCACATGAATTTAATAAAAAAATAATTTTGTTAAAATTATCTTTTGAATAAATATTTAAAATAATATGTTCATTATATATTTTTCTTTCTTGATTTAATAAAAATAATAAAAAATTAAAACGAACTTCTAATGAATTATATATATAAGCATTATCAAAATTATTTAACATATTAGAATATTTTTTAATATTTATGGGTGAAACTTTTCTATATGGAAAGATATCACCCTTTATAAATCCTAAATATTTTTTCTTATAATCATCATCTTTATTTAAATAGTCATTAACAGTAATTTCTTGAATATCATTTAAATTATTTATATTTTTTAATACCATAATATGTTCAGAATTTACCGTATATGAATGAAAATCATAATCTATTTTATAAATTTTATCTTTTCCATTTGCCAATGATAATACATAACGAGGTGTTCCGTCATCACCCATTAATTTTTCTCCAACTTTAATATCTTGTACATTTTTAATAGAACCATTATGCATTAATATTTTTGTATTAATTCCATGACATTTTCCTGTACCTAAACCATGAAATAAAAGAATTCCTCTATATGGACTATTACTTTGCATAAAATCACGTAACATTTTTTGATAATTATATGGCTCATATATGTTTTTCATAGGTTCTTGTTTACCAGTTGCTCTGAATTTAAGAAAAGTTTTATTGAACCATTCTGGAAACTCTTTTTTATTTGGTAATACCCATTGTGTAATAATATTAATATTTTTATTAATATTTTTATTAATATTTTTATTAATATTTTTATTAATATTTTTTACCTTTAAAATATTTGTTTTTTTATTATCAACTACTTTTAGTGCATTATTTTTAGTAGATGATTTATTATTTTTTAAATCCATTAATATTACTTATATTTTTTTTTATTTATATTTTAATATATAAATATAATAATTATATTATATTTTTTATTATTATATAATTATATATTATGAATTACGCATATGTTAATTTAATTTATAATGATAATGATAGAGATTTTATAAATATTTTAATTTCTATTAATTCACTAATAAAAACTAAAACTAAATATGATATTTTATTACTTTATACATTAGATGTTCCTCAATATAAAATTGATATTTTAAAAAAATATTTTACTAAAATTATACGTATAGAATATGTTATATCTAAAAAACATTTATTCAATCATAAAATTATGGATATTTGTACTAAATTTCAAATATTTACTTTAACTGATTATGAAAAAATTATTTTTTTAAATAACGAACTTTTTATCAATAAAAATATAGATATATTGTTTAAAAATACAACACCATCAGGAATAGTTTATAAAAATATATTACTTGCCAATACAAGTATTTTAATTATAAAACCTTCAAATAAAATATATCAAAAATTATTATTACTAGTTGATGATTTTCAAAATTTAAAAAATATAAGAAATATGGACGTAGATATTTTAAATATAATCTTTAATAAATGGTATCATGTGGAAAAAAAATATAACTTTAATTATTTAATTAAAGAATATCAAAATAATATTTCTTATTTAGATAAAAATTTATATATTATTGATTTTAATTATATTCCTGAACCAAGTACTATTTTAAAAAAAATAGGATTAAATACATTTCAAACAAATAAGCAATTTATACATTTAAAATCATTATATAATCAGTGGTTTAAAATATATATTGATTTATATTATAAATATAAAAAACATGATATTTATTTAAATGATTTATATTCCACGATTCAAAATAATTATGAAAAATATATTTATGAAAAATATCCAAATACTAAGATTATTACATTAACACCAGAACAAAATAAAAAATTAAACCATAAATTAAGTATGTATATTGATAGTAATCATAAATATACATATAAACAAATTATTCATTATTTTTTACGTAGTGATATACATATATTTACATATGGAGGAAGTATACGTAATTTATTTAATAATGAAGAAATAAATGATGTCGATTTATTGTATATTGCAAAATATCAAAAAATTATGGAATTATTATTAAATATTGATGACTTAAAATTTAGACAAGGATATTTTAAAAAATATTTTAAAGTAGGTAATGAAGATGATTTAGACTTAATGAATTTTGATGTACTTAAAAATGTATTAGATTGTCCATCTAGTGGATTATTATATGATTTTGGTAAAAAAAAGTTATATGATTTAACTGGATATGGTGTTGAAGATGCTACTAATAAAATATGGCGTTTAAGTCCTAATCAAAAATTTGAAATATGGAATACTGATTTACCACCTCGTATTTTACGCCTTATTAAATTTTTAGAAAAAGGTTATCATGCTCCTGAAAAAAATAGACTAATGATATATAATGATTTATATAATAATCCAAAAGATAGATCTTATTGGTTTTTTTTTAAAAATAAAGTAAATGACTTATTTTATGAAATATTAGAAAAAGATGTTAATTCACTTTCATTGTCTTTTACTGGAAAACAATTAGTGGATTATATTAAAGAAAATATTAAAAATTAGATTATTTTATTTATTTTATTTATTTCATAATAACAATATAAATTATTATTATGAAATTATTTTATATATCATTAGGAAGTTTTTGTCATCCCAAAATATTATTACGAGAAACAAATCGTCCTATATTACAATCGTTGCCATTTGATTTTCATTCTAGTCCATGTACTTACAGTATTTATAATATTTTAAAAAAATTATACAATAATAAAAAATATATTCCTGAATTTAAAGAAATTTTATATAAACATCATTTTAATATTGAACATAAAAATGAATTGGCTGTAAAAGATATTGATGATATTTATTTTCTGCATTTTTTTGATGAAAATGATTTAATTAAAAATCCGGAAAAATATCCTGCATCAATTGAATATATAAATACTGATAAAATTAAATATATTCAAACAAAATTTGAAGAACGTTTTAAACATTTATATAATTTACTCAATGATCCTGAAAATATGCTTGTATTTTTACGAATTGAAAATTATGAAAATCCATCATGGTCATCGGATATTAGTAATTTATGTGATGCATTAAGTTTATTTAAAAATAAAAATAAATTTTTAATTTATTCTCAAATAAATATTGAACAATCATTAGATTTTGAAAAAACAAAATCTTTAAATTATCAAAATAAAATACCAATTATGTATATTAAAAAAAATTTTACTGAAAATATTAGTTTTTCTCAAAAAGATGAGTTCTTAAATATTTTAAATACATTTGAAAATATAATAGATAACTGTTTAACATTATTTATCGAAAATGAACTTTGTAAATTTTATTATAATCAAATTGAACGAAAACTATTTATGCTTAATAATTTAAATTATTGGTTAAGTATTATTAAATTAGAAGATAATTTATTAATATGTCATGATATTAATAATAATAAAAAACTTATTTTTAATTATCAAAATAATATTTTTTATTTCAAAGAAAGTAAATATTTATAATTTATTTAATAATTATAATATAAATTTTACCAAAAAATATATTTTAAAAATAATAAATATATTTATTCAATGATATATTATAAAATTCATCTTATAATTATTAAATAAATTATAATAATAATTAATAAAATATAACGAAATAATACAATAGAGATTTAATTTATAAATAAATATTTTAATTTATGATAATAATATAGATTATGATAATATTATAAATTATAATAATATACAAATTGATTATAACAAACTATATATAAATAATAAAAAATATAATAATAAAATTATTCATTATTTACCAAAAGAAGTTATATTAAATTATCCTACTAAAAGCTTAATTCGTTGTTTTTCAAAATATAATAAAAATATAGATTATTTCAAAAATTTAAACACAAATGAAATTAAATCTATTTACATTTCATGGCGTAAAAAAAAACATTTACACGTAAATATCTTCGTGCACTAAAAAAATTAAAATTATTTGAAAAAAAATGACGATATATTTGAAAATTTTTATGACATAAATGTTGATTTTGAATTACATAATTTTATTAATGAAGCAATTCAATTATTATAAATAATTTATTTAATAACCATTAAATATACCATAATATTGTAAAGCATACTGTGCTGCTCTTTGTTCAGCATCTTTTTTTGATTTAGCAAATGCTTTTCCAATAACATTATTATTAGTGTCATATATACATACAGTAAATTTATGAAATATTTTACCATCACTTGTATTTGTGGTTTCACTATTTACTAATTCGTAAGTAGGTAATTGTCCATCAAATTCTTTATGAAAATAACGCATTAATTGGTCTTTATAATTATCATCATTTAATATAATATCAGATAAATTAATATTATTTTCAACAGCATTCTTAAAAAAATCATATATAATATTAAACGCCTTATCTAAATGTGTTAAATTATCACTAAAATCTAATAACATCGCACCTAAAAAAGATTCAAAACAATCTTCTAATATTCGATTATTATTTCGCCCTAATAAAACTACATCAAAATGTTTAGACATAATTAAATGTTTATCCATTTGTAAAGCAGATGCTAATTTAGATAATGATTCAGTTTTTACAATTTTACTTCTAATTCTTGTTAAAAACCCTTCTTTTTGATCTATTCCATAACGTCTATATAAATATAATCCACTTACAGATTGCAGAACAGCATCTCCGATCCATTCTAATACTTCATTAGATTCTGCTTGTAATGGTAATATTTTAAAACTTGATTCTTGTATAATATCTAAATTTCCATATAATTTTTTATTTTTTTCAAAATCTGTTGTTTCTACATATGATTTATGAATAAATGCTTGCTGATAATATTTAATATTTATTGGTTTAATATAATTTAGCTTTAATTGATTAAATATTTCTTGAATATCATGTTCATTAATTATATGATTATTTTCATTTAATACACCTAGAAGCGTTGATTCATCTTGATTATTTTTATAATTAAAATTATTTTTATTATTTGTTTTCATTGATAATGAAGAATCATACATAAAATTATTATTTATGCCAAAATATTGGAGTGCTTGTTGTGCTGCTTTTTGTTCAGCATCTTTTTTTGATTTTCCTACACCAGTACTAATTATATTATTACTTGTATCTTTTATCTGAATTGTAAATTTACGAGTTGTTATACCATCATTTACTATTATTTCATTATTTATTAAATTATAAATAGGAAATGTTCCATTAAATTCTTTATGAAAATAACGCATTAATTGATCTTTATAATTATCATCATTAATAATAAATTCTGTTAAATCAATATTATTTTCAATAATATTTGCCATAAATTCATATATAATATTTATAGCATTTCCTGGATTTTCATGTCCTTGATCTATCATAATAGCTCCTATAAAAGATTCAAAACAATCTTCTAAAATTCTTTCATTTGTTCGTCCTTCACATATTTTTTCAACATGTTTAGATATAATCATATATTTATTAAATTCAACAATGGATGATAATTTAGATAATGTTTCAGTTTTAACTATTTTACTTCTAATTTTCGTTAAAAATCCTTCATTTTGACTTAACCCAAACCTTTTATATAAATATAAAGCGCTAATACTTTGTAACATTGCATCACCTAACCATTCTAATACTTCATTTGATTCTTCTTGTAATGGTAGTAATTGAGGATGATCTTCAATATGTAATCCATCAATGTTTCCAAAATATTTTTCATTTTTAATAAAATCAGTTTTACTCATATAAGATTTATGAATAAATGACTTTTGATAAATTTTATAGTTATTTATTTTTATATTTTTCAATCCCACAGATTGAAATATAGTTCCAATATCTTCATGTTTTATTAATATATTATTATTGTTTAAAACTGGATAAATTATCTTATCATCTTTAATTATAAATGTTTCATAAATATTATCCATATTATAATTTTATATTGTTATATTAATTATATAGTTATATTAATTATATAATGATTATTTTTTTAAATATTATTTTTCATTTTTTTATATAAAGATATAAAATTATTAAAAAACATGAATAATATGGATTTATTAGTTAAAATAGATAATCGTGAAAAAAAACTTATTGATATTATTGAAAATAAATCTTTATTTTCTTTTCAAAAAGAAAATTTAGATCTTGGTGATATTCAATTTATTCATTCCAAAAATAATCAATTACTTGTAGTTATTGAGAGAAAAACATTAAATGATTTAAGTACTTCTATAAAAGACGGTCGTTATAAAGAGCAAAAAAATCGTTTGCTATATAGTATACCATCTTATGTACGTAAAATATATATATTTGAGGGAAATAACATGGATGATTTTAATTTAGATAAAAAAATATATGATAGTATAATTGTTAATTCAATAATACGAGATAATATTCATATTTATCAAACAAAAAATATTGATGAAACAATTATATTTCTTCAAAAAATTATAAAAAATTTACCTGATTATATTGAACAAATAAATAACGATGATTATGAAAAAGATATAACTTTATGTGGTATTCAACAAGTTAAAAAAAAAAATAGTGATTATGAAACTTGCTTTCATAATATGTTATGTGGAATACCAGGAGTATCTAGTAAAATTTCAACTATTTTTGTAGATGAATTTAAAACAATTAGTGCTTTCATAAATTATTTACATAAAGACTTAGAAAATAATAAAGAAAAAATTATTATTTTTATTGAAAATAAAAAATATGGGAAAAATAACCGTAAAATTGGACAAAAAATGGCTTCCAAAATATATTCTTTTTTATGTTGTTGTGAATAAATTCGTTTATTTTTGAAATAATCTAACTATTGACTTATTAACAGCATTTATTACATTATTTATATTTACACTACCACTATTTTTTATAATCTGAATAATTGAAGGATCATTTAATTTACTTTTAGTAATATATTTTTTATTATAATAATCATTAATTAATAATTTATTTTTAGTATTAAGTTTATTAGTCGTTTCACTAATAAACTTTTGTGTTTCTTCAAGTGTCATTGGTGGTTGTTCTATATTTGAATATTGTATATTACATAATTTTGAAATATTTTTAAACCAGTTATTATTATTATTCCAGTCAGGTGTTATTTCAATTAGCTCACATTTTAATTTAGGATTCATAAAAAATATATTACATATACCTGCTCCATGTTGTCCAATTATAATACGAGCATTATTAAAAATAAGATATTGATCAAATATATTCATCGAATCTAAATTAACTACATGTATATATTTTTTAAATTTTTCTAATAATTCTTTTTCTAACTCATTATAATTATAAATAAATCTTCTTTGTCCACTTGTAGTTTTAAAAAGATTTTGTTCAATTTTTATAGGTTTTGGTCGATTTATTAGAACTATTTTTATATTTTTTAAATTATATTTAAATTTATATTTATTATTCTTAATTAAATTATCAAAATAATTAAGAATATTAGGACGTATATTAATAAGCTTATTATATAAGCTAGTATAATATAAATTTTTTCTTTCCAAATTTTCTTTTTGTGTTAAATTTTCTTGAAAAAAATATTTTTTCATTAATATGTTCAATTTTGAATTATTTATTTTTAAATTAGGTTTAACATATTGAAAAGTAGAATCATCAAATAAATCATACGCATTTAATATTATTTTATCATTATTTTTATCATTATTTTTATAATTATTCTTTTTTATTTTTAAATACTCATTAAAAATATCATACATAGATGATTTTGTAAAAATATAATTATTAATAACTCTATCTTTAAAAATATATTTTAATATATTAATCATATTTCCAATATTAACTTTCAAGTCATATGTAGAATTATTTTTATTATTTATTTCATAATCAATTAATGGGATTAATACAGAAAAAAAAAAATGCGCATAATGCGTAGTGCTTCCCATAAATGAAAAAGTATAAATTGGAATTATTTTTTGATTGGTCATAATATATAAATTATAAAAATTTATTTTTATAATTTATAAAAAAAATATCCTTATTATTATTAATGAAAGGAAATAATAATAAAACATTTATAAATACTAAAATATATTTTATTATTATTATTATTATTTTAGTTTTATTTATTTATATAACAAAATATTTATTTCAAAAAACAATAAATATAGACAAAGATATTGAACATTTTTCTTCAAGTATTAAACAATTAAATTTTTATCGTTGTGATGATAAAAAATTAATGGGAATAACAAGTGATATATTTAATGATTTTAATTTATTTAAAAATAATAAAGAATGGGATGTTTATATTCCATGTGGATATAACAATGTTGAAAATGAATTATTAAAAATTAATATTAAAAATAAAAATGATGCTGACAAAAAATTTATTTTTGGTATTAATGGTTGTGATAGTATCGTTAGTAAAAATAAAATATGGGAGTCACTTGTAAAATGTTATGGTCGCCGTAAAGCAAGACTTTTAATGCCCGAATCATTTGTTTTAAATAATCCAGATGATATGAAAGCATTTAAAAATTATTTTAATAAAAATGATATTTATATTTTAAAAAAAAATGTTCAACGTAAAGAAGGACTTAAACTAACATCCGACTTAAATGATATATTAAGTGCACATAATGAAAATTATAGAGTAGTTCAAAAATATTTAACTAATTTATATTTAATAAATAAAAGAAAAGTTAATTTACGAATTTATTTACTTATAGTTATAAAAGATAATAAGATTTATTTTTATATGAGTAATATTGGAAAATGTATTTATACTAATAAAGAATATAACGATAATAATTTTGATTTTGAATCAAATATAACAAGCTATCATTTAGATATGAATGTGTATAAGAAGAATCCTAGAAGTCTGCAAGAATTATTTGATTTTTTAAATAAAGATACTAATAATTCTCAAAGTTCAAAAATTTTAGCAGATAATATATTTGAACTTATGAAAAATATTTCTTATTGTTTATCTAATAATATTTTTCAAAGTGATAATATTAAAAATACAACATGCTTTCAATTATTTGGCGCTGATGTTATATTTGATGATAAACTTAATTCTTATTTATTAGAATTAAACAAAGGTCCAGATATGAAACCACGTGATGAAACTGATAGAGAAATGAAAACAAAAGTTCAAATTGATATGTTTAAAAAAGTTGGCCTATTAAATGATAATAATTTACAAGAAGAAAATTCATTCTTTCTATTAAGTAAAGAAAATGTTATATAAAATATTTATATTATTTTTATAACATTATAAAAATAATATTTTTTATATAATTATTAATTATGAATATATTACATATAATTATTCTTATCATTTTATTAGCAATTATATATTATTTTATAAATATTTATATTAATAAAAAAGAAAACTTTATAAATTTACTTCAAGTATTTAATAATTTACTTGATGATAATGAAAAAAATTTAAATCAAAATAATGATAAAAAAATAAATCAAAATAATGATAAAAAAATAAATCAAAATAATGATAAAAATAAAAAAGAAGAATCAATTAAAATCAAACAATTATTTAAAAAATTTATAATTATTCGTTATAATAAGGAAAAAAATAATAAAGCAACTATTTATTATTATAATTACAAAAAACAATTATATATGAATTTTCATATTAATTTAAATAATTTTGTATTATATAATAATAATAATGAACTTATTGGTAAAATGATAAATAATAAATATAATAATTATACATTTAATTTATCAAATATTTATGAAAATACTATAAACTCAATTTATCATTTTTCATTTCAAAAAGATTATAATAACATAAGAATTTATCCAGATGACCAAAATATTATTTTATATATAAAAAAATACAAAGATAATGAATTAAATAATCAAATAAATAAAAATAATCATATTTTATATAAATTATATGTATTTGAAAAAGATGTTGGATTAATTTATAAAAATGGCTCATATTATAAAATAGAAGTAGAGGATACTTATAAAAAATATTTAAATTTATATGGAATAGGTATTGGATTAATCATAAAAATGAACTAATCCTTTTTTTTTTAAAAATAATAAAAATTTTAATTCATAATGATTTAATTTCCAATAATTTCTTATTTCTTGAAAATTAAAATAATTTTTTTCAATTGAATAATTAATTATACATAATAAAATAATAAAATGAATATTACAATTTGTTATATTTATTTTTCGCAGTGTATTTTTTAAAAACTGTAAATACTCTGGATTTATATAAATAGATGTTGAAATATTTTTATTATGATAATAGAAATTACCTATATATTTTTTTATACTAAATTCTTTATTTAAAAAGTTTACTTCTTCAAATTTATTTGAAACAAGTATAACATACTCATTATTTTTTTTTTTAAATTTATTATTATTTGTAATTATTAAATTATATTGTTCTAAATTTTTGGATATATATACCTCATTTGATAAAGTATACGTAATTTGAAAAGTACATAAATTAAAAAACTGTTCTAATATTGAGTTATCAAAATTAAAAATAGGCTTATTATATTTCTTAAACAGTGAAATAACTTTATAAAAATCTTTATATAAATTAATATCTAAAAAATTATCTAAAATAATTCTATTATCTGTTAAAGATATATTCTTTAGATATTCTATTTGAGGTCCATTTTTATGAATAGTATTGTTTTGAATATTCATTAGATTACTATTTTTTATTTTTCTATATTCTGAATAATATTTGGTTATATAAAAGTCTATTCCACTAATATATAAATATTTAATTGGATAGTTAAGTAAATCTGTTATTGCACATGTTCCTGTATAAGGTCTTGTATTTAGAAGATTTTGCAGTTGATAAAATTTTTTTTCATTCATTATACGAAATGGTATAGTAAAATTATATCTTTGTAAATATTTTAAAATATCTGGTTTAAATGTAGAATTACTAAATGGATAAGGACAACATAGAAATTTTACATTATTTTGTTGAAGTAATTCTGGATTAAATTTATTTTGTCCTGGATAATCACTTGTATTTAAACTATTATATAATATATCTGTTTTAGTTCCAATATCTTGTGCTAAGGTTGATGGTAATGGTAATGATTTATTTAACCTAACAACAATGTCAAATTTATCAATAATATGTCCTTTATTTGAACCATATATTGATTCAGATGGTCCAATTATTGCAACTGTTTTATTAGTTAAAAAATTAGTGTATAATTCATCATATTTTTTAAGAAAATGTATATATATATTTTCATTAGTTACTAATTTATTAGATGAATAATTTAATAAACTATTTGAATATTTATTTTTTTGATGAATAATATATATTTTATATTTATCACAATATTGATAATGTTTTTCTAAACTTTCATTTTGATAAATATTTTTACAATATTGACATTTCACTAAATCTGTCATTATTTTCATAATTTATATGAATAATTAAATTTAACAATGATTTTTTTTTTAAGTTTAAACCGATACATTTAATTTATTTAATTATAATTTGATTTATACTATTTAATAAAAATGCATAATTTGAATTAGTTGTTGTTTGTATTCTTTGATTTAGATTAATATATTTATATAATTTCCATTGTTGTGTAAATGTTATTATAAAATTATTTGTTTTATTTATTTTATTATAATAAGCTTTCCAAGGAACTCTTAAATTAGCTCCAATACGATTAGTAAATTCTTGTTTATAAGCATATAATAATATATTTTTATAAAATGATATTACTTGAAGAGCAATTTTAGGATATTGTTTTATTTTAATTTGAAGATCCTTAATATTTCTAGAAATAACTTCTTGATAAAATACAATTGGAATTATTTCTTTATCTAATAATTTAGAAGGTTTAGGTAATACATTAATAAATATTGAACCTCTTAATAATAAAATATTATTTTGTTTTCCTTCGATTAAATAAGATACACTAAAAAAAGGATGAATACTTAATAAATTACCATAAGTAATATTTGCATATTGTAAAGGTAATTCAAATGATTTGGTAGATCTCCATGTATATGAAATATCATTATAATTTGTATCTGTTTGTTTTACATTAATTTCTACTAAATCACCTTCATAAATAACTGGTTTAGAAGGTGTAAAAATAAGATTATCTAAAACTTGTATTGTAACTGAAATATTAGATGTATAATTAAATTCATCTGTAGATGAAACATTATATTTAATATTAGTTAAGGGCTTTACTATAATTTGATTATTATTATTTTTAACAATATATGTGGAAGGTGTCCATGTATAATTAATAGAACCATATGCGTATAAATTTAATAGTTCATTTTTATTAATAACTGCATTTTCTATATTTAATCTAATATTAACATATATAATAAAATTAAATGATTGTTTTTCATTTTTTTGATTAAAACCAAAAATAGTATAAAATGTACTTTTATTTGGTGTAATAACAATTTCATATTTATAATTATTTATAATATAAGATGATTTATCAATTTTATACGTATTATTTCCTGGTTCTATATATACATTTTTTAAATTAGTTATAGTAACATAAGATTTTTCACCGTAATATACATATTGATTTTTAATTTGAATACTCATATTATTAACTTATTTTATTTTTCATTAAATAAAATAAATATCTATTATAATAATAAATGGCAAAACTAAAAGAAACAATTGTTAGAAGAGATAATACCAATAATATAACCTATGTATTAAAAAAATATAATAATAATACATATGTATTTATAACTCTTGTTTTAAGAGCGGGATGTTATGTTGTTTATGGAGTGCAAAAAGGCATATGTATAAATTAATAAAATTATAATTCGGGGTAATAACAATGAAATTTTAAAATTTATGAATATTTTTATAATATCGGGAGAAATTAACAATAAAATATATTTTGCAGTAAAAAAGTAAAAAATATAAAATTCTAATAAAAAAAAAATGTGTTTAAAATTTTTTGTTTTGCAAAAATCAAAATTTACAAATTTGTGTTTTGCATTTTTTTTTTTTCAAAATATTTTTAAACATTTTTTTTTTTCATGAAATTTCATATTTTTTACTTTTTTACTGCAAAATATATTTTATTATTAATTTATTTTATAAATACATAAAAATAATATATATTACTTAATTTTAGCCGAAACCACGGTATATATATTATAACAATAAATAAATATTATATATATCAATAAAATACCTAATATTTTTTATTTTTATACATTAAAACCTTTTACAAAAATATAAAAATATACCCATTTGAAATAGTCGCACCCCCTATTTTTTCACTTTTTCTAAAAATATAAAATATTTTTCATATTTTTTTAAAATAATGAAAACAGGATTATGTTGCATATTTTGATTTTTTACAAGTCTAATGTGGTTTATGTAGCGGGAAATGACCATTTTTCTGAAAAACAGCTTTATGTTTCATGTTTTTTCAAAAAATTTTTTGAAAAAAATGCATGTATGAAAATTTTTTTTAGACATTTTCCTGCAGTTTTTTTGAAAATCAAAAGTGGTTTATGTAGCGGGAAATGACCATTTTTCTGAAAAACAGCTTTATGTTTCATGTTTTTGCAAAAAATATTTTGAAAAAAATGCATGTATGAAAATTTTTTTGAGACATTTTCCTGCAGTTTTTTTGAAAATCAAAAGTGATTTATGTAGCGGGAAATGCCCCTTTTTCTGAAAAACAGCTTTATGTTTCATGTTTTTGCAAAAAAATTTTTGAAAAAAATGCATGTATGAAAATTTTTTTTAGACATTTTCCTGCAGTTTTTTTGAAAATCAAAAATGGTTTATGTAGTGGGAAATGACCATTTTTCTGAAAAACAGCTTTATGTTTCATGTTTTTGCAAAAAATTTTTTGAAAAAAATGCATGTCCGAAAATTTTTTTTAGACATTTTCCTGCAGTTTTTTTGAAAATCAAAAATGGTTTATGTAGCGGGAAATGACCATTTTTCTGAAAAACAGCTTTATGTTTCATGTTTTTGCAAAAAATTTTTTGCAAAAATATTTGAAATATATTTTTACTTTTTTACTTTAAAAATTACTTTTTCACTTTAAAAATTACTTTTTTACTTTAAAAATTACTTTTTCACTTTAAAAATTACTTTTTCACTTTAAAAATTACTTTTTCACTTTAAAAATTACTTTTTTACTTTAAAAATTACTTTTTTACTTTAAAAAAATAATTTAACAAAAATTATAAAATTGATTTATAAAATTTAACTAGTTTTACATTTTTAAAATAATAATAGTATTTATTACAATTGATAATATTATAAAATAAATATGTTTATAAAGATTATTATTTTTTATATATTTATAACATGTGTTTATGGAAATTTATTTTCGTATAATAATAATAATAATAATAAATATAAAAGAAATTTACGTATAAATATAAATTCTGGTTCTTGGTTAAATAATAATATATTTATAGATTATTTTAATAATAATAATATAAACAAAAAAAATATTGATAGAGCAATATTAATTTATAAAAATAATTTTGATAAAGATGATAAAAATTTTACAATTCAATATATAAAAGATTATTTAGATCGTTTAAATTATGAACTATATAAAAGTAATATTTATAACAATAATATAGAAACAACTTATAAAAAATTTGAATTAATACATCATTTTATAAATGAAACAAACACTTGGAATGAAATATTTTATAATGATGAATAAAATTTTATACTTTTTTACTTATTTTTTACTTTTTTACTTATTTTTTACTTTTTTACTTAAAGTAAAAAATATATAATTACTATATATATATATTTTATAATAAATATGTCATTTTTTCAATGCTTAAAATGTGGACATATTACTAGACAAAAAATTGAAATGAAACGTCATTTAAATAGAAAATTCAAATGTAAAAATATAAATAATTATGAAGGAAATGATGAAGAATTACTTATTAATTCTTTAGTTAAAAAGGAATCATTAGATACTATAGAAAAATTAAAAAAAAATATTGAAATTGAACAATTACAAAAAGAAATCACGTATACTAAAAATAAATGTATTAAATGTAATAAATTTTTTGATAATAAAATTGATTATGATAGTCATATTATGAGTAATTGTAATCAACATACAATGAATATTACTAATAATACATTAAATCAACAAAATAATGTTATTAATATTAATTTAAAAATAATTAAACCATTTGATGATGATTGGGATTTAAGTAATATTGATCAAACATTAAAAAATATATTAGTATTATCTTCTATGAAATATACAAAAACATTAGAACAAATTTTAAATAATGACACAAATTTAAATGTATTTATTGATAACCAAAATGCTGAAACAGGTATTGTATATAAAAATGATATTGAAAAATTTAAATTAATGACTATAAGTGATATAATAGATAAATCAATGGATAAACTACATAAACATTTAAGTGATTTTCATGGAGAAATTAATAAAAATAATGAGTATAGTATTAATAATGATTATTTACAAGAAGAAAAAGATATTATTGATAAAAAATTTAATGAATTTAAAAATAATAATGTTATACAAGAAAAAGTACAACACTTTTTAACAAATATTTATAATTCTAAAAAAGAAGATTCATTAAAAGTATTTAAAGAATTAATGAATGAACAAGAAAAAGATTTAATAGAAGGTTATTAATAAATTATACGTTATTATTATTTATTATTATTTTTTATAAAAATGCAATGTAATCAATTGTTTCTTTAGCATGTTTTATTTCTTTATCTTTAGAAACTTCTTCTTGTATAAATCCAACAAAATAATTTGGTAATATTTTGGTAACTCGTGTATTACATGGATCAATACCATTAAAAGATGAAATTCTTGTAATTAAATTTGGAATATTTGAAAAACTATTGAGGTACATAATTCTTTTTAAATTATTATTTACATTATTAGCATAATTACATTCAAACTTTTTTTCCTGAAATATATAACTACCTTTACTAAATGCACACCATCCAATACTTTCATAAGTATGAAGATTATCATTATTTTCCTCTTCTTGCATTGTAAATTGAAAATAAGATTTATTTATTTTTTTTGTGCGAGGAATAACCCATTGCTTTCCTTTATAGCTACTAATTTGTGTTAATACAACTGGAGTAGATGGAAATGAAGAACTATATTTTATTGTTTTAAATCCTTTTTTAGAAGTAATATTTGTATTAAAATTGCCAAATTCAACAAAATTAGATGGATTATTAGTTTTCCATTTTCCTTTTTCACCAACAATATAACTTATAGTTTCGAATGTATGATATTTATCATATTTATCTGGTTCTTGTAGTGCCATAATGCAATAAGTTGGTTTTACTTCTTTTATTCGAACAATACAAGATTGTTTTCCTTTATAACTTGGATCACCCGCTATTACAACTGGATTAATAAAAGTATTTCTGAATGTTATTTTTTTCCAATTATGATTTAATTTTGTTTTTCCAGTTTCAATAATTGTTTGTTGTTGATTAATTTCACTAATAATGATTGTTTTATTTTTAAAAATAATTTTTTCACAATTAACAATAGTAATTTCATCACTTCCATGAATTATTTTAACTACTCCAGTAGTTTCATTTAATGTTAAAGATACATCTTCATAATTTAAATTTTGTAAAAGCACTGTATCATATCCAGCTTTACCATCCACATAATCATCTCCTCCGGATTCTAAATTAATTTCATTATTTTGACTATTTCCAGTAATTTCATCATTAAAACCACTTCCAATAACATTTTCAATAATTGTACTTCTTTTAGCAATGGTCATTCCTCCAAATTGATTATATGAAAATTTTACACCTGCGTATTCTGTATTATTGGCAAGTGTACTATTTTCCAAATTAATAATCGTATCACTTGTTGCTAAAGAAGCATCTATTGTATCAATACCACCAGTATCATAAATTGTTTGCCAAAATTTATTGGAATTACTATTGGGAAATGTATAAACTGTATTAGTTGAATTATATGTTGTATTTACTCCGTACATATATTGAAGAGCTTCAATATCAAGAGGACCCATTGTTCCCATAAAACCAGTACTTTGAACAGTATCTGGTAAAAATGGACTATCTAAATCATTATATGACATTACAGTAATAGGTTGCATATTTGCATTATATGTTCCAAAATCACCAAAAGCAGATGTTACACCAGTCATTATCGAAGAATTTCCTCCATTATCATGAGGATGAGATAAACCAATAGCATGCCCCATTTCATGAACCATAACATCATAGTAATAACTACCTTTTTGATAATTGTGAGAGGTTTCATAAGCTAAATAAATATTTCCAGAAGCCCAAAAATTGGATGTTAAATTAGTATATGTTTTTTCTTCATTATAATATGGGTCATTGCTTGTTACTGGTGGGTTTGCCATACCTAAAAAATCATAACCTACACTAGATGCATCTAAAAAATTAAATGATAAAAATGCTTCTCCTACATTATAAACGCGCTTTGTTTTTAATTGAATTACATCTGATAAATCTGCCATACATTGAGAAACAGCATCAATAACTTGTATTGGTAAAGAAGTATATAGATTTTTTGTTCCCATTTCAGGAATATTTACAGTTGATTGAGAATCTGCATAATTTATTGTCCATGTAAGCTCATTATTTGGTAGGTTTGTCCATTTTGTTCCCCATAAAATACTTCTTAAAAACTCATTACTTGGATAACTAATATCACTCCAATAATATCCAACTTGTTGACCTCCTGGATAAGAAATAGTATCATTATTTTTTATTTCAGATTTACTTTCATTATTATTAGTTTGAGTATCTTGTGTATCTTGAGTTTTGCTTATATTTTTCATGGAACATAAAAATTTTTGATTACATTGACATAAATGTATTTTTTTTTCAGACATATATATTATTATAAATATAATTTTATTATTTCAACAATTATTTAAATTATATGTTATTTTATACATTAAATTTAAATTTAATTAAAATTTATTTAGAAATAAACCATTTATTTAATGATGAAGAATTTTTCTTTTTTATTTTTGTTACATTTTCATTACTTGCTTCATATCCAAATAGTTCATCCATCGTAATATCTTTATTTATATTTTCTGTAACACGAAAATTAATTTGTTGTTTTTGTTGTATTTCTTGTTTTTCTTTATTATTATCATTATTATTAGTATTATTAGTAGTATTATCAATATTTGTTTTTATATATGATGGTAATGTAGAATAATCCTCCAATTTATCAAAATAATTTTCTTCTTGATACTTTTCAATTCTTTTTTCAAAAATGTTAGATGATGTATTATTATATGTATTTTTATATGCACCATCTTTTGCTAGTTTATCAACAATTTCATTATTTTTAGCATGTATATCATTTTTTGATGTATGTGCTCGAATTTTTAATAACATTACATTATATGTTCGTTTAATTTCTAAAGCTTTAATAATCAAATCTTTGTTTAAAACTTCTTTACCATCTTTCATAAAATTATCTTTTTCATAATTTAATCCAGTATCTTTAAAAATATAAATACTGTATTGTGAATCAGTAATAATAATTATTTTCTTTTTTTTTTCATCAATATTTAAATAATCAAGTGCTTTAATAATTGCTGTTAATTCAGCACGATTATTTGTTTGTTTTTGATTTAGTAAAGGTTCACTAACTCGAATATTTTTAGATGGAATATAAATACCGTATCCAGATTTTGATAAACCATTTTGAAACTTAATACATGAACCATCGGTATATATAAATATTTTATTATGTGGATCATCTTTTAGTTCTTCTTCTAATATTTTTTCATTTTTCTTATCTGCTGTTATTTTTCGTGAAACAGGATTATTATTATTTTGAAATCCATGTTCTAAAAAATATTGTGCATCTTTTTCATTATCAAATTTTTTGTAAATAGGATATGCAAATTGTGTAACTTGTTTTTGACATTCTTCCCATGTACTATAAATTCCAGTTTTTCGTCCTTTATGAACTGCATAATATTTCATTATATAATTTAAATATATAAATATAAATATTATTTATATATTTAAGTTCAAATAATTATAGTATAATATTACGTATAAATGTATATTTTTTTAAGAATTATAAAATATATATTAATTAAAAAATAATATCATTTTTTTATTATTTTATACATCAAAAAACTTTTTTCATGATATAAAAATGTAAAATCAATAGTAAGAAATTTCACCTTACTTTTGACTAATTTTTTATCTTTATTATATAATTTTATAGTAATAATATAAATGAAATTATTTAATATAAAAAATGACACTTAAATTTCAATTTTAGTTACAATAACAATTACAATAAAAATAACAATAACAATAACAATAACAATAATATTTACAAAAAAATGAATTTAATAATAATTTTTTTGCTAATTTTTTTTGTAATTGAAAAAGTTTTATCTTCTGATAATAATATAAAGATATATCAAAATATTTTAGGCAAAAGAGAAGAAATTAAAGACGATTCCATTGTAACAAAATGCAGAAATTTAGGTTATATTTGGAATTTAGAAAATGCATATATAATTATTGAACCAAATAAAATCACAGTAAAATTCACTGAGAAAAATTCAAAAAATTTTCTTGCTATTTCTCATGATATAATTTTTGCTGAAATTGAGAATTACAAAAAATTTCCTGATTCATTAGTATCTGATAAATATATAAATAATTCAATAATTTTACCAGTTATGAGAGATGATTCATTTAATAAAAATCTGTTCACAACAGATTATACATTAAAAGTATTTAGGTGCCCGTATGACAATAACGAAATTAATTGTGAAAATATTTTTAGATATTTTCATTTATTTGAAGGTCTTGATATCGCAGGTAGGGTAATTGTAAACTCATATGTTAAACAATCTACACAATTTAAGAATACATTAGTGTATGTTTATTATGATATTAAATTTAAACTATTGTAAATTTAAAATGAATATTTTTATTATTCTAATTTATTTATATAAATGATATAAATAATAATTATAAAAAAATATTTTATTCATAATAAATTTTATATATAAAATAAAAATTATAACTTAAATTTGTCATTTTTTTATGATAAATATTTACTTAAACCAACTCAATTAAAATAGATTATTTAAAAAAAACAAATTTAAAAAATTGAAGATTTTTAATTTGTCCATGAAACACATTGACCATTTTCATTAACTTCTCTACAACATTTTCCTTTTATATTACTATTGTCTTTGACTACACAGCAACCACGTCCTGCACTATTAGAATGCCCTTGAATATATCCATATCTACAACCACCTGCTTTTGAACCATCAGCAGATACTCCTCCAAATCTTCCTACTCTCTCATAATTATTATTTCCTTGATGAGCTAATGTTTGTCCACCTGCTATTCCATTAGCATCCCATACTCTATATTGTGTACTATAATGTTCTTTATTTTCATAGTAATATTTACTTAATAACCACCCAATCACAAATGCTATGAATGAACATAATAAACAGTGATATTGATTTAATTTCATTATATATATTACTTAGATATTTTTCTTAAATTATATCTAACTTCTAAAATCTGTTAAAGAAATTAAATATTCATTAAAAATAATATGTGACAATTATTCATAATTCTTCTAAAGTTCCAAATGAAGTTAACAATATTGTTAAATCAGAATTATTATTATCATTTCTGGTATGTAAATTTGTTGAATTCTAAGGAGATTTGTACTTAAACTTTTTTCTTTTTAGGAATATAAGATAATAATAATTCATATAAACTTTTATCTTTGCATTTTTTATAATTTTTATTCATTATTAATTTATTATAAACATAATTATTCATCAAAAATCCATCATATTCATTATTAAAATTAATTGTATCACTATCAATAACCTAATATTTTTTTCCTTTAGAAAAAAAATCAAATAAATATTTTTTCTTTTTCTAAACACTTCCTTCACCATTATAATATCATATATCTAATACAGAACCATTTTTCAGAATAAACCGCACTTTATTATGCCATTCATAAAGGTTTTTATTATGTTCATAATACCAGGATTATCTGTTAGTATATCATAAATTGTAACAATACCATATATAATCTGTAAATATAAAATATACTAAATATCATTTGTTAATTTATTAGATAAACCGAGTTAATTTTATAATTATATTAAATAAATGGTTATATTTTTTTTATAATGTATATCAACGTCTTCAGCTAAATATTTTAAAATATATAAATCATAGCTTCATTTTGTCTCATTTTTCTTTTTGGTCGGTATAATTTATAAACAATTTATTTTATATATTTTTATGATACATATTTGAATATATTATTTTATATTATTATATTATTTACCAATTGTTAATAGCATTATCAAACATGACTTCATCATTTTCTTCTAAGCCTTTCAATAACTTAATTAAATTATCTGGATGGTATTTACGTTGTGACATTGGTAATCTTACTTTAACCCATAACCAATTAAGGAATTGTTTTTTATATTTTATACACATAATAGTGAATTTAACCCTTTTTAATAATTGTGTTATAATGTTAATTTTATTTTTATTTTCATTTAAATTACCAACATATTTATATGGTAATTGATTATTAAAACAATATAATGTTTTTAGAGAATCATTGAGTTCAGGTAGAGTTGTTAATTTATTATGATAACAATATAATATTTTTAGAGAAACATTGAGCTCGGGTAGAAATGTTAATTGATTATCACTACAATGTAATACGTATAGACAATCATTTAGTTTAGGTAGAGTTGTTAATTTATTATTATAACAATATAATTCTTGTAGAGTATTATTAAGTTCAGGTAGATTTATTAATTTATTATTCGAACAATGTAATTCTTGTAGAGTATCATTGAGTCCAGGTAGAGTTGTTAATTGATTATTTGCACAATATAATTTTTGTAGAGAAACATTAAGTTCAGGTAGAGTTGTTAAATTATTATAAACACAATTTAATATTTTTAATTTATAAAACCTCTGTAGTGAAGGAATATAAGTAAGACCTTTGTATGAAACATTTATAGTTTCAATATCTTCAGGTAAAGAGTTAAGATAATTCTCAATATTGAAATTTATCATTTTATTTTGATTTATTATTAGTATTTACATGATAAATAAAAAAATATTCAATTTTTTATTTTCATTTATTATATTACTTACCAATTATTAATAGCATTTTCGATCTCTTTATCATCATTATCATAAATGTCATTTAATAACTTAACTAAATTATCAGGATGATATTTTTGTTGTGCTATTGGTAATCTTACGTTAACCCATAACCAATTATGGAATTGTTTTTTATATTTTACACACATAATTGTGAATTTAACTTTTTGTAATAATCGTGTTATAATGTTGATTTCATTTTTCTTTGTAGGGGTTAAATTACCCATATAATTTAATTGAGGTAGAAATTTATTATTAGAACAAAATAAATATTGTAGAGAATCATTGAGTTTAGGTAAACAAGTTAATTTATTATTAGAACAAGATAATTCTATTAGAGAACGATTGAGTTTAGGTAAACTGGTTAATTGATTATAATAACAACATAAAGATTTTAGAGAACCATTAAGTTCAGGTATACTGGTTAATTGATTATTACCACAATATAATATTTCTAAAGAATAATTAAGTTTCGGTAAATAGGTTAATTGATTATTAGAACAATCTATTCTTTCTAGAGAATCATTGAGTTCAGGTAAAATAGTTAATTGATTATTAGAATAATCTAATGATGTTATAGAATCATTGAGTTCAGGTAAAATAGTTAATTGATTATTACTACAATATAAAATTTGTAGGGAATCATTAATTTCAGGTAAAAAGGTTAATTGATTATAACTACAATATAAAATTTGTAGAAAATGATTGAGTTTAGGTAAACTGGTTAATTGATTATTATCACAAATTAATTCTATTAGAGAATCATTAAGTTCAGGTAAAGAGGTTAATTGATTATAAGAACAATCTATTCTTTCTAAAGAACCATTAAGTTCAGGTAGAGTTGTTAAATTATTATAAACACAATTTAATATTTTTAATTTATAAAACCTCTGTAGTGAAGGAATATAAGTAAGACCTTTGTATGAAACATTTATAGTTTCAATATCTTCAGGTAAAGAGTTAAGATAATTCTCAATATTGAATTTTGTCATTTTATTTTGATTTAATATTGGTATTTACATGATAAATAAAAAATTATTCAATTTTTTATTTTTATTTATTATATTATTTACCAATTGTTAATAGCATTTTCGAGCTCTTTATCATCATTATCATAATGTCATTTAATAACTTAACTAAATTATCTGGATGGTATTTTCGTTGTGTCATTGGTAATCTTATTTTAATCCATAACCAATTAAGAAATTTATTTTTATATTTTACACACATAATAGTGTATTTAACCTTTTTTAATAACTGTGTTATAATGTTGATTTCATTTTTATTTTTATTAAAGCAGATATTTAATTTATCATATTTATATGGTAATTGATTATCGAAACAATAAAATGTTTCTAGGGAATCATTGAGTACAGGCAAAGATGTTAATTTATTATGATAACAATATAATATTTTTAGAGAAACATTGAGCTCAGGTAGAGATGTTAATTGATTACTCCCACAATGCAATATTTGTAGAGAACCATTGAGTTTAGGTAGAGTTGTTAATTCATTATCATAACAATATAATTTTTGTAGAGTATAATTGATTTCAGGTAGTTTCGTTAATTTATTGTTATTACAATGTAAATTTTGTAGAATATCATTGAGCTCAGGTAGATTTGTTAATTTATTATGAGAACAATTTAATATTTGTAGAGAATCATTAAGTTCTGATAGTGTTGTTAAATTATTATAATCACAAATTAATATTTGTAGAGAATCATTGAGTTCAGATAGAGTTGTTAATTTATTATAACCACAATTTAATTTTTGTAGAGAATTATTGAGTTTAGGTAGAGTTATTAAATTATTATAAATACAATGTAATTCTTGTAGAGAATCATTGAGTTCAGGTAGAATTGTTAATTTATTATAATTACAATGTAATTGTTGTAGAGAATCATTGAGTTTCGGTATAATTATTAATTTATTATTAGAACAATGTAATTCTTGTAGAGAATCATTGAGTTCAGATAGAGTTGTTAATTTATTATAACCACAATTTAATTTTTGTAGAGAATTATTGAGTTTAGGTAGAGTTGTTAATTTATTATAATTACAATGTAATTCTTGTAGAGAATCATTGAGTTTAGGTAGAGTTGTTAAATTATTAAAATCACAATTTAATATTTTTAATTTATAGAACCTCTTTAGTGAAGGAAGATAAGTAAGTCCTTTATGTGAAACATTTATGGTTTCAATATCTTCAGGTAAAGAGTTGAGATAATTCTTAATATTGAATTTTTTCATTTTCTTATGTTGTTTTCGTTTTATTTTAATTTATTATATTGATTTATAAATAATTTATTTTATATATTTTTATTATATTTTATATAATAATTAATATAAGTTATAATATAATTATAAATCATTCATGTATTAGTTCATTATATAATTCATAAATAAAATATATATAGTTTCTTAAATTTAATTAATAATATAAATTTTATTTCTATTACGATATATACTTGGATTATAATTTGTATAATGAGGTTCTATTTTTACAATATTAGAAATATAGTGTTTAAATAATGAATTGAAAGTTAATTTAGATTTTTGATAAGTGCTGGCTAAAGAGTCTTCGATTTCTTGTTGATTATTAAATATTATTGTTGAAAAATATTGTAATATTTTTATCATGTATTCTCTTTTTCCACCAAAAAATAACTGATTTATATTAATGCCATTATAACGATGTGAATTAGGAAAGAATGAATCATATATTAATAATGAAATATCAAATGGTTCATAATACATATCTGGACGTGTCTTAATAATATGAGAATATTTTTTTTCATCAAGTATCATTTATAGTGCTTGATGATGACCGTAAAATTGCCAAAATAATTTTTTAGTTAAATCACGTAGTTGGTTTCCTTTATATTTTCCATGTAAATAAGATTTATTACATGTTTTATCTAAATATGAATTTATATTCAATTGTTTATAAATTTTTTCTTGATTTTCAACTACTAAATTTTTTAATGGAATTTTATGTTGTTTAAATAATTTTTCTATATCTGTAATTGTATGTGTAAAAAATTTATCCTTATTATATATAATATCTCGGGTTAAATTATCATCCCATGTATGAATATATATATCATAATTAAAGTTATTTTTCAATAATATATCTAGTAAATTTTCTTTGAAATTAAGAATATGTTCATGAATATTTCGGACATGTCCAGATAATAATATAACTATATTATTCATTTATATATTATTATAAATATTATTATAAATCTTTCTAAATTATTTATAAATAAAAATAGGTTAAAGTGTTGTTTTATAATTGCCATGTAAAGTTAACATAATGTTTTGAATTACTATTCTTTAGTAATTATATTTCATTGTAAAAATATATAATAAATTATTTATAAAAAAAATGATTTTTATATTTTTATTACATAATTTATTTAAGTAGATATATATTTAAAACATATTGAGAAAATGTCACACAACAAACATAATCCAGAAATTGATTTTAGTAAATTTACTAGTAATATACTTGATGAATCAAGTACAACACAAATAGTAGAACATTTGCATCATTATATTTTTGATAAAAAAAAGAAAAATGATATAAACGATATGAGAGAATTATCAAATTTGATACTATTACCAGAACATGTAAACCAAAAACCAAAGTTAAATGATAACATGATTAGTCAAATATATAAAATTAAGTTTTTGGCAGAAGTTCGTAAATTAATTGAATCGATTGCTAATTTTTTTGAAAGAGAAAAATATGATAAAAAAGGTAATCCAATTATATATGACATTAAACCAAAATCAGACTTTTATATTACAAATTTGAATGATGAAGTTATGAAAAAAATTTTTGATGAAATTGAATCATATATTGTTTTGTCATATTTACAAAATAATTGTCCTATTATATATTCTAAATTAAATAGTGGTGATTTTATTGAGTTACAAAAAGCAGGTAAAAAATTTCCTGAAAAACTAATTTTAGTACAGGTTGATAATGATGGTAAACCATCAATATTGAATTATTCATATATTTTTGGATACGGCGAAATTCCAAAAGAGTTGCCTGCATTTAAAAATGGAATTGAACCAGGATTTCATCATGATTTATTTTTAAAATCAGGTGTAGAATCTCCTTTTAGAGATTCATATACACCAATTTGTACTGATCTTATTAATCAGTTAACATTTAATAAAATTAATGAAATATATAAATGTTCATTTTTTACATATAAAAATCAAACTTATTTGATATTAATTGATGAAGATACACAAATTTCAGAAATTAATGAACAAGTAATGTATGCTGAATTTTATGATCCTAAAAAAATAAATTATTTCTCAGTTTACAAAGATTTTTTAGATATTAAAATCATTAATAATTTAATGGTTGATAATAATATTAATGACATTAAATATGTACTTAATGTCATCAGTGATTAAACTTTATCAAAAGTAAGTGTATTAAATTTATATTAAATAAAAAATATAAATGTGATTTTATGACATAATATTAGAATTTATTATAATAATTAACAAAAAATTTTACATCACTAATTTATTAAATTTTATTTATAATTTATTTATAATTTACGTTTATTTTTATAAAAAAATCTAATATAATAATATAACAGGATGGCGCAGCAGGAAGCGTGTCAGGCTCATAACCTGAAGGTCGAAGGATCGAAGCCTTCTCCTGTTATTAATATATTTTATATATATTTTATATATATTTTATATAAAATATATATAAATTCTACTTTTATTAAATGCACATTTATAATAACGAATAATTTATTAAGGAAAATAAACTATAAAATTATTCTTTCACAAATTTATTTGAAAAGTTATAACAATTATATTTAAAATAAAGTATTCATTATTAGATAGTGTATACTTTAATAATGGATGAATTTCTATCTAATTTTAATCAAGTAAAAACAAGTATAAATTATAATAAAGAACAATTACAGTTTATAAATAGTCCTTTAGAAACGAGTATATTACTTGGTATTCCTGGAGGTGGTAAAACACAATGTATTATTGGAAAAATAATACATCATTTTAAAACAAAAGAATTTCAAAAAACAAATGATTTTTTATTATTAACATTTAGTCGACGAGCGTGTCACGATTTTATTGAAAAAGGTTCAAAACAGCATAGTAAATATTTTAATAATAGAAATGTTCTTACTCTTCATTCATTAGCAGGTAAAATTGTTTATAAAATTTTAGAAAAAACATCTTCATCACAAGATACGGTTATTATATGTGCTTCCGAATTAGTATTAAAACATGGAATAGATTTAATGGAGATGAAAGAATTTAAAAATTTAAAAGTAATTTTTGTTGATGAAGCTCAAGATATATCACAAATTCAATATGATTTTATTATAAAATTAAAAAATTTTTTAAATATTCCAGTTATTATGATCGGTGACCCAAATCAAAATATTTATCAATTTCAAAATGGTAGTGATAAATATCTTATTGAACATTCAAAAAAAATATATACTCTTATACAGAATTATCGTTCAACACCTGAAATTGTTGATTTTATTAATCAATTTCGTCCATGGGAATTGTTAACTCCTAAAATGGTTTCAACTAAAAAAAGAAAAGAACAATTACCTAAAATATATGTTGGTTCTATTGAAGAAATTATTGAAAATATTGTTCAAAAAATTAAAGAATCAAAATATAAATATGAAAATATTGCTATCATTGGACCTGTAAAAAAATCAAAACCTGTAAATGACAGTTATACTAATATTGGTTTAAGTTTAATGACTAATCGTCTTCAAGAATTTGATATATCATATGTAAAACACTATGAAGATACTAATCAAGAAGAAGTATTATTAGATAAATTTAAGAAACAAGATGGTTGTATAAACTTATTAACAATTCATGGTTCAAAAGGACTAGAATTTGACCAAGTTTTTTTATTAAATTTTCATTTTAATACGTTTGGAATGACACCAAATGAAGAAAAATATAATGAATTTAAGTATTTATGGTATGTTGGGATCAGTCGCGCAGCTTATGATATGAATATATATATTGATCATCAAAAAAATTGCTGGTATCCATTAAAAGATTGCCCAATAACCTATTATGAATTAGAAAATATACCTTTTAAATATTTACCTAAATTAATTTTTAAAGAAGAAGTAAAACCGATGTATAATACAGTAACTGAAATATTAGGTTCTAAAAAATATTTTGATGATATACACTTATTTCATTTTGAAAATATAATACAATATGATGTAGAAGAACAGCCACTTTTTCAAAATAATGATATTTCATCTTTTGAATATCCTGAAATAATTAATTACACACAATATAGTGCATTATATGGTATGTATATGGAAAATATATTTAATTATTATTATCAAATTATTCGAAATAATGATGTTGATTTTTTAGTTAAGTTAAAAAAAATATTATTAAACACAATTATTATTCCTAAAAATTGTTTGGGTGGTTATAAAATATTAAAATTAAAATGTCCATTTATTGTAAAAGATTTAGTTACATTAAGTAGTTTTAGTAAAATAAAAAAAACATTCAAAAAAAGAGAAGAAGAACTGTACCAATATTTAGTTGAAGTATTAGATAATGATTATGAAAAGGAATTTTTCTTAGATTGTTACAATGACGTTTCTCATTATTCCAAAGAAGATTTATTATCATCGATTAAATGGATTGAAAAACAAAATAAGATATTTCAAGAAAATAAAATAAGCATAAATAATTATATAAATAACTATACTAATGATACATCACTTCATTATCACATTTTTAAATGCTCATTATTTTATTATCAACAGACCAATGAAACAGCTTATTTATGGAAAGAAACATTTGAAGAAGAATTAAATAGTATTAATTCATATGTTCAATTAGTTAAAAAATATGTGCAAACAATTACAGAAGAATATATTTTTCATCCTTTGATTAAACATAAAAAATTACCATTGGTTGGAGAATTAGATATGATATCAAATAATAAAATTATTGATATTAAAATGACTAAGAAATGTTCTACTAAACATATTATGCAATTAATATTATATTATCATTTATGTAGTCCAAATATTGAAAATCAATATGAATTAGAATTATGGAATTTTCATACTTTTACAAAAACAAAAGTAATTTTAAAACATGAATCTTTTATGAATTATGAATTATTAAAATTATTAAGTATAGTGTTAAAACAAAAATTAAATAATATGATTTTTTTCTATGATTTAGAAACAACGGGTTTATTAACAGGTGATGAAGATGTTGATATTATAGATAGACATTTTGAAGAATTTAGTACATCATGTGTTCCATCAAGTGGTTTAATAAAACCAAAAAAAAATAAATGTTTGAGTTTTGAAATAAGTTCTTTAACAGGTATAACTGATGAAAATTTAAAAAGATATGGTTCATCTTTAGAAGATTTTTATGAAGAAATTGACTCTATATTTATTTATTGTGATAATCCTATTTTTGTAGCACATAATGGAAATAGTTTTGATCATAAATTATTAATACAAAAACAAATATTAAAACCAAATAAATGTAGATTATTAGATAGTCGTGTTATATTACGTTTATTTTTAGAAAAAGATATAGCACAAAAAAGTTTAGGTAATATTTTTCATTATTTATATGGTTATAATCCAGTTGCTCATCGTGCACAAAATGATGTTCAAATGATGTTATTAATTTTTAAAAAATTAAAAATAAAAGAAGAAACCATTTTACAAATTTTTGGATAAATTAGTATATTATTTTAGACCCTTGAAGATTTAAAATGCCGTTTTAACGTATGTTTATTTGTATATAGTTCTAATTGGGTCGCTTCCAAAAACATGTCCCAACCCTTTCATATTAGTATAACATATTTCAAATTGATTATTATAAGATTAATTATAGTCATAGCATAACATTAAATCTGGTTGATTCTCAAACACAATTTCAAAATAAAAACTTGTATCAAATGAATTTGTTGTACCATCTTTCATAATTTTATGTTTCTTATCGATAATCTGTTTAATTACATTGTATCTTGGGTCATTTTTATGGATTATATTTACATATTTATAGTAATCAATCGCATTCTTTAGTTTATATTTATATTTGATTCGTCCATCATACTCAAGTATGATATTTACTAATTCATATGGAAGTTTTTTCATATTATTTAATTTTTGTTTTTATATTATATTTAATAATTTTAATTAAATTTTTTATTATAATAATAATATTATTGTTAGATTGAAAAATATTTATGTTATAATAAAAAAATAACATAAATAATTCACTATAATAATCATATTTTTTAATCATTTTTAATATTCTTTATTTTTATTTTCTTTGATAATATTATATTTATTTTATGTATTTAGATTTGAATAATGAACAAATTAAATTATTAAATATTAATTTCATCGAAAAATATTTAAAATTTAAATTAATTAATAATGATTTATATAAAAAATGGTTAAATATTATTTTAATGTTTCCAATTCATAATAAAGTTATATTTAAAAATTTATACAATTATCCAAATTATAAAATTCCAATATATAAAAAAATAAATACAAATGGACCTAATTTTATTATACTATCATCTGGACAAAGTAATGCTGGAGGATGGGGTTCTTTTTATGAACATGATAAATTAGATGATAAAATTAATGAAAATATATTTTCATATAATGGAAATATACAAAAATGGGTTGTGTCTAATTTATTAGATGAATCCTTAGAAAGTTTAAAAAATTCTCATATTCCAGGATGTAATTTATTTGCATTTCAATTTGCTAAAAAGTTAATAAAAGATTATCCAGGTATTCGTCCAGGTATTATTAATATTTGCGAAGGAGGACGTCCAATTAGTTTATGGGCTAAATTTAATAATAATGAACAATATTATGATGAATATATTAGAACATTAAACATAGTTGAAAAAAAAACAATGAAATATTTGTTAATATTCAAAAAATTGTAATTAATGCATTAAAACAATTATCATCAAGTTATCCATATAAAATAGATGTTGTATTATGGCACCAAGGTGAAAGTGATTATATTACAAACTCTAATGTTATATACTATGAAATAGCATTAAAAAAAGTAATTCAACAATTTATAGAATTAAATAATAATGAATTAATGCCATTTATAGCAGGTACTCTATTAAATTATTATAATAATAATTATAATAGTGATATAATTAATAATATTATAAGAAATATACAAAATAAATTTTATGGATTTGTCGAATTATCTAATTTAGAGTCCAATGAAGATGGAATGCATTTTACAACAAATTCTGTAAGAATAGGAGCAGATTTATATTTTAATGAATATAAAAAATTAATTAAAAATATGTTAGAAAAAGGTATAGAATAAATAAAAAATTATATTTTATATTTTATATTTTATATTTTATATTTTATATTATTATAAATTAATGAAAGGAAGTTTAAACATTAATTTATGTATAATTATATATATAATTTCATTTTTAATAATATTATCAATTGTTCATGATTTTAAATATATACATCCTCAAATATCTGATTTATTAAATATAAAAATATATGCTAAATTATATTCTATTATTACTATCATAATAATACATAGTGGATGGTTATTTTTAACATTTATGGCAGACTATAAAGGAACATCTTATTTTTATGGAATACCAAGTTGTTTATTTGTTTCATATATTATATTATTTGTTTCTTATATTCCATATGAAGAACATATAAATTTAAATGAAGAAACTAAAAATATTAATAAAATGTTAAACGATATAATTTTTATTTATTTTATGTTTATATTATTAATAACTATTATACCAAATGAATATAAAAGAAATATTGTATCAATAATTCAAAATAAATTACATTATTATATTTTTAATGTATAAACTTGATATATAAATAAATTTTTATATTACATATTATTATAAATGATTCCTATTTATAATAATGATTTAAAATATGGTAGTTATATTTTTACAAATCCTGGATTATATCAATTAAAAGAAAACATAATTTTTCATCCAAATCCAGATAATGATTTTAAACCTAAAAAGGAACAGTTTGAAAAATACCCCCCTCATAAAGGATATGTATTAGGATTTTTTGCTGCGTTTGTATTTGAAAGTGAAGATGTTATTTTTGATCTAAATGGTTATACAATTGAATGTTCTATAGAATTTGCATTAAAACAAAGATTTTTTGCATTAATTGAATTAGCAAGTAGTCCATTTATTCCAAAACAAGGTCCAGCTAATTTTGGTTCAGATATAATATTTGTAAAAAATTGTTTTATTAAAAATGGTACTCTTGGTTTAACATCACATCATGGAATTCATGGTAATGGTATGTCTAATATTTATATTAGTGATTTAATATTTAATAATTATGAAGTATCTGGAATATCATTAAATGGAGGAACTTACATAATTATAGAAAATTGTAAATTATGTGGAACGTCAACTAATGTAAGTATGTTATCTACTTATAGTCATGCTAAGTTTGATTTACCTTTTTTAAAAAAAATAGTAGATAATGATCCAACTAAAGTATTAGAAATATGCAATGGACAAAGTAAAACAATCCAGCAAATATATGACAATGTTCAAAATGAAATAACTAAATTTGAAAGTTATGTTTTACATGGAACTTCATATAATGGAATCTTTAAAAATAATATGAAATTAGTAGATGATAATGTATATGGAATATCACTTAATTCATTAGGTGTATTAGTTAATGATTTTAAACCTTTACGTGATAAAGATACAATAGGTAATGAAAATATTATTCTTAAAAATATTATAATTGATGATACAATGTCAAATGCTAATGAAATAATTGGATTTTTTAAAAATAAAATTGATGGTGATAATACTGATTCATCTTATGGAAAAAGTGAATTTGTTGGTCCAGTTGGTGATGTATTCGATCTAAAAAAATGTATAGATAGTAATGGCCATTATAAATCGAATGTTATAGGTGATATGCAATTAGCAATAAGCAAATATGCAATTGATCAAAAAGATTTAGGTACTTCAAATATTGATGACTTTACTATAAATGAATGGTTACCAAGTACAAATATTAATATGAAAGAATTATGTGATAATGGTTCAAAATATTATTGGGTAAATGGACGTGATTCAATGAGTCATGTAATGAAAGGAAATATTGGATTATTTATATCACAAGGATTGAATATATGTATCAAAAATATAATTATAAACGGTGTATATAATTTTGGAGATTCTAAAAAACAAAATAGTTCTCAATCTATTGGTATAGGAATATGTGGAAGTGAAAATATTCATATTAAAAAGTATATAATAAAAAATATTTGTTCATATAATGGAAAAGAAGAAAATATTAAAATTATAAATTTAAATAAAAATATAAGTATTAAATAAAAAATATGAGGTATTAAATTTTATTATTATTTTTCTTTTTCAAGGTAAAATATTTTTTCTTTTGTTGTAACAAAAAAAGTTCTAATATTTGTTTGTAAAATTATATCTGATAAAAGTATATCATTATTTTTTTTTTTATTCATATAAATTATTTTATTTATTTCAATTATACAATTATTTATATTATATTTATTTTTTAATGTTTCAAATATATATCCTATTGTTGATAATGAATCAATTATTTCCCATCTTGTAAAACGTTTATTTATTATTAATACTATAAAATTTTCATTCATTTATTATTTATAATATATATTATAATGTTATACCATTACACTAATTCTATATAATACTTAATCTTTTATTTTCTTCATAATATTTTTTATTTTTATTTTTTCTTTCATTTTATAAAAAATTTATTTTCCTCTATTAAATCGTTTTTTATTTTATTAAATTATTATTTTTAATATATAATTTTTTAATAATTGAATGTAGAAAATCATTATTTTTAATACTTTTATAACTTGTCGATATATATAAAAATCCGTTTATATTGATTAAATTATAAAAATATAATAATAGTAATCATTTTTAAATTTTGTTAACAAAAATGTTTATATCTTTATTTTATTATTTGTATAATATTGAATAATAGATAAATAGTATCTTTTTTGATTATTATTTTTAGATGTATTATATTTTTTGAGTGCTTTAATGTAGTACCAATGTTGTGCATTTTGATAACATGAAAGATTCGTTTGATTACAATAATTTTTTTTAGAAAACATTTTAGTATTTATAATATATAAATATATTTTATAAAAATTCGTAAAATAAAAATTAAAAAATACTATAGCATTCTTTTATGAAATCATATACTTCTTTAGAAATGCGAGGATTTTTATTATTCGTTATTTGTAATGTGTACATATCATCTAAAAATTTATCAATAATTATTTTGTGATTTTCAAATAAATAAATTTTATCAATCAATAACTCATTATATTTTTCAAGTTCATTTTGTAAATAATTTATTGCATCAATTGAATTTAGGTCATTTGATAAGCGTAATATACAACCCTTTTTTAGAAATTGTTGTGTTAATGTAGTACGTTTTTCTTTTTCTTTTTCTTTTTCTATTAGAATTTTTTGTCTTTCTATTTCATTTTGTTTTTTTTTTTCTTCTTCTATTTCAAACTCAAGTAATGATAAAGAAATTGCTTTTTGTAATTGTTTTTCTTGAATATATAATTGTTCTTGTTCATCATCATTAAAAAAATGATAATCATCATCAATCATTCTTTCATTTTTAATTAAATCAGGAGGACGTATTTCTTCATCCATAATTAAAAAAAATTTTTTATTAAAAATAAATATTAAATTAATTTTATATATTTTTGAAAATAAAAAATCATTTTTTTACAATATGATAAGTAATAAATAATAAATAAAAGTATCAATAATAATATATGACTATTATTATTATTGATACTTTTGGTGGGTTATGTAATCAATTTTATGATATTAATTGTACTATTAATTTTTGTTTAATTAATAATTTTAATTTTTCATTTCGTTATTGTTCATATCGAAATAATGATTTAAAGACATGGTATAATAAAAATTGCGAAGATTTATTTGATTGTTCTATATTTAAAAAATATAAAAATTATATTGAATTCAATACATTAAATTTAGATGAAAATAATACATTTAATTTTAGTGGAAAAAAGTCAAATCAACTTTTTACAAATAATTATTTAAATGAAATTAAGCAAATAAGTCATAAATTTGTAGTACTAAAACAATTTAATGTAACTTATAATTTTCATAAAATAATTGATAATATTAATTCATTTATACTTCCTTCAAAAAGATTAATAGATATATACAGAAATATAAAAGATGAATTATTAAATATAAATGAAGAATATAATTTTATTCATTATCGATATGAAACAGATTTTATATCTTTTTTTAAAATTAAAATAGATAGTTTAGAAAACATTATATCAAATGTAAAACCATTATTTAAAAATCCTGATCTAAAAATATATATAGCAACAAGTAATATAAAAAATATTATTAATACTAATAGTAATTTATATGATAAAATTATTTCAAAAAATGAAGATAAATTAAATAATTATAATTTTGAAGAATTAGCCTTTATAGACTATATGTTTGGATTAAATTCTAATGAAGTATATGGACATTCTAAATCATCATTTTCTACAATGTTAAATAGTTTAAAATCAACAAATAATTATTATGATTTAAAATAATCATAATTGTTCACTACAAATATTCATAATTTATAAAGGTATTGTTAAATACATAATATTTCTTTAGATGCCCTTATACCTGTTAATATAGCAGCTTCTACTGTTTCTGTGACATTTTCTGATGTAGATACACCTGCAAAAAATATTTTATGAAAATGTTGTCTAATTATTTTGAAATCATTCATAGAACCTTCTAGGTTTGGATGAGAGTGTGCAGAACCTAATATATAAGGATCTAATTTCCAGCGTGTCACATAAATATCTAATGGCTCTGGAATATTTTTTCCAAATATTTTTTTTAAATTTTTCATAGAAATATCTTTTAATTCTTTATCACTTTTATACACATATTTTATATCGGGTCCAGATAAATTTGTATAAAGTATATTTTTATTCGTTTTAATTGGTAAATTTTGCCATTGTGTACATAAACCTCTGTGATTCTTATCAGCATAATGAAAAACATGGATATCAGGATCCCAAAATTTAGATGGAAAACTTAAAAATATTTTTTCATGTGAACCTGTAGATATATGTTTTAAAGAATTAATTTTATCTTCTGGTAATGGAGGAAAAAATGAAATATTTCCTTTTTTCAATACACCTAATGGTATTGTTAAAATTAAATATTTTGATTTATATATTTTATTATCTTTTGTAGTAATTGTAACAATATCATCTTGTATAATTTTTATTACTTCAGAATTTAATTTAATTTTAATATTTTTTGATAGTTTTTTTATTAACTTTCCATAACCATCAATAACAATATCTCCATTTGGTTCCCAACAATCATAATTCTTACATCTCATTAAATCCGCATTTAAACTACAATGTTCTGTACTTCTATTGATAAAAGCGTTTATTATATCTTCTTGTAAATTATATTTTTTTAATATTTTTTTAATGCAATTAGAAAGTATCATTTCAGGATTTTTTTTACATTCTTTACATATTAATTTTGGAAGTTTATGTAATATTTTTAATGCTTCTTTATCAGTAAATAAATTTCCATTACTATCATAAATATGGATATTTTCTTTATTACTTAGACCACGTGATTTAACATATTTAACATTAAATTCATCTAATAATTCTTTTAACATATGTATCTTAATATCATAATTTTTCCATACATCTTGTTTATAGTGTAACCATGCAGCTCCAAGTGGTATTTTTCCAAAACCTTTAATATTAGTATCATAAATTCGTCCACCTATTCTATTATTCGCTTCTAGAATTAATACTTTTTTACCATTTTGTTGTAGATAATTTGCTGCTGCAATACCAGAAGCTCCAGCACCTATAATAATAACATCTAAAATTTCATTTTTATGTAATCTGTTTATTTTATGAATTTTTATTTTATTGAAATTAAAAGAAAATTTATAATTATTACAATTTATATTCATTTTATTAAATATATTATATAATATATTAAATATATTATATAATATATTTAATAAAATCATAATAATAATTTATTATATTTATTTATTATCATAATCTTCGTTATTATATTTAATATCATTATATTTTATATTTTCATCAATATTATTAATTTTATTAATATTATCATTACTTTTATTATAATTATTATTACACTATTATAATTACTATAATAATATTATAATTACTATAATAATATTATAATTACTATAATAATATTATAATTACTATTATCAATACTTGTGATTTATGTGGAAAAATGAATTATTTTGTTGGAAATAGCAATATTTTTGGTGACATTAATTTAAAATTGAACTTGATAGAGATTATCAGGCTGCAAGAAATATTTTAATAAAAAACATAAAATAGGATGTTGTTCAATACTTTAACAAAACACAAAAATCAAACGTTAATTACATATTAAGTTGTGATTTTAATGATCTTTAAAAATTTATAAAATTATTTCAAAAAATAAAGATAATTTAAATAATTATAATTTTGAAGAATTAGCCTTTATAGACTATATGTTTGGATTAAATTCTAATGAAGTATATTGACATTCTAAATCATCATTTTCTACAATGTTAAATAGTTTAAAATCAACAAATAATTATTATGATTTGAAATAATACATATTTAATAAAGTATAAAATAAAAAATGTTCACGTAATTCATAACGACAACGACAATTACATTCATTATCATCATCATTATCGTCATCATCAGTGACACATGCTACACATTCATTATTAATAACATTATTATGATTATCATCATCATTATCGTCATCATTATCTTCATCGTGTTCAGCATCATTATTATCATCATTATCGTCATCATTATCTTCATCGTGTTCAGCATCATTATTATCATCATTATCTTCATCGTAATTGTCATCATTATCTTCCTCATGATTATCATCATTTTTCCTTTGTTGTGTAATTGATTGATGATGATTTAAATAATCTTCTAAAGTAGATGGTTTATTTGTGTTATGTCGTTCACAACAATCACATCTAATATAATTGTTAATTTGATCATCTGTTAATAACATTTCGCAATGTTGATCATCAATTAATGACATTTTGCAAATTTTAAATTGTAATATTCTATATAATAAATTAATATGTAATAAATATAATTACAAATAAAAAATTAGTGTCATTTTTTTATATTATAAAAATATTCACAATTTAATTTTAAGTATATGTATTTTTATTTATAAATAAAAAATAAAAAATAAAAATAAAAAATAAATATTCTATAATAATATAATGAATAAAATTTTTCATAAACAATATTTATATTTTTTACTTATTATATTTATAGGATTAATATATTTTATATCTAAATTTTCATTTAAAAATGGTCATCCTACGTGTGATAATTATGTATTTAATGTATATTTGTATTTAGGAATGAGTTTATGTTTAATTGGGTTATACACTTATGTATTAAATGAGTTAATGTGGGGTAATTCTATTGAAAAAAATAGTTCAATGACAATAACTGATATTTATAAAAAATTTGGTATGTATTATATTAGTTCATTAATTATTAGTTTTGTATTAATTATAATATTATCTTATAGAAACTTATATAGTTTAAATGGACATGTATTAAATCATATTTTATGGTTGCTTTTTATACTATGTATATCAGTTATGTTATATCCTTTATTTAAAGATGAAAAAACATCAACAAATACGGATGATGCTTTAATTGGAACTTCTATCATATTTATATGTATGTCCTTAATTGTATATATATATCCATCATTTTTTGTAAAAACATATGATTTTATGATGGTTGGATTAATGGTAGGATTATTTTCAGTAATAATTATATTAATAATTAATTTTTTTATTGGTAATAATACAAATCAAGGATGGAGAAAATATTTAACATATTTTATTATTTTATTATTTTCTTTATTTGTGTCCTATGATACAATTACAGTTTTTAAAGAAGCTAAACATTGTGTAAATTATCCAAATTATCCAAAAAGTAGTCTTAACTTTTTCCTAGATATCTTAAATTTATTTTCAAGTTTAATGAATAGTTATAGCTAAATTATAATAAAATATGTGGTGCTCTAAATAAACCATCCTGTAATTGTAAAACGATTAAATTTTACATATGGATTTACATGAGATACAAAATGAGGTAGTTCTTTATCATCTGGAACTTCAAATAATATTAGATTATTAAATCCTGGAACATAAGAGTCAATAATTTCAGTTCGTTCTTCATTTAAAAAATGTAAAATACCACCATATTGTGGTTTCCAAAATTTAGATAAATTAATTACAAATGCCAATTTACCATTTCCTTTATCAGAATGAGGACCTAAAAAATGACTTGATTTATATTTAGATAAAAATAATGTTGATAATTTAGCTACGCGTATATTTGTAATTTGATAAATCAAATCTAAAAATTCAGGTGAATTTAATTGATTTCGGATTAACATTTCCATTTTATTAAAATTTTTATTATTCATTGAACGATGAAACATGTATGTAAATTCATCTTCTTTAAAATGTAAATTAATATTTTTTATTTGAAGATGATTAGCATTTTCATATTTTGGTTCTAATGGTTTTTCAAATTTCATTTTTCCAAATCCTGATGCAAGGGTCCATTTTTTTTCAAATATAGCTGCTTTAAATAAATCTTCGGCAAAGTATTTTGTTAAAATAGATTGTATTTGTATTATTTTTTTTTGATTAAAAATAGATTGATATAATTCAATATTTATTTTAGATGGATAGTTAATAAATGAAGATTTAGTTTTATTATTATCATTAATATTTATATCATTTATATCATTATTTTCTTGAATCATTATTAATAATATATAAAAAATGTTTTATTAATTAAACTTATAAGTAATTATTTTTTATGTGCTTGTATTATATCTTTCCAATATAATTCTATATTACTATTTTTTGTAAATTTACGATAAAAATATGAATTACATTTTTTTATAAATTCTAAATCATCTTGAACATTTGTAATTGATTTTGGATTTTTAGCAATATTATTATATTTATTTTGTAATTTTGTAATTTCTGTACTTTTATCTTTTCCAGTTTTTTCCTGAATTTCATAATACTTTCTCTTTTCTTCTTTGATTTTTTGTAATTCTTTTTCTACATAATTCCAATCATCATATGTAACCTCAAAATTTCTAACATTTTTTAATGGATATAACACACTTAAAAAAAATTCATCACCAACATGCATATTATAAAAAAATTCAAGTTGTTGTTCTTTATTTTTCTGTAAAAGTTGTCCTACATGTTCTCGATTTAAACAAAATCTTGCTAAATGTTTTATAAAATGAGTTGGTCTATTTTTTAGAGGTTGTTTTCCAATTCGTTCATCCCAATTGTATTTTTTTATTTTTTTAAATTTTATCCAAGAACGTGGGTCATTTATACAATCTTCATAAAATTGTTCAAAACTTTGAATAGGCACATCAGACTCAGATATAGTTACAAACTTTTGATTATTTGGATTTTCATAAGCACACCGAAATAATTCTATATAAGCATGTACTATATATCCCCACTCAGTTTCTTGTAAATTTTTTATAATATTTTTACTTTTCCACGTTACTTTATCCATATATTTTGGATGAATATATATAGAATATTTATTTTTATGTCCTCTAAAATAAGAGTTCCATAATTTAGGAAAATGCGGATTATCAATAGTTAAAAATAAAAATGCTATTTGTTGCATTATATAAATAAATTATATAATTATTTGTTATTTAATAATATATTTATATATTTTTAATATAAAAAAAATGATTTTTTTTATTTATATATGTGTTAATATTTTTAAAATATTTATACATTATATAAAATACATATTATATAAAATGAATAAAATTGATAAATCACCAATTGATAAATCAACATTTCAAAATTTAATGAAAGTAGTAAATACTTTAGAATCAAAAACTGATGGTTTACAATTAAAAGTTAATGATTTACAATTAAAAGCTGATGATCTACAATCTAAAGTTAATGAATTAGAAAATTCAAATATTACTTTACAAAAAAAAGTAAATAAATTAGAAAATTCAAATATTACTATACAATCAAAAATTAATGAATTACAATCCACAATTGTTGTACTAAAAAATTTAAAAGATGATTTACAACAAAGAGTTTCTAAACAAGAAACATCAAATATTGATTTACAATCAAAGATTGAAGATTTTCAAGAAACAATTGATGATTTACAATCAATGATTGATAATTTAGAAGGAATGATTAATAATTAATATATTATATAATTATTGTAATTTTTGATTTAATTTATAAAAAATATTTTAACTTAAAATAATGACACTATTTTATTATAAAAATGGATCAAACTTTTTATGAAATTTTAAATATACCCAAAGATGCGTCTAATGAAGATATTAAAAAAGCATATCGTAAATTAGCTATAAAATATCATCCAGACAAAGCTCCTGATAATAAAAAAGAAGAATATACTGAAAATTTCAAAAAAATTTCAGAAGCTTATGGTATTTTATCTGATGAAGAAAAACGTGATATTTATGATAAATTTGGTAAAGAAGCAGCATTAGATAATGAACAAAATCATCATCATCGCGGTGGTATAAATCCATTTGATATATTTAATCAATTTTTTGGAAATGGTAATATGTCCGGAGGAATACATCATTCAATGTTCGAAATGGGTGGTATTCATGAAGAATTTACATCTCATTTTCATAATATGAATAAAAATTATTCTAATAATAAACCTTGTCCAGTTCATCATATAATCAATATTACATTAGAAGAAGGATATAATGGATGCTCAAAGGAAATAGAATTTAAAATAAAAAAGAATGATATTATTGAAACTAAAAAATTGATTATTGATATACCAAAAGGTTGTGGGCAAAATATAAAAATGTTAAAAAGAGGTGAAGGAAATATTATGGATAATTTAGAGAATGGTGATTTGGAAATTATGGTAAATATTATAGAACATGAAACATTTAAAGTTCAACAAAATAATTTAATATTGGAAAAAAATATAAAATTTGGGTCATCTATTATTGGTTTTAATTTTATAATACAACATTTAAATGGAGAAAATATAAATATTAATATTTCAGGACAAGTATTTAATGAAGAAATTCGTATAATACGAGGATTAGGTATGCCGCATTTACAAACTGGAAAATTAGGTGATTTAATCATTAAATTTGAAGTAGAAAAATGTGGATATTTAAGTAATTCTGAAATTAAATTACTAAAAGATATATTTGAATTTGATAATTTTAATAATTCATATATTAAAGAAAAATGTGATATGTCAAATATAAATAATTATGATGCTTTAACAATTGAAGAACTTCATGATGAAAATCAAGATGATGACAACGATGAAAATAATGAACAAAATGGTGAATCCGTACAATGTGCACAAAGTTAATCTTATATCTTTTATCATTATTATGTAAACCAATTAATTTTTCTATTAAGTAGTTTTTCTAATTGTTCTATATCTTTTTCATAATATTTTATTAAATTTTTATATAATAAAGGATTTATTTTTGATGTATTTTTACTTTCATGAACTTTATTAACTGTTAAAGAAATTAATTTTATATTTAAAAAATTAAATATTTTATTATACTCTTGAGTAGGATTTTCAATTAAATCTTCATGAAATAATATAAGTATATTTTGCATAGGAAACCATTTTATTAATTCTGATATATATTTATAATATAAACCGCGTTCTAAAAAACTATGTATAATTGTATAAAATGTTTTATTTTCATGTTTTTTATATTTAAGTTCTTTTTCAATTGATTCTTCAAATGTTTCAATTTCATAATTTTTACATCTTGATTGTTCTAATTTCCAAGCACTGTAAGCACGTTCAATTGGATTTCGCAAACTTATAATTAATTTAACATATGGATTTACACTTTGTATTAAAGGAAATGTATATGGTAAATTAATTAAGTCTGGTGTTTTTTCACCAACATATTTAAATTTATAGTTAAATTGTTTTTTATACCAACTAATACCACGTTTCCAATTTATATCAAAAAAATGAACTTCTGAAATATTTGGATCTTTATTACTATTAATATATAATTCTGGATGTTTTGAAAGATTATATGCAAGAGCTGTTGAACCAACACGTTGAAATCCGATTATTATAAAATCTACACTACGTTCTGAAGGTATAGTGTAAATTAAATTATCTTTTTTGATAAAAATATTTTTAGAATAGAAAAAATAACTATACTTTGGAATAAAATAAATCTTACCATTTATTAAACACATATTACATATTTTTTTTAATTTATTTTCATCTAAATCATCACGTAATATATATATTTTTTTAAAAAAAGGAGGGTTTTTTAACCGTGAGTAATAAACATCACTTATACTATTTGTAATAATCATTTTTTTATGTATAAATTTATTATTGGGTAATTTGTCTTTATAAATAAGTAAAGAATCATAATAAGAATCCATATAATATAATACTATATTTTTTGTATTCATAAAAAATTTATTTTTTGTAATAATTATTTAATATAAAGTCTGTACATAATAATTATATAACAATAATGATTTCAACATTAAAAAATTTATCAAGTGATACAATACGTAAAAATTGGAATAATATAATTGAAAATAATAAAAATATTATTAACTCACATATTTTTGAAATAATATGGTCTGAATGGGAATTTAAACATGCTGAATTTACAAAAAATATATTTTATCATATTTTGAAAATATTTATTTCTGGTTACTCAATTGGTAAAATTGAACTAATTGAAAAAAAAAAATATATTATACAAGAAGATAATGATAAACTTATACTTAAATGTCTAGATAATAATGAACGAAAACAAGTTCATAAATTATGTGATAAAATTGGATTACATCATAAAAGTATAAAAAAAAAAAATAAAAAACATTTATATATATATAAACCATCTATATGGTTATGGGAATATACTGAAAAAAATCCTTATTCTAAAAGTGATGAATATTATAAATTATTAGAAGAAACAAAAATGATACAAAATCAAAAATATAAATTAAAAATGGAAAAAAAATATTGTAATTGTTGTGATAGAAATGGACTTGAAGTGCAATTATATTGTAGTGTATATATAAAAGGACTATATTGCGATGATTGCTTAGATACTTTAAGTGATGGATATGGTGGAAAATTAAATGACCATAAATTTGAACCAATATAATTATCGATTATTATTTTTATTTATAATAATTATAAATAAAATATTACATATATTTTCAATATATAAGTAAAAATAGAAAATTATAAATTTAAAAAATGATTTTTTTTTGTAATCATATGATATATTTTTATAAATATTAAGTAACTAATATATAAAATATATAAAAATGTCAAAAGATAATAATATTCTAATCCTAATTTAGATGTTGTAAATAATTGGAGAGATTTACAACTTGTTGAAATACAAACACCTAAAATTTGTTTAGCTGCAGTGGAAAAAAATGGATGTGCTTTACAATATGTAATAAAACCAACATCTAAAATTTGTTTAGCTGATGTGAATCAAAATGGATTGGCTATACAATATTTAAAATTACAAACACCTGAAATTTGTTTAGCTGCTGTGAAACAAAATATGATAATTTAACATATGATATAAAGCAAAATTAAACATAAATTTATTAATTTGATGTGAAATAAAATATTCATAATTTAGAATATGTAAAAAATCAAAATATAATATATATAAAAATATTATTTAATTAAAAATATTATTTAATTAAATAATATTTTTAATTAAATAATATTTTTATTTATAATTCTTCTAAATAAAAAATATTATTAAAATATATAAAATGAAAGCGTGCTATTCATGTAATGAAAAACCAGTCAAAAATGGTATTTATAAAGCATATATTGAAACTTTTATTCAAGAACGTTTACCTAAAACTGATAAAAATTATCATAAAAAAGGTTCTCCTTCAAAAGAAATTCACGGATTAAAACCAAATCGTACTATTTTTTATTTTGGTGCTCATAAACGTTTATTAACAAGTCCATTAAAAAAATTTGAAGATGCATATGGAAATTTACCAAATTCAGGTGTTACTCAAACAGATAGTAAAGGTAATGCTAAAATATTTTTAGAATGTCCTCAGATTTATATTAGTTTAAATGGAAATGCATATAATCGTCATTTACATTTTCTTTATTGGGATGATAAAAAAAAAGAGTGGTCAAGTGATTTATTTACTCAACCTTTAATATGTCATGTAGATAATGAATTTGTAGAAAAACATTATAAAAAATGTATTGTTATTGATGCTTTACCAGAAGATTATTATGATAAACGTCATATTAAAGGTGCTTTTAATTTACCATATAATAAAAATATAAGTGAGAATGATATTATAAATATAGTTAAGGCAAAAAAAATGAAACCAAGTAATAAACAAGTTCCAATTATTGTTTATTGTTATAATAAACAATGTAATGCTTCAGAAGAATTAATTAAAAAATTAAATAAATTAGGGTATTATAATATTGTAAAATATACGAATGGTATCAGAGGATGGAAAGGAGAAAGTGAATATTCACAAAAATAAACACATAAATCTAAAATTTTTTTGTAATTTGGTAATTAAGTGTATATTGTTCTCCATTTTCAACACAATTAATTATTTTTTCAATTTCATTAATATAATTAAAGAAATTAAATTTACACATTTCAGATATATGATTTGATACTATACCTTCTAATTTTTTTTGATCTAGTTTTAAATTTAGAATAACAATAGCAATAGCATTTGAATATACTATTTTTTTTTCTATTAATTGCAAATCAATGATATTTTTATGTAATTCAAATAATTGATTGTAATAAAAATATACTTTGATTGCATGGCAAAAATAGATATTAATAGCAATGCGTTTTAGTTCACGTAATACTATTTCAGATTCAGGTTCGCCATCAATTGGAATACAATTTTGACGTTCTAATGGAAAATTTATATTGAGTTCAATAATTTTTTTGCCATCGAAAACAATAGTATTTAAAAAATGATCTTTTAAATTTATTCTTTCATCAGATAATGTAATAGATATATTATCTAAAAGATCATTTTGTTGATATGAAAGTTTTTCAGAATATTCAGTTAATTTACTCAAATCTAAATCTTGTTTAGATTTTTCTAATGAATTTGCATAAATTGAAATGGTATTATTTGTAGTATTAGTTAAAATTGACATTAATTCATCAATATTAAAATTTTTGATAGAATTTAACAATTGTTCTGTACTCATTTTTAATATAATTTTAAAGTTTCTATTATATTATTATACTAAAATACTATTAAATATATAAAAAATTATGTATCAATTTTTTATATATTATAAATAAAATAAGCAAATATCTATTCAACTAAAGTATTAAATTTAACTCCTAAACTATTTTTTATTGAATCTTTATGATCTTTTCCATCTGGCCAATAAATATAGAATTTTGTAATTTTGTAATTTGGTGATTAAGTGTATATAGTTTGCCGGTTTTAACACAATTAATTATATTGTTAATTTCCTTAATATAATTAAAGGAATTAAATTTACGCATTTCAGATATATGATACGATGCTATATCTTTTAATTCTTGTTGTTTTATTTTTAAATTTAAAATAACAAGACCAATAGCAACAATATCAATAGCATCTGAATCTACACTATTTTTTATTTTTTTATTATTTATTAATAGCAATACATTTATATTTTTATGTAATTCAAAATGTTGAATGTAATTAAAATATACATTGATTGCATGGCAAAAATAGATATCAATAGCATTGTCTTTTAGTTTATATAATACTTTACCAAATTTATGTTCGATGACAAATTCAATACCATCGTCACGTTCCATTGGAAATTTTATATCGAGTTCAACATATTTTTTGTTATTAAAAACATAACAATCTTGTAAATTTATTATTTTTCCATTAGATAATGTAATAGATATATTATCTAAAAAATTATTTAGGATAGTAACTTCAACATTTCTTTGAATTAATAATTTTTCATCATATTTTATTAATTGGTCTAATGATTTGTCTAATGATTGTGCATAATATGAAATGTTATTATTTGAAGAATTAGTTAAAATTGACATTAATTCATCAATATCATTATTATTGATAGCATTTAATAAATCTGTATACATTTTTAATATAATTTTAAAGTTTCTATTATATTATTATACTAAAATACTATTAAATATATAAAAAATTATATATCAATTTTTATATATTATAAATAAAATAAGCAGATATACATCTAATTAAAGCATACAATTAATCTCCTAAACTATTTTTTATTGAATCTTTATGAACTTTTCCACTAACGCATGTATAATAAACCACGATATAAAAGATATATTCCAATAATATACAATAACACCAGATGCAAAATGTAAAAGCGAATATTTATCTGTAAAATATATACACATTTATATATAATTATCAATTATTTTTTTATGGTAAAAATTATTTTGAGTTAGTATATATGATAACCTTAAAAAATTAATATAAAAATTTATAGATAATTGATATATGTCAATGTTATTTTTATTAATTAATAAAAAATATATATTAAATAATTCATAAATACATGATATTTTTTTATAAATAATATTTACATCATGATTATATTTAATATAATCAAATAATAAAGATATGTGTATATTTATAAGAGTCAATATTGGATGTGAGTTATGTTTAGAAGTAAACAGTTCAAATTCTAAAAATATATATATTTCAGAAAAATTAAATTTAAATTCATTAATTATTTGATTATATTTTATTTGATTGTTTTTATAAAAAGTATAATTTTTAATATCATTTTCTAATAATGAATGAACATTTTCTTTTAATATTAAAAAATTCATAATAAAAATAAGAAATATAAACTATTAATCAATAATATTATTTATAAATATTTATTTATATCATAAATTTATTAAGTATAAATTATTATATCATAAATTTATTAAATATAAATAATTATATCAATATATAATAAAATGAGTCAAATTGAATTTATTAGTTTAATAATTATAATTATATTTATTTTATTATTTTTTTATTATTTATATATATTAAATCAAAAAAATAACAATGAATCATTCCAAAATAAAATTTGCTATGGTAATCAATTTTGCAAAAATCAAGATTTATGTTTAAGTCAAAGATGTGTAAAATGTGGCTTAAACGCACCTTGTACTAAAGATAATGATTGTAATCCTTTTGAAAGTTGTATGAGTGATGGATGTTGTGCTAAAAACAAATATACAAAAATATTATAATATTTGATTTATATATGGTTATTTATAAGCATTGTATTTAATATATAATAATAAAAATATAAAATAATTTAAAAATAATAAATAATAAAAAATAATAAAATGATATATAAATTTTAAATTAAATAATCATATATAAAAATATAATTATAAAAATAATTAAATAATGGAACTTTTACCATATCAAGATGAAAATAAAATTGAGTTAGGTATAGATGAAGCAGGTAGAGGATGTTTATTTGGAGATGTATTTATTGCAGGGGTAGTATTACCGAAAAATATAGTATCCATATTAGAAAAAGAGAATGAAGGTAAAAAAAGAAATGAAAAAATTATAATTAAAGATTCAAAAAAATTATCTAAAAAGAAAAGGGAATTAGCAAAAGATTTTATTGAGAAAAATTCTATTTATTATATTGTTGCTCAAAAATCAAATAAATTAATTGATGAAATAAATATTTTAAATGCTACTTTAGAAGGTATGTATGATGTAACAAAAGAAATTTATTCAAAAATAAAAATAGATAAAATATTAGTAGATGGTAACCGTTTCCGAAAATTTATTAATGAAAATGATGAAATAGTGGAGCATGAATGTGTAATTAAAGGAGATGATACTTATTTAAATATAGCATGTGCTTCTATTTTAGCAAAAACGTATAAAGACAATTATATTGAACAAATAGTTTCTGAAAACAAAGAATTAGAAAAATATGATCTTATCAATAATAGCGGATATGGAACACAAAAACATATTGAAGCTATTAAAAAATATGGTATAACTGAATATCATCGTAAAACTTTTAATATTTGTACAAATAAAAAAGAAGAAAATAAATCATTTAAATCCAAATTAAATAAGCCAGAATTAAAAGAAAATAAAATTGAATGTTATTTTACATTATAATTTTTTTTATAGTGATTGAGTTTATCATAAATAAAAGAAAATATTATATATTAATATGATATCTTTTAATGAAATATCACATTTTGGGTTTGATAGATATATAGATATTCATATTTATATATATGGATTATTTATTTTAGAAGAAGAAAAAGATAATATATTTCATTTAAAAATAAATGTTTCACAATTTAATGACCATAAAAATGATTTATTTGGTATATTTCGTGATTATATTGAAAAAGAATTAAAAATTTATATTATAAAAAAAATAAAAGAAAAATGCACTAATATTATAGAATTAAGTTTAAAATATGATGTAAATATTAAAAATATTTTACATACAATATTTATTAATAATAAATATGATAATATTGAAATTGAATGGAGTTCTTCTTCTTTAAAAGAGTTTTTATATGTTCCAATTAAACATTATTTAGATTATCATGAAGATATTTTATTATTAAAAACTAATTCATTTAAAATAAAAAAATATTTTTAAATAAATTATTTTTATAATAAAATAATAATAAAAATAATATTTATATATTATTTTTATAAATTTTGTTTGTTTTAAATTTTTATAAATTTTATTTGTTTTAAATTTTATATATTTTTTATAAATTTTATTTGTTTTATATTTTTTATAAATTTTATTTGTTTTATATTTTTTATATATTTTGTTTGTTTTATATTTTTTATAAATTTTATTTGTTTTATATTTTTTATAAATTTTATTTGTTTTATATTTTTTATAAATTTTATTTGTTTTAAATTTTATTTTTATTTAATATAGCTTTTCTTTAGGAAAACCATAACTATTATATTCCATTACATTAGTATGAACAAAAGTATTGCTTGCCTTTCTTTGGTCAATATGTTTTTGAATTTTATCACGTGAATCAATAAGTTTTTTAGGAATAGTTTGCTTAGCTTTTTCCATCTTCTTAATTTCTTCATTCATTAATTTCAAACGAATATTCATCACCTTTTCAAAGTGAGTAAATAAAGTCTTTAATTCACCAGTAATTTCAATAATAGGACGCTTTCCACTACTATCACGTGGATAATTTTTATCAATCCAAGCATATACCGCTCTTTGGGCATCAATTCTAGAAATTTCATCTCTATTAGGAGTTTCACCACTGGAATACTTATCAGTATCAATAATAAATTCTCTCATAAAATCTTCACAAGGAATAGATTTATAAAGATGAGAATTACTTGTATCTTTATTTTCAGAAGAACTCTTTTTGTTTTTTTGTTTTTTGTTTAATTCTTTAGTTTGATTAGCAACAGTTTGAGAATACATACCAATAATTGATCCTTGCATTGAAGCATAAACTTTTGGTAACTTTGTAACTAAAGCAGTAAAATCTTTAGCACTTGATGGAATTGATGTAGTTCTGGTTAATTCTTCAATTTCACCAGAAAGTTTAATAAAATCTCTACATTTATCCATTAAAACTTTTATTTGTTCATTATCTGATGTTTGTTCTTCATCAGTCTTCATTTCTTCTGTATTTGATACTTCTTCTACTGGAGCTTGTACTTCAGTTTTAGAAAGTTCAACTGGAACTTCTACTATAACTTTAGTAGATTTTTTTCCTCCAGATTTGTTTGCTTTAGTTGAGTTTGTTGTTTTCGTTTGTGTTTCCATTTTATAATTATTATAGTAAAAATGTCTTTAAGTTCTTTTGGAAAAAAATATCATTTTTTTATTTTTAATTAATAAAATATTGAAAAAATATATTAATTAAAAATAAAAAAATGCTACGTAATTAGTTTTTTATTTTATCAATAAAAAATAAAATAAAAATTTTTATTAATAATAAATTATTAAAAAAATAAATTAAAAATAAATTAAAAATAAATTAAAAATAAATTAAAAATAAATTAAAAATTTTAATACTAAATTATTACTCATTTTCTTATTACATCATTGAATATTTAGAGCAACACAAATTTTCTTACTTTATTCATATATTTTTATTTCTATATACGAAAACAACCAGAAATAGCACCCTCTTTTTTATGTTTTTTCACTTCTTTGGTTTTAATTCCTTCAAAAAAATTATCCTTTAATACACTCTTTTTATTACCAAAATTTTTTTTACGTTGATTTATTAACAATTTTTTTGTATTTTGATTATTTTTATATTTTTCAATCATAGATTTTGGTAGTTTATTTGCCAAACCATCTTCAAAAATTGTTCCTTTACAACCTTCATTACAAAATTGTTTTTTACATGTTTCTAAAACAAATTTTTGTTTCTTCTTTATTTGTTTTTCATCATTATAATTATGTAACAATTTTTTGAAATATTTTATTTGAATTTTAATATTTTTACATTCTTCTTTTGTTTTCGTTTGTTTTGTTCCACAATCTTTTTTTACTATAGATAAACCTTTTTTATATATATTTTTTGCTAATTTTTTAAATTCAGCACTAATTTTTTTAGATTCTTTTACACCTTTGCACATTTTGTATCCATACATTTTTGTATTTTAATTTTATCATCTATAGTACTCTTTTTTTTTATAAGATTATTTCTTTGACTTTTAGTATCCATTTTAATTATATAATAAATATATAATTAAATTTTTTAAAATTTTTTTATAAAAATTTAAATAATTAAACAGATCTATAAATAATTGACATTTGAAATGTTAAAAGATATATAAATAAATTAAAAATTTTTATTAATAAATTTATAATAAATAAATTAAAAATTTTTATTAATAAATTTATAATAAATTAATTAAAAATAAATTAAAAATATTCTAAATATATTCAAATTCTTCTATTCTCCAATCTTCATATACACCATTTGGTAATGATCTTCTAATTATAAAAGGTATTTTTCTTTGTTTTAATTCTTCATTAGCTATAGCATAAATATCTAATAAATTTTTAGTATCAATTTTAGGTTCAGCACCATAAGCTAATTGTTGCGCACGAGTTCCTAAAATACGTGCTTTTTCGAATTTGGATAAATAAGGGATTGTTTTTTTTTCTTTTTTAGAAATGTTGGTTATTATTTCATTATAAGTCATAATTTTAAAATTAGTTTCTTCATTTGATATATCAGTATCTTCTATATCATCTACTTCAAAATTATCATCTTCTAAATAATTATCAATATCATCTTCATATTCCTCAGCCATTTTAATATATGTTTATTATAATTAATAAATATAATTATTTATTTAAATTAAATATATATTCATTTTTTTATTATTTTTTAATAAAAATAATAAAATAATAAAAATAATAATAATAAATAATAAAAATAATAATAATAAATAATAAAAATAATAATAATAAATAATAAAAATAATAATAATAAATAATAAAAATAATTTAAGAATATTTCCATTCTACATTACAATTTACACAAATATATGTTAATTTAATAGAAACTGGGTCTTGTATAAAAATTACTTCTTGTTTTTCAGGATTATTATGAGAAATACATGATTTATTTGGACATTCTTTTTCATTTGTTCGTGGTAATGTATTATCATATATTAAATACATATTATTATCGTTTAATTGATTACTGTTTGATTTAAAAAATTTTTTTTCAATAACAACTTGATCGTATTTTTCTTTAAATCCACAATCAAGACATTTATTCCATAAACTATTTTCTTCTTCAGTTGGATATAATTTATTATCACACTCTTTACAGAATTGCATATTAATTTATTTGTATATATTATTTTAATATATTAATTTTTAAATCATTTTTAAATCACTTTTTGTTTTTTTTATAAATTAAATAATTAAATAATTAAATAATTAAATAATTAAATAATTAAATAATTAAATAATTAAAAAATTAAAAAATATTTGATACAATTTCTTTAAAAAATTTATCTCCATAATTATCTATTTTAGTATGAATTTCTGTATCTGGTGTACCATTTACTTCTAATATTACATCTTTATCATATTGAAATGGTTCAGTAATATCTTTTGAAATATAATCTAATCCATAACAATTTATTTTTATAACTTGACCAACTTTTAAAAATAAATCTAAATTTTTAACTGGTATATTGGATATTGGTATACGCTCTAATAATGCACCATTATGCATATTAATTACATTTGTAATATATAATTTAGTTTGCGATGGTAAAATACTATGCATTGTATAACCTTGTTTTTCCATATAATCTAAACTTAAATTTTTTGTTTCAAAAAAACCATTTTCAACCATACTTTTATTTCTTTTATTAATTAAAAATTCTACTGTATCATAACCATTTCCAATTATATATGGTTTATCTCTTTTAATTACATCTATAATTTTATTTTGAAAAACAAAAATACGATATACACTTCCTTCGAAATAATTTTCAATCATCATATTTTGATATTTTTTTTTGAAATTTTGTATAATATTATAAAAATTATTTAATGATTCAATTTTTTGAACATCTATACCAAATGTTCCATTAATTGGTTTTATTATAAAAGGAATATGAATATTGTTTTGTTTTATTTTATCTAAAATTATTGAATAATCTTGTTGAATATTTATTACTAAAAAATTGGGTACTGGAATGTTATATTGTTGTAATAATGATGATGTTTCCACTTTATTTTTAACTAATTTAATTGATTCAATTGTATTAAAATGATATTTATAGTTTTTTGTCATACATTCATTATTATTTGGACAATATGTAATATTTTTTTGATCATCGTATTTATAATTATTAGCTTTTAAATTATCAAAAAAATAATTTGTTTTTAATCCAGTATAATTCTCATTATTTTTGATTAAATTATTAACTAAATAAAATATAATAATAAATATAAATAATAATAGAAAATTATAATAATATTTTTTATTCATAAATATATAATATAATATAATATAATATAATATATATTAATTGAATAATATATAATATATATTAATTGAATAAAATATAATATATATTAAATATTAATTGAATAAAATATAATATATATTAAATATTAATTGAATAAAATATAAATAATTATTAATTAAATAATTATTTTTATAATAAAAATTTAGTACGTATAATTTTAAAATAATTTATTAAATTTAAATAATCTATTGCCAATACCATATTATAAGCAGGAGAGGATATAATATCCTTATCTATTTTTTGAAATTCTTCAATTTTTTGAGTTATAAAATCTATATTTTTTATAAATAAATCTTTCATTTTTTCTCTAAAACACTCGAAAATATATAAATCTTCTGATTTTAATTGGTCTAATATTGCTATTTTAATATTAGCATATTTAATAATTAAATTATAAGAATAAATATCTTTATCACAAGCATTTTCAAATCCTGGTTCATTCCTTAATGGTTCTTCATTTAATACTAATGCTTGAATAGCAACAAGTATATTCGTAATTGTATTAGTTGGAACCCATCCTGGTCCCGACCATGTATTTAACATAGATAAACAAACTTTTCCATCCACATATAAATTAGGATTAAATCTAGTATTAAACATATGTTTAGCAGGATAATTTTTATATGGTTTACAAAAAGGTAATTTTCCTTGGGTATTATATTTCATTTTTGGTGGAACCATTGGATAATTATCGGGATATTCTAATTCAAAAAAATAAAAACCATTTTCATAAGGTGTATTTTTAGGTCCAATAATCATAATATATATTATATCTATTTTATCATCATTATAATGATAATAAATACCATCTTTTTCAAATAAACTTTTTGAATTTTCTAATTCTTTTAATTCATTTAAAATACGTTTATATTTTCTATTACTCATTGTTTATTAATAAAATATTAAACTACTCTAAATTTATTTTATAATTACTTTTTAAATCATTTTCAATATATTTTTTTATATTTTTCAAATGAACTTAAAGATAATTATATTATAATTGATTATAAAATGAGTTATAGTCTAATAACAAAAAAACGGAATTATACTGAATCAATTTATGATTATAAAAAAAATAAAAAAATAATAAATATAGATGATGATTATGAAGAAGAAAATAATGAACAAAATGAACTTAATTTAAGTAATTTATGTAATTTAAAAGGTTTATTAAGTAAAAAAACAAAAGATATTAAAATTGATCGAACTAATAATCATATATATTTTTATAGCGAAGTTAATCGTGATAGTATATATGAATTAGGTGAATTATTGAAAGAAATTGAAGAAGAAAATATGTCTTTAGCATTTAAAATGAATATTGAACCTATTCCAATTTATTTACATATTAATTCATATGGTGGATGTATTTTTTCAGCATTTAATGCGGTTGATATGATTAAGGCATGTAACGTTCCAGTATATTCTATAATTGAAGGATGTGCTGCTTCAGCGGGAACAATAATATCTATTTGTGCTAAAAAAAGGTTTATTCGACCTAATGCTTATATGTTAATTCATCAATTAAGTAGTGGATGTTGGGGTAAAATGTGTGAAATTGAAGATGAATTCACTAATTTAAAAGAATTTATGGATAATATTACAAATATTTATCGAGAACATACTTCTATTCCTAGAAAAGAATTAAATGATTTATTAAAACATGATCTATGGCTAAATGTAGATAAATGTAAGAAATATAAACTAGTTGATGAAGTGTGGGAAAAACTTTCATAAATTTTTTATATTATTATTTTTTTGTTATTGTAATTTATTCTAAAATATTAAATAATATTTAATATTTTATTTATAATATTAAATCTTCAATTGTGTAAAATATATGATCTTTATAAATAATATAATAATTACATGATGATCCAATTAATGAAAATATTGTATTTTTTTTGGCATATATTTTTTGATTATCATTTAAATTACTTGAATGATCTTTATTAATTTTAATAAATGTATCCTTTATACATGTAATACTTAAATTATTTTTATTTTTTTTAAAATATTTTTTATATGCATACCATTTTTGTTTATTATTTTTGTCAGTTATATGTATTTTATTTAAATTTAATTTTAATATGTTCATTAGTTCTTTGTTTTTTTTATTTATATTTTCTTGTTCTATATTTTCTTGTTCTATATTTTCTTGTTCTATATTTTCTTGTTCTATATTTTGTTGCTTTATATTTGCATAAATTAATAATTTTTTTTTTATAATTAATTCATTATCAACTATTTTATTATATATTTTATCAAAATTATTAAAAGCTTCCATTGTATATTTATTAACTATACCTTCTTCACCACTTCCCCTTGTACATTTTATTTTCTGATAATATTCTTCTGACATAAGCATGTAATGATTTAAATGTAAATTTAAAATATTATAATATGAAAAATTATATTCATCATATAAATTTCCATTAGAATTATATAAAACATTATTTTTATTAAGAAATACATCATGTCCACAAGTTAGTATTTCTTGTAAATTTATTGTTTTTAAGATGATTTTACCTAAACCTTTATTTTTAATAAATTCATCTGAATATTTATTAAAAGATAAAATAATATTAGATGGATGATTTTTGTGTCCATTGGAACCAAAACATTTCCATGGTAGCCAAATTTTTTCAACATAGTGTGGTAATTTATTTAAAGCATCTATTATTTTAGCACATCCATTTCTTCCGTAAATATATTCATCAATATCACATATTATTAACCATTTTGTTTCCATTTTTACTTTATGTAAATAATGTTTATTATATAAAAATGTTTGCGTTCCATATGATAATCGTAATGGGTCTTTTATTAATGTATAATATTGCTCATATTTTTTAATTTTTTCTTCATAATTATCAGTGGAACCATTATCTATTAGATAAAAATGTTCAATACCTTCTTCTAAATAATGCTGAATCCAATTTTCAATAATCATATCTTCATTTTTAAATATAGCTAAAACAGATAATTCAAACATTATATAACATTCAAAAATATATTTATTTTATAATTAAATTTAATTTATAATTAAATTTTAATGGAACTTAAATTAATAATTTTATTATTATTAAATTTTTATATAGTTTATAAATAGTGATGTCTTAATTGATCACTCATTCATGAATAAATGAGTAGCTAAATAATTTTTGAATTTTTTATTTTTTTTATACAAAATACGATAACAATAATTAATAAAAAACTATTATGGTATTTTTTTAATATATATATTTTATTATATAAAAAAGAATTAGTATTTTTAAATCTTAATGATAAAATATCATTATATATATATTCGCATAAATCTTCATTACTTTCTAATGAATAATTAAAACCTTCTATTTTAATATCAATGTCTGTATTTATATTTTCAAGTATATAAATACTTCCATCACCACATTCGAAATTTGGACTATTAAAAATTATATTTTTAGGTAGATTTATGGTGAAAACTTTATTAAAAATATAATCACAAATATCTTTATTAACATTACTAGTATATCCTGTTCCATTTACAATTATTGTAGCTTCATATTCAAAACCATGAATTAATCCATTTCCATAACAATTTATATTTTGTTCTTTTGTGGATGGTTCAAATTGTTGTTTATTGGGGTTTTGAGAACGCATATAATTATTATTATTATTATTATCATACATTAATGTAGTAATAACAGTCGTAGTGCATATAAAAAATATTAGTAATAATATTTTTATTGAAAACATTTTGGGTGGTGTAATTAATTTATTTGTTTAACTAATTTATTTATTTAATACTAATTTACTTATATATATATACTAAAAAATTATGTGTCATTTTATAGTATATATATATAAATAAAGTATGTTAAATTAACAAAAACTATATTTAAAAATTAAAATATTAAATTTTATAAAAAAATGATACATATTTTTTATAGAATTAATAACTAAAATTTATTCATATTTAATTTTAGAAAAGTTTAAAATAATAATAAGATGTGTCATATTAAAGAGATTCAAAATTTAAAATCAAAAATTTTAAATAATAATAATACTTGTCGTAATCTTGAACAAGAATTTAAAAAAGTAAGCGGTGAATCTAGAACCCAAAAAATTAAATATACATTAGCATGTATTAAAAATGCATTAAATGAATGGGATTATATAAAGTCTACTATTGATTCAAAAGATAATCTTAATAATGCTTTTTGTCTTGAAAATGATGAAATAGAAGATTTTATTACTTTTTACGAACTTCGTAAATAAATTATTTTATAAAAAAGATTTTGTTTATTATAATATATATAATATTCTAAATAATATTTGATGAAAATACATGATTATCATTAGAACTATAAATATTTTTATTTTTTTATTGTTCTATAATATCTTTATTTTTTTTCATTTGTATTAAAATATTTCGTACAGATTCTTTAATTGGTTTTATGGAATCATCATAAGATTCTAATTTACTGGTATCTAAAAAGTTATTGGAACGCCCTGATGCCAAAATTTCATTTTGTTCTTCAATCGTGAAATTTTTCCATGTAAATTCAGGATCCACAATTTCACGATACATTTCTAATATTTCATTATGAGAAATTAAACCAGGATTTGTCAAATTTACTGTGCCAGTTTTATTATCCATAGCCATATTAATCATTACTGGAATTAAATCATTGAGTACAGTCATGGAATTAGGTACGCTACATACTTTTTCGTATGTCGTTATTTTAGTTATAAAATTACGCTTATTAAATTCATCGGTAATTGGCATACGAATTCGTACATTTAACACTTTATCTTCTACTAAATGCATTAATTGGTCTGTCATTCCCTTTACAATGGAATATGAAGAACCATAGAAATTAGGTAAGGATTCTTCGGTAAATCCATCTATTTCTTCTCCAAATGGGTGATATTCATCAAATTGGAAAATACATCCAGTTCCTAAGTAAGTAAAATGAAAATTATATTTTTGTGCCATTAAACTCAATACCATTGGAGAAAATAAGTTATCTCTTACATTTTCATATACTTTTCCTGGTTTTTCCAAATAATCTATAGTTCCTATATATGTTCCTTCATAAGTTCCGTGTGTACGCCCAATTAAAGAAATAACATGTGTTGGTTTTACTTCTAAAATTTCTTGTTCCAATGCTTTTACATCATTGACGCGTACATTTCCTGCAATAACATGATGGTTATTTTCTTTTAAATGTTGATAGACTTTATTTCCTATCCAGCCACGAGTACCATAAACTAAAAATTTTAAAGTCATTATTTATATATAATTTAAGATATATAAATATCCTAAAATTTACGAAAATAATATTTTATATTTTATATTTTATATTTTATATTTTATATTTTATAATATTATATATGAAAAATATAAGAAACATTATTACATCTTCTATAATACTAATAATTGTTGATTTATTTTATTTAACGTTTATTGGAGGACCAATATTTAAAAAAACTATCATGACAATACAAAAAGAACCTATGACTATTAATTATATGGGTGCTATAATTACATATTTATTAATTATCATATTGATCAATAAATTTATAATTTATGAAAATAAAACTCCTATTGAAGCATTTATTTTAGGATTTTGTGTTTATGGTATATTTGATTTTACAAATATTGCAATATTTAAAAATTATGATTATTTTTCTGGAATTATAGATATGTTTTGGGGTGGGTTTTTATTTTTTATAACTACCTTTTTAACATACAAAATAAATTTGATAATGAAATAAAAAATTAAAATATTATGTTTTATATAATTATAATTAAAATGCCTTATTTTAAAAATGATTTTGTTAATATATTATTAATACATATTCCTAAAACAGGTGGTTCTTCCGTAGAATTATATTTTTCAGTAATATTTAAAATATCTTTAGATATTCAATCTTTATTTGGATTTATTGATAATAAAACAAAATTAAACAAAAATATGATAATTAATTCATCACTGCAACATCTAACATTTAACCAAATGGTTAAATATAATCATGTATTTAATATTGATTTTTACAACATTAAAATAATTTCAATTGTTAGAAATCCGTATGAACGTATTATTAGTGATTTATTTTTTCTTTTAAAAATTAATGTTAATACAACAAAAGAAGAAACATTTAAGGTAATTCAAGAATATATAATATCAGAAAATTGTGATAATCATAATTTACCTCAATATATTTTTATAACAGATGATAATAAAAAGCTTATTCCAAATATACATATATTACGAACTGAAACATTAACAAATGATATGAAAGCTTTAGGTTATGAAAATTTTAATCTTTATACTCAAAAAAATAAGGTAGATGTTAATTATTATAATTATTTGAATGATGATTCAATTAAACTCATAAATGATTTTTATCATTTAGATTTTGTATTGTTTAATTATACTAAAAAATCCTCGTCATAAATATATAATTTATATTCTAGGCAATCATCTTCATTTTTATAACATCATGATGTTGATAATTTTCAATAATAAAATCATTTAAAATATAATCGTTGATATTTTCTCTTTTCTGAGTAATTAATATTTTAGGAAATGGAAATGGAATACGTTCACATTGCATTTTCATTTGTTCCAAATGTTCTTCATAAATATGTGCATTTCCCATATAATGAATAAATTCAAATGCTTCTAAATCACAATGTTTAGCAATTAAGTGAGTTAAAAATGCATAAGAAGCAATATTAAAACTTGTTCCCAATGCTGTATCATTTGAACGTTGATATAAACTACAACTTAATTTATTTCCATCAGAAACATGAAATTGAAAGAAATTATGGCAACTTGGTAATACACCTTCTTTAATTTGACACGGATTCCATGCGGATACAATCATGCGACGAGATGTTCTTTTTTCTGGATCTTTTAAACAATCGATTACTTCTTGTAATTGATCCACACCTTGGTTTTTATAATCAACATCACATCCTTGATAATGGGCATTAAAATATCTCCACTGAAATCCATAAATAGGTCCCAGATCTCCTTCTTCATAGTGTTCTAAACCGACTAATTGGCGAAATTCAGGTGAAGAATTTCCATCCCATATATGAACATTTTGTGCTTGTAATATTTTATTGTCCATTTTTCCTTTGATAAACCAAAGTAATTCTTTTAAACAAGTTTTCCAGGCTGTTTTTTTGGTAGTTAAAATTGGTATTTGACCATTTTCCAAAGAAAAATGGAATGCACTTCCAAAAACTGTTTTTACATTACCATTACGTCCTTTTTCCATTATTCCTTCTTGTAAAATATCTTTTAATAAATTTAAATATTGATATTCTTCATGATACTCTTGAGAAATATCACGATTTTTATATTTATTTAATTGAAGTGTATTTTTTAACATGTATATATAATTAAAAATCTATAAAATATTTTTATATTTTTTTCTTTAAATATTTTTATTTTTTTTGATAATTTAAAAAAAATATTTATTTTTATTATAATGGTAAATATTAAAGAAACTACAACTAAATTAATTCAAAATTTATCTAAAAGATTTCCATCAATAGATATTCAAGAAAAAATAAATAAAAAAAAATGGAATTATTTAATACATGATGTTAAGACTTCAGAAAAACAAATTCAAAAATCTTTTTTAATTTCAAATATACCTCCAGAAGGAATATTAATTAATAAACCAGGAATTTATTCTTTTGAAAATAATATAAATTGGTATCCATCTGATTCTATTACATGTATATTAATTCAATCTGATAATGTTATATTAGATTTCAATAATTTTTCATTAAATTGTATTAATCCACTTAATTTACAAACGGAAGGAATATGTATATCAAATTCTAAAAATAATATTATTAAAAATGGTGATATATCATTAATGGGATTAAGAGGAATTAGAATAGAAAATTGTACAAATATATTAATTAAAAATATAATCATAGATGGGTTGACAGTAGTTGATATTTCATCTTTTATTGTTCCTTCGGGAATATTTTCTTACCAAAATTTAAATATAAAAATAAGCGATTGCACTATTAAAAATATAAAAGTAAAAACCGATTCCATGGCAGGTATTCAATTTACCGAAACGATTAATTCGTTTATAGAAAATTGTTTATTAGAAAATTTTATAAATTTAGATGGAGCATGTACTGGTATTGGTCATTTATTATGCGAAGGTTCAATTATTAAAAATTGTATTACTAATAATTTTCAAAGTTTTTTTAATGGAAATATAAAAACTCAAGGTCATACTTGTATTGGATATATACCCGTTTTTTCTATAAATTTAGAATTTGAAAATTGTAGTGCTTCAAATATTTTTGGTTGCTGTGATGATGCTCATGGATTTAGTTTATTTTTATGTTTTGGAAACTTAAATGTTAAAAATTGTTCTGTTGAAAATGTTCAAGATGGTGTTGGAACAGAAATTGGAGCTAAAGCAACAGGTATTGAAATTTATGCAACAGATGTATGTGTATCAAATTGTAAGGTAAATAATATTATCGCAATTAATCCTCAAGATAAACAAGCAACTGGATTTAGTTGTGCTTTAGAAACCAATGTTAAAATAATTGATTGTAAAGCATCAAATGTTTTAGTTATTGACGAATTTGGTAATAAAAATTCATCACTTGGTTATGGTACTGGATTTGGATGGGCACCTGATCCTCGTCCTGAATTTGCTATTCCAGCAACAAATGTATTATATGAAAATTGTGAAGCTAATTTTTGTGATGTTGGATTTGATACTTGGTATCATATTAATTCTACTTGGAAAAATATATATTCCAATAATTGTGGAATAGCTTTATTTAACTGGAATGACTCACAACGAACATTATCATGTTCACCTTGTTCTGAATGTAATCCACCTATAACAGTAACATTAACTAATGTTGCTTTAGGAAATAAATTTGAAAATGTTCATGTCAAATATTAAATAAAAAAATGATACATTTTTATTCATTATTATATATAAAATATAAATTTACATATAATTACATATAACTACCTATAATTACATATAATTACAGATAATTACATATAATAATAATAATAAATTTATTATTCATTATGTCGAATTTTTTTGATAATGTAGATGAAACAGCTTACTTTGAAGCTTTAGAAGAGCAAGAACTATATGATTATGCTATGAGTATGATTCAATATAAAAAACAAAAAGAAGCTGAAGCGAAAGCTATTGCTGAAAAAGAAAAAGCTGAAACTTTGGAAAAAGAAAGAAAAGAACGTGAAAAAAAGGATTTAGAATCTAAATGTCCAGAACGTAATTTTGTTTTTGATGAAATTTCTAAATTGGCAGAAATAGAAGGTTCAAAATCTTTTAATTTAGAAAAAAATGAAGTAGCATTTCCTGCTTATGGTGAATCCAATAGTAGTATTTTATTATCATTTAAGATATATGATTCTAGTGATGATATGTTTATGTTTCCATATCTTATGAATTGTAACATAGAATTTTATTATTATGAAAATCATGTTTCACTCACAATGACACAAGGATTTATGAAGAGCGAACTATTAATGAAATTACTAGGTTTTGAAGAACCTTCTAAAAATATTTCTATTATTCGTTCTGAAAAAGACTTATCTAAAAAATATGAGGGTTTAATTCAAGAAATTAATAAAATGCTTACCATAGCATCAGAATTAGAATGTATTAAAGAATATATTAGTAATAATGATGTTAAAAAGCGTTTAATTTTTCATTTTTGGAATAATGCCACTTGTATTCAGAATAAAGATGCTGAGTTCGATGATACTGAAATTATGAAATCTGATTATATTCCACAAGAATATTATTGTGGAAGACATCTGGGTTTAATTAATTTTCATCAAGAATGGATTGATCCAAGATTGTATCGTGAAAAAAATTCAACAGATCCTGAAGATATATACGCACCAACACGTAATGCGTTTGTAAAAACACGCGATGAATTTCCTGATATTTTTCAAGAATATGATTATGAGGATTCTGAAGATAATTAAGATGAAAATTAAATATGAAAAAAGTAAATTTTCAAAATATTATATTAAAAATTAATAAAAATTTATAAAAATTATAAACATTGCCCTAAATTAATTCATCTATACCTTCCATAAAATCTTTTTCAATACTCCAACCCAGTGATTTTACTTTTTCATTACTAATATAGTATCGTTTATCATTAAATGGACGGTCTTGAATATAAGTAATATGTTCATCATAATCTGTAGTATGTTTAATTTTTTCTATAAGAATATGAGCTATTTCTAAAACTGTATATTCTTTATCTTCATCACTTCCAATATTATAAATTTCACCAACTTTTCCATTTTCTAGTACACATTCTAATGCGGAAGCTACATCACTTGCATGTAAAAAAGCGCGTACATTACTGCCATCTCCTTGAATTGTCACTTTTTTATTTTCTTTAAGTTGTTCAATAAAACGTGGAATTAATTTTTCTGGATATTGATTAGGTCCATAAACATTATTTCCACGAGTAATAATAATTGGCATTTTAAAAGAATGACGATAAGAACTGGCAATTAATTCAGCAGCAGCTTTTGTAGCTGCATAAGGATTTGTTGGACATAAAATAGACTGTTCATTTTTCTTTTCTTCATTCTCAGAAAGTAGTGATTCACCATAAACTTCATCAGTAGAAATATGAATAAATTTTTTAATTTTTCCATAACGACGACATGATTCTAGTAATGTATGAGTTCCTAAAATATTATCATTAGTATATTTAAAGGAATCGTCAAAAGAATCTTGAACATGAGACTGAGCAGCAAAATGAATTACTGTATCTATTTGATAAATATCTAAAATATGGTTTATTAAGTCAAAAGAACACAAATTTCCTTCAATTAATTTATATTGGTTAGAATTTCTTATAGATTCTTCTATATTTTCTTTATTTGCACAATAATACATTGCATCTAAATTATAAATATAAACACCTGGATGTTTTTTAACATAATAATTAATAAAATTAGAACCAATAAATCCACACCCTCCCGTTACTAATAAGTTTTTTACCATTTTATTATATTTATAAATATATATTATTTTCAATAAATAAATTAATATTTATTATTTAAAATATATATTTATTTTAAATAATATATATATTTTAAATAATATATAAATAATTACTACTAATAATATATTATTTAATAAAGTATAATTAATGTTTAATATAAATTATTATAAATTATTTAACCCAGATTTAAAATATTTAAATAATCAACAATTATATTTACATTTTAAAATAAAAGGGATAAATGAAAATCGTATTTATAATTATGATTCATTTTATAAAAAATATCCTAAATTTAATTTAAAAACTTATAAAAAGCATTCTGTGATTAATTTTAATAATAAAAATTCATTATCTATAATGCTATTATATCATATAAATCAACAAGCTAAAATAAAAGAAAATATTTTATTAAATGTTAATGAAAATCTTAATGATAATATTAATGTTAATATTAATGAAAATCTTAATGATAATGTTATTGTTATTGATAATGTTAATGATAATGTTAATGATAATGATAATGATAATTTTAATGATAATGTTAATGATAAAGTTAATGATAATATTAATATTAATGTTAATGATAATATTGATTATAATGTTAATGATAATGTTAATGAAAAACATTTATCAATAAGTAATAAAGATATTAATCAATCTATTTTATTATCTATTGTAAAATCAATTAATCAAGATAATAAAATAGTTAATCCTAATTCAATAGATAAAAAATATAATAAAAATTATATAGATTCAATTTTTATAATTAATCAAAAAATTCATTTAACAAAAGTTTTAAATTTTTTAAATGATTTTTTTTATATTAAATATCAAACTATCATTTATATATTTTCCGTTGAAAATATTGATATTTATAAAGAGTTATATAAAAATATTGTAATTATATATATTCCATATATTCACGATTATTATATTAATTATTATTTAAGACAATACGAACAAATAAATAATTTATTATTATTTTTAGATAAAATTCCCTTAAATATTGACTTATTTAATAAAATAGAATCTTATTTACAATATAAAAATAATGACTATATATATTTTCAAAATAATATTCATATAATAACAAAATATAATTCATTTCCTTATATATATATATCCTATAATCTTCCTTATTATTTCATATTAAGTAATAAATTACATTATATTTTTAATAATTATCAAAATAAATATGATTATAATACTAATAATAAATTTATAAATATTTTACAAAAAAAAAACAAAAAAAAAATTAATAACTATAATAAAAATATACTTATTAATTTTAAAATTGAATCATATGAAGAATTTATATGTTTTTTTTATATATTACAATTTTGTGAAGATAATAAATGGAACTTATTTTTAAAAAATGGTCAATGTTCTATATTTAATAATTTTTGTGACTTAAATATTCAAAATAATTACAAAATATGTAATAATATAACTAAATTTAAGGATTCTATTTTAGAAAATAATAATATTATTATTAATTCATATTTTTTTGATAATAAAATAAATTATCAACAAGAATGTAACCAATACTTAGATTTTTCCAAAATAGAAGAAATATTACATAAACTTTATTTCTTAAATTTTGATAAGAAAATAATTGGAATTTATATTGATAAAAATAATTATGATGAGAATTTTATAATTAATACTTTATCAACAATTCCTTTTGAAGAATATTATATTTTTATTTTTTGTGAAGATAATTATTTTTTGAAAGAAATAACATTATTAGAGCATATTGTTTATATAAATATATTTGAACTGGATGATAAAATATTTAAAAATAATGAAATTTTATTTCAATATTTTTTAATATGTGACTATGTATTATTACCTAATAATTTTATTGCTTTATTATTTAGTTTTATAAATAATACAACAATAATTTTTTTACCTTATAATGGTTTAAATTTAACTGAAAAAAAATATGAAAATGAATTTTTATCTGAAAATTTTTTGTATATTAATTATATTATTTCATCCATTCAGTTTATATCAAATAATTCTAATTTTATAGATTTTAACAATATTATAGTATATTTTTTTGATAATTATTATATTTTATATAAAGGTCAATTTGTAATATTAAAAGAAAATATTAATTTATTAAAAAAATATTTACCAGTTCATTATTTTAATTTATATATGATACAAAAAATAAATTCTACATATTCATTTTCTTGTCATGAAACATGTATTAATACAATTTATGAAAATAGTTTTTCAAAAAAGATTTTGAATAATATTGATAAAATATCTAATACTAAAAATAATTCCATTGGAATATTTAAAAATAAACATGATCTTTATATTCAACATTACAATAAAATTATTAAGCTATCATCTAATGAAAAAAAAATAGTAGAGTTTATTTCATTTTTAAAAAATAAACCGATTTTGATTAATTATATTAAAAATAATAACTACTTAGTTGAAAATAGATTATTACAAAATCTATATTATTTTATTATTGAAACAAAAGCATCTTTATTTGAATATACGCTTTATCAATTAATACGTTTTAATCAAAATTATAGTTATTCTTATTTACTTGTTATAAATGATTGTTGTAACATAAACTTTGATTATAATCAACAAAAACAAAATATATTAAATAAAAATTCAATATCTTATTTAGATTCTTATATAAATATTTATATAAATAAATTATCAAAACCATTAAATGAAGTTATTCAAATTAATAATAAAAATATTCATCATGATTCATTAATTATTATATTAAATAATTATGATTTTTGTCAATATCATGTACATGCATTTATTATATATTATTTATTTTTTCAAAAAACACAAAATTATAATATTGTAAATGATGATAAAAATAATGACAATGATGATAATAATTATGATAACAATAATTATGATAAATTATATCCTTTTAAATTTTATCTTAAAAAAGATATAAATAATATATTAGAAGATGAAAATTTAAATAAATGTTTATTTTCAATTAAATATTTTATTAATATTAATTATTTATATTCTATAAACAATTATATTAATAATAATACTATTCTAAAATATATTATTTTTTTACATGAATATAAAAAAAAATATTTATTACATAATAATATAATTGAATCAAATAATATTTTAGAATCAATTAATAATGAATTAAAAAAATATACTTTATTACTTCATGAAAAATATAATAATAATTTAGATTATTATCTTAATATAAGTTCATTATTAACATATCAAACATTAAATAACTGCATTATTGAAATTATTCACATTGAACATCGTAAAGATAAGTTAAACTATTTAATAAATGAATTATATAAAAAGGAAATTAATAATTTTAATTTATTTAATGGAATTATTCCTAATAAAAATGAAATATTTGACTGTTCATATATTGATACCAGATTATTACTTTCTACAGATAATGAAAAATATATTATTGGGTCAGTTGGATGTAAAATGAGTCATATATCTTTATTAGAAAAATATAAAAAACTATATATTGATAATAAATTATTATATCATCAAGAATATTTATTAATATGTGAGGATGATATACTTTTTGATTATAATTTTCAGGTATATTTAGAAATTGGTTTAAAGGCATTAATTAATGAGTTTAATAATGATTTTGATTTATTATATTTAGGTGTTAATTTACAAAAAAAAGAAGATGCTTATAAAGTACATTCATTTTTATTACGTATATTAAAAGGATTTACTACAACAGCATATATTGTTAAAATAAATAATATTGATAAAATATTAAATATATTATATCAAAGTAAAGAAGAAATAGATAAAGTTTATAGCGATAGTAACTTAATTAAATATTGTATATTTCCAATGATTGTTCATCAAAATAATATGAAAAGTGATATTTCATATGTAAAAAATGGATATGGTAATTATCATGAAAAATTTGAATTTATAGAATAAAATGAATATATATGTTTAATTTGATAAATTAAATTTTTGTTAATATATATATTTTCTTTTAACGTAATATTTTCTGAATTATTATTATTATTAATATTATTATTATTAATATTATTATTATTAATATTATTATTATTAATATTATTTATTTTACTATTTTTACTATAATGAATAAAATAATATGGGTTTGATAATTTATTCATTGATATATCATTATAAATACATATTATATCATTTTTTAAAAATAAATATGCTAGTTCTTCCTTGTTATATGAAAATTCTACTGAATTATATTGAATATTCATTAATTTAATATTTTTATAATATAAAATCTCAATAATATCTTTATATTTTTCTTGTTCTTGATAAAAATTATTATCAATAATAAACACTTCTAAATCTAATTGCAATAAACATTGTTGATTTATTATATTAATTAAATATTCTTTATAATCTACATCAAATAAAATAATAGTAAATTTATTAATTTGTTTATTGTATTCTAATGGTAATGATTCTAAAAAATAATTACTTTGTAAATTTGTTATTAAATCTACTTTTTGAAAGTAGTTCTGATTATAAATTTGATTAATATTATTTAGTAATTGACTAAAAAAACATGAATTATGATAAATATATTGTATTGATGTAATTGATTTAGTATATATGAATGAATTACTAGACCAATAATGATAGGTAACTAATTCATCAGAAATTGGAAAATTATTTTGAAAAACATTAAATAATTCATTATAATTTGGAAAATAAAATGTTTCTTTTTGTAAAATTTTTATTTTAATTTTTTGTTCATTCTCTAAATTAAGATATAATAAAGATGGAACATGCATGGAAGAATAGCACCATTCATTTTTATTAAATTTAGATAAATATAAATCAAGACATTTTTTAATAAAAAAGTGCCCTTTTTTAGAAAAAATTATAGCATTGCATAACAAATCATATTTATTTTGAAAGTTTTCTTGAATACCCCATACACATTCATTATTTAATAAATATTTATGACTTTTAACACATAATGTATCTAAATCATAATAAATACCGCCATATTGATATAATATTTGCAGACGCAAATAATCAGATTGATGTGCATAATGTTTTAATTTTTCTTGAATATGATCAATATTTATTTTTTGAAGTTGTAGATAGTGTTTAATTCTATACCACCAATAACCATATGGTTCATATATATAATGAAAATAAATAATATTTGGTTTATTAATAATTAAATTGGATAAAATTGAAATATAATTAATAAACTGGAATTCTTCTTCTTGTATTTTTAATCCATAAATATAATGAATAATATTTGGGATAATTGTATTTTCATTTTTGATATATACTAATTGATGTATAATATTTTCTAATTGCGTAAATTGTTGTTGTATATTATGATAAAGCAATGTTTTTTTAATATTCATAAATTGTATTTCTTGATATGATTCATCATTTTTTTGTTGTAAATTATGTAGAGCATCAAAAAAATCTTTATTTGTATTACATAAATAATTATTAGTATATTGTATTGTTTCATAATTTCCTCCTTTATTTCTACAAATGATTGGTAATCCAAAATTCATAGCTTCTAATATTACTGTTGCACCCGCTTCACTTAATGATGGATGCATTAAAATATCATTTTCCTGATAAATTAATGATATATTATCATGATTTATATAATCTTTATAATATAAATTAGGAATATTATTAATTTTATGAAGAAAATATTTTTGATATGTAGAATCAATTATACCATAAAATGAAAAAACATAATTTATTTTATTATTATTGTTATTGTTGTTATTGTTGTTATTATTTTTATTGTTGTTATTATTTTTATTGTTGTTATTGTTGTTATTTTCAACAAAAAAAATTAACTCATTTAAAAAATCTTTTGGTACTTTGTGTTGGTCAATTCTACCAACTATGCATACATTAATATTATTTGTATTATTTGATAAAAATGAAATTTTATTTTTTTTATTAGAATAATTTAAAACACCTAAATAATTTTTGAAAGATATGGTAGAAATAGAATTCCAACTAATATGTTTATTTTTTTCATCATATAAATTAATACAATAATTAAAATTATTAATTAAATAAATATTTTGTTTATATATATCAACGCCATGTATAAAACGTAATATTTTTTTTGTAAATATAGTATCATTAAATAAAATATGAAATTCAGAAAAATAATATAATTGGTGGTCTATTATAAAATCATAATCTTTAATATAATTTAATAATTCTGTAGGGTTATGATAAATAATAATAGGTGATTTAAATTTTGTATAAGTATGACTGTTATATTTATCAAAAACAAATATTGTATTTTCAAATGATGTATATTTTTCAAATTGTGAAACAAAATTTTCACCACCTCCTACTTTAAAAAAATGAACAAATATATGTGCTATTTTAAGTTTGTTTTTTTCGAAATTATCTATTTTATTTATGTTTATAAATTTTTTTTTAGAAGATAATACATAAGTCTCTATAAATATTTTTTTATTAAATATGTTTTCATCGTAATTTATTTTTTCAAATATATTATTTAAAAATGATATATTATGATAGTTTGATAAAAAATTAATATACTTATATCTTTCATGAATATCTGTTAACGAAATAAAATAATGATTATATTTTCCAATTTCTTGATAATGTAAATAACAATGAACTTCTTTATCTATTAAATTATATAATTGTTTGTAAAATAATACATCAAATAAAGAATAATATTTTAAAAAATCTTGTTTAGAACTTATTAAATTATTATGTCTTCCATAATTTAACCAATGTGTATATATATTTAAATCATTATTTATTAAATTATGATCATGTAAATGTTTAGTTTCATTTTTATTAAATACTAAATAAAAAGAACTATAAAAATAAGGATATAAATTATTAAAATCTTTAATTGATTTAATGATATAATTATTATTTTTATCTTTTTTATATTGTTCTATTAATTGTTTATAAGAATAATTTTTATAATTTGGATTAAATAATAGATAATATTTAATATATTCATACATTTTTAAACATATATAATAATTTATATATATTTAATTTTCTTTATACCATATTCATTCAGTAAAGATTTAATAAAATTATGTTAAACATAATATGATATTATTTATAAAATTGAATATATTTATCGTTAACAAAAAAATATTAAACTAATTTAACTTTTTTATAATTATTTTATCCATAACATTATCACATTACTGTGCAAGTTATTAGAAATTATTAAATAAATTTAAAATTTCTTCAGTACTTGGAATTTTAGTGCCATCTATTACTCTTGTATTATTTTCATCTGTTATGATTGATATTATTTTTTTACAAAAATCTTCGATAAGTTGTTCATTAGTGCAACTTTTTAATATTAAGACTCGGCTAATATTACAACGCACATCATATGCTTTATGATATTGACCAACATAATAATGTTCAAAATATTTACCGAGTTTATTTATTAAACCATGATATTCTTCTTCTTTCCAATTGTTCATTGCCATTTTTTAATTATATTTAATTATTATTATTATTATTATTATTATTTATTTATTATTTAATTGTAATTATATAAATTTAATCATATAAAATATTAAGTGTCATTTTTTTTGATATAAATAATTATATAAATATATTCATGTAATATATTCGTTTATTTTATTTATATAAATTAGATTAAATAAATATATGATTCTAGTTTCATGTTATTATACTTCAAGCAATATTGAAAGACAAAAAGAATTAAACGATACATTAATTTATAATGTTAATAATAAATATATTAGTCAAATTATATTATTAAATGACCAAATATATCCTCTTGATTTTATAAAAAAAAACAAAAAGAAAATTAATCAAGTTGTTTGGTATAAAGAAGGAAACTTATATTTTAACAAAGCGATTGAATATATAAATGATTATTTATGTGGAGAAATTGTTATTTTATCGAATAGTGATATATATTTTGATAATACATTAGAATTATTAACTAATAAATTTACTGAAAAGATAGTATATTGTTTATTACGATATGAAATATTAGAAAATGGTAAAAAAGATATTTTTAGACATTTTGATGAACCACGTTCTGATTCTCAAGATTCATGGATTTTTAAATCTCCATTAGAAATAAATTTAGATGATGTAAATTTTTCATTTGGAACACTTGGATGTGATAATATATTTGCGAATGTTTTATATAATAATAATTACAAATTATTTAATCCTTCATATGATATTATAACAACACATTTACATAAAACAGAAGAACGAACATATGATGGATCAACAAGAATACACGGTAATTATTGTTTAATTAAACCAGATCATTTAGATAAAGAAGCTGATATACGATTTATGAATTATTAATTTTTATTTTTAATTTTCTAGTATAAAATATTTATTTTGATTCTCAAGTATATAATAATTTATATTTTTATAAATTTGATGGTATAAAACATGGTCTTGATGAATAGTACTATCATTTGAATTTGGAAAAGTAAAATATGGATATTTATAAACATATGTTTTAAATGTACGAAATAAATAATTATCAGCAACCATTACATCTGGAAATATATCATACTTATTATTTTGTTTAATAATATCTAGTTTATTTAGTGAATTATGATTAATAATATAACTTAAAGCACTCCATTCATTATTCCAAGAACGATAATTATTTTCATAATTTAAATTTAATGTAAAATTTCCGAGCATAATAATTTCCCAATCAGAAGGTGCTTCTTGAACTAAAGAATATAAATCTTTTTCCCAATATGAAATAAAATCGAAACTAACATCATCTTCAAAAACAAGTGAATATCCAAATTTATTATATTTTTCATTATTTTTTTCAATATTTGTTTTTATTTTTTCGAGTGCTGTTAAATGCGATAAAATAATTGCATATTCAATATTTGAATTATTAGGTTTATTTTTATCAGATATTTTTGAATCTAAAAAATGAAAATTTAAATCTTTAATATTTAAAATATTATTACCATCAATTGCTTCTATTCTTGTATTTAATGATGAAAAATAGGTCATATTTTTTTCCATTTTTATATTTCTATCTTTTGACCTATCTAAATTAATCCAATATATATGGTCTAAATTATTAAATAATGAAAATTTATTTTTATTATTAACATTATAATGAATTAATTCATTTATTTTATTTTCTGAATAATGTGTATATGGATATGTTAATATATAAATAATTAATAAATGAAATGTTATTGTAGAAAATTCTTGACATAAATTATTTATAATAAATGTATTTAAATATTGTTCATCTAAATCAATAAAAAGTAATGAATAATTATTTATTAAATTAAAATAAGTACTAAAATTCCAATCAGTAATAATATTATTAATTAAATATTTATTTTGTTCATTAATCATAAATACATCATCATCATTTATTTGATGATATGAATTATATTTTTTATTAATAAGTTCTTCTTCATTTACTTTTAAATTATATTTTGATAAATTACCAATTAAATAATCTTTAAATGAAAAATAAATTTTATCATCGTATTTATTAAAAGGATTTATAAACATAAAACGACTATCTACATATATACCATTATGTATATTTATTAATGAATATTTAATACATTCTAAAATAGATAAATTATGATTATCATATAATGAAATAGATTTAAATTGTATATTATAATTAAAGGAATTTAATAATTTTATATATTTACCATGTAATGTTTGTAATGTATAAATAAATATAGTTTTATAATTTTGTGTATGTATTAAAGATATTATGGATAAATATTCATAAAAATATAAATCTCTAATTTCATCATTCATAAAAATATAAATATAGTTTTTATGGTTCATATTATTCATATTTTAAGAAAATATATTATTTATATTATTTATATTATTTATAATAATATATTTTTAAATAATTTTATCTAAATGTTGAATATTTTAAATAAATTATCCATATATATTTGTTCATTAAATTCATTTATAATATAATCATAATTACTTTGTATCATCTTTTCTTTAATATTTATATTCATATATATCATTTTATTAATACATTTAAGAATTTTATTTACATTTTCATCCCATATATTTACTTGTCTTTCAAATTCATTTTGATATAATATTTTATTATAATTATTATTATGCATATAGTCTTTAATTAAAAATGGTGGGATGCAATTTAATTGATTAATATCAAATTGTATATTACTGATAAATTTAACTTCGTCTATATTTTTTACATATCCAATAATTTCCAAATGTTTATCGTAATTATGAATATATAAGTTATTTTGTTCAAAACTTTTTAAACCATCATAATCAATAAATAAACAAGAATCATTTGTTAATAATTCATGATTTCCACCAACATTACTCGTAATAATAGGAACACCATATATCATTGCTTCAATTAAATTATATGGACTGCCTTCAGATACAGATGGTAAAATAATAAAATCAAACATATCATAATATTTTTTAGTATCTTTTTGGTATCCTTCAAATAAAATAAATTTTTCTAAATTTAAATAAGATACAATTTGAACTAAATAGTCTTGAATCATATCATTTTCATATCCAACTAAATAACATTGGTAATTTTTATTTTCTTGGAAAAAATATTTTAAACTATGAATTAACATAACAATATTTTTATCATGACTAAATCTTGTTATTACGCCAAATTTTTTTGTATTTGTATTTGTATTTGTATTTGTATTTGTATTTGTATTTATATTATTTTCATTAAATATTGAAATATTATTAATATTGTTTATTTTATTCTGCAAAGTTAATGTTGTTATATCTAAATAATTAATTAAATGATGTAATTTATTTTCTTTTATTGATAAATATTTCTTTAATTTAGATTGTGTATATTTATTAACCGTAACTATTTTATAAAAATATTTATGATTTTGTTCAATTAAATAATTACTATAAGCTAAATCACTATGAGTTACAAAAATTATTTTAAATTTATTCATTAATTCATTATTTATAAAACAAGTAGGTATAAATGAATTTAATAATAGATAATCATATTTTTTTAATAAATTAATATTTATATTATTAATATGAAAAATGTTATTTTGATTAATATCATTATATTTATCATTTCCAATATTTTTTTCATCAATGTAATTTGTAATAATATCTACTTGAAAACCATATATATTCATCTTTTTATAAATATTTACAATAAATTGATTTCCACCACCTAATGTTAATGATGGTGTAAAAATAGCAATATATATTTTTTTATTTAAAATAGATGGAGAAATTTTTACTAATCCTGATTGTTTTTGATTATTCCTCAATGATTCAATAAATTGAAAATCATTTATATCTCTTGAATCAATTAACATAGAACGTTCTTGAAATTCATTAATATCTGTCCTTTTCATTTCAAAAAAAATTGGTTCTTTAAAAATATATTTATTTTTACAAGTATGCAAGTAAGGATCAGTATATTCACATAAATTAGCATTATACCATTTAAAATTATGTTCATAAGAAAAAATACGATATTCATCATAATATGATTTAGTGTTTATATAATAATTATTTTCATTAATAAATAATGTATAACCAGTAAACCATATTGCCATATGTTCATTTTTTTTTCGTAAATTATATTGATTCACTAATTTTTCAAAATTTTGCTGAATACAAATAAAATCTGCATCCCATTTAAAAACAATTTTTTTGGTAGCTTTGGATAAACACCAATTATAAAAAGTAGCAAGAGTATTTTTATCATTATTTTTTATTGCTTTAAAATTTTCAGTACCAACTTTATTTACTTTAATATTATATTGATATATTTTAATTTTAGAATATTTATATGATAGCGATAATGCAATATTATAAGTTTGGTCAGTGCTTCCATTATCTACAAAAATAATTTCATCTACATAATTTATAACACTTTCAATACATATTTGTACATTTTTTTCTTCATTTTTAGCGCGTATAATTAATGAGATACCATAATTTAATATTGGTTTGGGAAAAGATAGATGAATTAATACTTCTTCTATATAATAAACTTTATTTTTTTTATAATTATCAGTAAACATCCATTTTATGATTGATTCTTCATCATAATTTTTATAATTATAATCTTTATGATATCTTTCTTTAAATAATTTAATATTATAAATTCTATTTTCATATTTATGATTTTTTATCCAATGATATATTAATTGATTTGAAGTATATTGAAATAAATCTAAATTTAAATATTTATATATTTTTAAACTAAATGATTCTTTATTAGCTATATTTTCTGATTTATTTATAAAATTATTTATATTTATAAAATGATTCTTTAATTTTCCAATTTTTTCCCAATATATAATAATTTCTGATTCATTTAAATAATCTAATTCATAAAATTTTTTATAAAATTCAATATCAAAATTAAAATTTTCATTTAAATATTGTTGAATACAATATATACATTTTTTTTGATTATATGTTAAATATGAGTATAAGCTTAGATATGAATATTTTGGTCCTAATTCAAAATTTTTTTCTTGAAAATAATTAAATATATTTAAATCAAAATTATTATTTTTTTTTAAAAAATCTTCTTCATTGATATATAAAACATCATTATATTTATGATAATACTTTAAATAATCAATTTTATTATGAAAATTAAAATAATAATAATAATCTTTAAAAAAATTTAAATCAAATGATGGATAATTTTGATAAAATTTTTCTTCACATTCAATTAAATAATTATTACTATGATAATAGTTAAATATATATAATGGAATTTTATCAGTATTTTTAATATCATTAAAAAATATAAAAAAATTAATATCAAATTTAGGATATAATAAATAGAATAGTTTTTCACTAATAATTATATTAATATTATGAAAATCTTGAATATAATATTGTATTAATTTTTTTTTTTCATTATCTAAATAATTTTGCAATTTATTTTTAATCAATTCAAATTTAAAATCATCTAATTGAAAAAGTTGTTCAATAAATTTATTATTTTTCATAATATATTGAAAAATATATATTGTATATAAATTTAATTCATATTGTTCTCCAATTAAATTAATATCTTTATTTCGATCTAAATCTAAATGATTTAATAAATATGGTTTTGAATAAATATACTGAAAAAATTTTATTATTAAAATTATATTCTCATTATTACATGAATTTATTAAAATATTTTGTTTAAAATTAACTGCATCATTTATATTATTAAATTTATTTAATTTATATAAATCATTTATATTAACGTTAAAAATTTGAGCATAATTATTAACTTTATTATTTAACTTTATTATTTCTTCCTGATTACTATAATTAAATTTTTTTATTTCTTGAAATATATAATTTTCATTTAATAAAATATTATTTTTGTCAATTGAAAAATTATATAAGTATAAATATTCTTTTAATTGAAATATATATATATCTTTATTAATATTATTATTAACAATATCATTATTTTTATTGTTACTATTATTATAATTTTTTATTATAAATTGGTGTATTTCATATAATGATTCATCATTTAATTGGTAATAATATTTTATAAATTTTACATCTATATTTTTTTTATTAATATTTAAATAGTTTAGGTTTATATCATTTTGGTTGAATTTTTTTAAAAAAAATGGTAATGTAGTTATTTTATCAAAAATATTTTTATATTCTAATATATGAAATGTAGAATATTTTTGATAAAATAATTGATAATTATAATAATTTATATAATTATTATCCATAAAAAAGATAATTATATTTTTTTAAAATGTAGAACTAAGATTAAAAATTTATTGCTACACGTGGTAGTAAAGAATGCATATTTTCTAAATAAGAACTATAACATTTTTCATAATTAGTTCTTACAAAATAACTTATATATGGAGAAATAATAATTTTATATTTTTTTTCTTCAAGTGTTTTTAAAAATATAAAATCTTCATAAGGATGATTATTAAAATTTTGAAAATTATCATTATTAAGTAATTCTTTTTTAAAAGCAAAACTAATACCAAATTGTTTTACTTTAATTTTAGTGTGATACATATTAGGTAAAAAATAACCATTCGGATACATCATTCTAAAAATACAAACATCATTAATAGGATTAATATTTATTTCTTCTTGTAAATAATCAATATATTTAGGATGAACTGTATCATCATCATCGAGGAATCCAATATATTCAGTATTTATATTTTTTTTTATAATTGTTTGAAAACCAAAATTGCGCACTTTTCCAGAATTATTTTTAATATCTTCAATACCTTGTTTTTTTATTTTAAAAAAAAGAAATTTATCTGGTAAATATTTTTCAGGATTTTCTAAATTGTTTGATACACCATCAAATATTACAATTGCTTTCCAATTAGGTTGATTTAAGTTTATTAATGATTGAAGTGCATTTGGCAATGATTTTCGACCAATTGTAGGAATAATAAAAGTTATAAGTGTCATATCTTACTATTTTAATATAAATAATTTTTTATATTAAAATAATTTATATTATATATTAAATTATTATATAGTATATTATATATTAAATTACTATATAGTATATTACTATATAGTATATTACTATATAGTATATTATATACTATTTCAAACAAAATAGTTTATTAAGATATATATTGAGTCATTAATTCTGGACGATATTTTTCTTTAAAATTTATAAAATGATAAAAAATACCATTACTCCATTTTTCTAATAAATCATTTTTATCTTGAAATTTTTCAACAGGTTCATGCACACCCATTACATTAATTTTAGATGATTTAATTAAATTTTTTTCTCTAAATTTATCCCAATAATTTCCAAAAATTATTTTAGTTTCATTGTAAACTTCTTCAAAATCATTATAATTTATTAATTCATTTGTCATTTGGCAAAACATACATTTAAAAACAAATACATCAATTTGATTATTTTTTTCAATTAATTCTAAAAAGGTAGGTGTTTCTAATTTTATATATTCATCTAAATCATTATATAGTATATATGAAGCATTATTTTTTAATAACTGAAGTGAATCGTTAATTGCCATAGTTTGTGCATGATGATGTTTTGGATTATTCGTATGTATCCACCAATAATTATAATTCCATTCCATTATATAAATAATATTTTGGTCTATATTCATTTCTTTAATTTTATTAATTAAACTATCTGTAATTTCATCATTATAATATAATAAGTAATGATTAATACCTAATTGATGATAATATTTTAAATATTGTTTTAATAGTAAAAAATCGTCTTTAAACATAGTCATCGCATAAATATTTGCACTATTAAAACTTATTTGTTCTAATTTAAATTGGTATGTATTTTCACCATATTCAATATCAATTATTTCAGATGGATTATTATATTCTAATTCAATAATAATAGATAGTGATGATTCATAGTTTTCATATATATAACTATATTTTTTAAGTATTTTATTATTAGGTATATTTATTTTTAATAAATCTAATTTCCATGGAGTGTATAAATAATATATTGAAGTTAAGATGATTTTATTTTGAACTAAAGATATATTACTAAATAAAACTTTTCCTTCTAAAATAATTTGTATTGGTTTTAAAATATGTACATTATTTTTTATAGCACTAGTATATTTATTTTCTTGATCTAAAATATAATTACTAGAATAAAAATATTTTATTGTATTATCATACCACTTCATGACTAATTTATTATTTTCCATGATAAATTTTCCATTATCTTGAATATTATTTATATTTAAAAAAACTTGACTACTTTTATTAAATAAATAATTATGTTTTATTTCATTAAATTCTAAATTTAAATGAAAATATTCATTATTTTGTTGTTCTTCTTGTATAACATATATATTATATGCTAATTTTTTATATAATATTATAGTATTTTTTAAATATAATGATAAAATATCATTATTTATTTTATATTTACCATATGTATTTTTTTCTAAATGAATATAATTATTTGTATCATAGTTTATTATTATTTTATGAAAAATTTCTTTATAAATTAAAAATATTTTTTCACATTTATGTTTTTCTATTAAAATCATTTTATCAATATTATAATCAATAAAATGATAATTATCAAATGAAAAAAAATTATCAGTATTCCATTTTTCCCAATTTATAATTAATTTATATGATTGTAATTCATAATTACCTTTTTCATATGTATTATTTTTTCTCATTAATAATTTCTCATTAATTATACATTCTCCGTCCCAATCTTTATGATAGATATAAATAATTCTATCCATAAAATAAACAATGAAAAAAATATAATATTTTTTACTCAGGTAAATTTATTAATACTTTATTTTTCCATTTATTTTTAAAGTAATTCCAATTTTTTTCAAATAATTCATAATATAATTTACCACTTCCACCCCATTGATGATTCATCAAATTTTTAGAAGATATACGGTAATTTATTTTATTTAAATATAAAGATTGCATTGATAAATCTGTATCTTCTACCCAAAATTTACCATAATATGGGTCTAATTTAAAATCAAATAAAGATAAATCTTTTCTAAATATTTGACAACATCCAGCAATATGATGGCAATAATATTCATTTTCATCAAATTCATCAATATCTTTTTGTGTTCCAAATGTCCATGCAGTCAAATATGCTCCTGATATACCAACTATTCCATATTTTTCATCATATAAAATATTTCTAACTTTTTCAAAAAAAGAGGGTGATTCTAAATAAGCATCAGAATCTATACTAGCAATAATATCACCTTTTACTCTTTTGAAAAGTTCTATTCTTCCAAGACATACTCCTAAATTTTCTTTAGAATAAATAACTTTAATTTTTGAATGTTTTTTTTCTAAATTTTTTAGAAATTGAATTAAATTTTCATCACTATTATTATCAAAAATAATCATTTCTTCAATAAAATCTAAATCTAAACAAGGTAAATAAGATTCTAAACATTTTTTTGTCATTTCATATCGATTATAGGTTAAAAAAGTAATACTTATTTGATTACGAATAAATTTTCTAGAAATAATATTATAAAGTGTATTCTTTTGTAAAATATTTTTTTCAGTTAATTTAGATAAATAATCATGACTATAAGTATCCCATAAATGAATACAATAATTATTATTTATTAATTCTTTATAATTTTGAATACTATATTTTTCAGAAAATAAATATTCATGTATATTATACCAAAGAGGATTATAAAAAGTATCTGGACTCATAATCGTAATTAAATTAGGATATTGATGTGCTAACTTTAGAGGCATAATAACACTATGTTCATCCCAGTATATATCTCTTCCTTTAGAACGAAAAGTTGTATACATATCAATCCATTTTATTGCAAATTCTGAATTTTTTTCACTTAACATTATTGCATTACATAAACCATATACATCTTGTTTATCTTTATTATTTTGTATACCCATTACAAATTGATAATTTAATAAATCTTTAAATGATTTAAGGCATATTGTATCAATATCTAAATAAACACCTCCATATTTAATTAATTTCTGCAATCTAATAATATCAGATTGATGTGCATAATGATAAAGATCATTTCCATATATTTCTGCTGGTGGTTCAGTATATTCAAGAATTAAATAGGGTTTAATTTTATCCCACCATTTTCCATGAGGTTCATATTTATAATGAAAATATACTTTTTCAGGTTTATTTATATCAATAGATGATTTAATTGCTAAATATCTATATAATTCAAATTCATGAATTTGTTCTTTAAATCCAAAAATAAAATGAATTATATTTGGTATATTTGTTGTATTTAAATTTTCTTCTTTATTATTAATTTTATTTAAAGGTATATATTCATTTTTATTATACTTTATAATCAAATTATTTGAATTTTCATGTAAATTATATTTTTCCCAACATTTTATTAATATTTGTTCATCTTCATCTATTTCAAATAAACTAAATTCAAGTGTGGAGTTTTTATATATTTTTTTATTTTTATAATCAATATAACATATATCATTCCAATGGTCATCATAAAATTGATTTTTTTCTACTTTATAAAAAATAGTTGGGTCATCATTATATATAAAATATTCTCCTTCCCATTTTTCCCAATTTATATATAATATATTTTTAATTAATTTAAATTCACCAATCTCATCATTATATTTTTCTCTATATAATAAATTATTATTTAAATTAAGATAAATATAATCAGACCAATCATGATGAATTATTTTATATTTTATTTGATTCATAAAACTATAAGTATATTTTTATTTTAAAATAAATTAATTATGGTTATAATAGATAATTTATTTTTTATTTTGAACTATTTTTTTTGTATATTTTTCTATAACATCAAATATTATTGACCATTTATATTGTAGAGTTCTATAATATTCATCTTCATGGTAATTAATATTTTTATTTTCAAATAAATAAAAATTAATATAAATAATATTATTATTGCTATTATTTTTAGGATATTTATTTTCTTTATCATAAAATACATTAATTATGTATGTAATTATATCAACATTAAATTCACGAGTTTTTTCAATTATTTTATCAAAGTATTCATTATTTTCTTCCCCATATCGAATAAAAAATATAATATCTTCATTTTTAATAACATTAATAATACGTTCAAATCTTCTTTTATATTTTTCAGTAAAATTAATATAGTCATGTAATGTATATGGATTTTTTAAGTCATGATAACTAATTAAGTTTTGCATTTTTTTAAAATTAACAACTGATTTTTCATTATAGGGAGTTATTTCTAAAGATTCTAATATTGAATTTATATTAGTTGTATTTAAAATAGAATATATATCTTGTAAATTACATACTAAATAATCAAAAAATTGAGTTGGACATTCAACATGTTGCATATATTTTTTTATAGAAGTAGCTACAGCACAAGCATATCCAGCTTTATTAGATGATAATGAAATTATTTTCATATATAAAAAATATAAATAATATTTTTTAAAAGATTAAACAATATAAAAATATTGATATTTTATTTATAATTCATTAAATACCATTTTTGTGGTTGTATTATTTCATTTAATTTTATACATTCTTCTATATTTTGTTTATCAATAATAAAATCTAAAAATAATTCATAATTTTTATTAATATCTGTTAAATCTGTTGGAAAATATCTTTCTTGATTTTTTAATCTTTCTGTAAAAGCACCATGATTTAAATAAATAATTGCTCTACCGCTATTTATAGATTGTGTTAATGAATAACAATAACTTTCTTCAAATAAAGATAAATGTGTAATTCCATGAATTTGATATTTATTTAATAATAATTGTATATTATTATCATCATAATCATTATAATATTTAAAATTTTCACATTTTATCATATTTTTTTCTTCTTCATTAGATAAATAACCAAATACATGATAATGTATTTCATAGTTTTTATATTTTTGATAATTATTAAATAATTTTTTAAATATGTCAGAACCTTTATGATTAATAAAATGACCAATATAAGATATATTTATTATATTATTTATTTTAGGAATATGTAAATTGTCATGATAATTAATTAAATCATTATGGTAAATTACTTTTAATTTATCGTTATAATTTCCCATATTTAACACTAAATTATAATTTTTTAAAATATTGTAAGAAGGAAATATAATATATGTAGATATTGAAAATAAATAATTTAGATTATAAATTTGTTCTATTTGTATATTATCTGGGTTAAATAAATAACTTAATATATTTGGATTATTTGGATATAACCATTGATAATCATGTATAGTTATTATTTTTTTGATAGATTTAAAATATTGATAAAAATAAATATGATAATCAGATATAATATCACTATTATATAAACTATTTATATGAATAAAATCAATTTTAATATTAGAATATTTTTTTTCTAAATTTTCCAATAAAGAAAGATCACTTATATTTACATCAATAAATTTATATAAAGGAAATAATTTTTTAATATCATTCATATATTTTTCAGTTCCACCTCCTTTATGACTAAAATTTAGAACTACTTTTTGGTATGTTTTATCATAAAATTCAATATATTTTTCATTAATTTTATTTAAATAATTATATCCGTCAATATTATTTGGTTCTAACATTGCTTGCTCATTCCATTCATTCCATGCACTAATAAATAAGAAATCTATTTTTCTATTTGGTTTTTGATTTATTTTTTTTAATAACGATAAATAAGTATCACCAAAATTATTTACATCAATATTTTTATAATAATGAGGATAACTACTATAATCATTAGAAGTAAAATTTCTTCGAGGAGTGTTATTCCATCCTGAAAATATACCAAAATGTTGTTCTTCATATTTCTTAGGTTGTTCTATTATTTTTTCAAATGATTTTTGTCCATCAAATACAAAAAATTTACTAATTCTATTTTTACCTTCTTTATGGTCTTTAATTAAATTATAATGTTCTTCTCCTGATTTATATTTATTTTGAATAACAAACTCTTGTATATCTTTATTTTTTGCTAGATATGCTTCTTCATTATATATTTCATTCTTAAAAATTGTATTTTTTTCATCATAATTTGAAATATCATTATAATAATTTTGACAAATATTACCTGGTTCAAAATTAATATAACTATTAATTCCTTTAATTTGAATAGAATTATTAAATGGACCAATAAATCGCATAAAATATATACCACTAAATTTATTATTTTTAGCTAAATTATTCCATAATATTATAATATCTTCTATTTTTGATACATCTTTTTCTTCAATACGATAAAATATAAAAACTGGTTTATTTTCTATTTTTATATAATTTTTATGATTGAAAAAATCAAGTAAATAATAAAAATGTTCTTCATTACCTTGTTTATCACTATAATCTTGTTCAATTAAAATTTCATTATTACCTCCATCCCATCTTTTTGTCCATTGTTCATTTGCCCAACAAAACATAAATTTAACATTTGGTTTATTATCTTTTAACATTAATTCTAGTGGTTCATACATAACCTTTTTATTTTTAAACCAATAATGATAAAAACAAAATCCATGAATATGATAATGAGTTGCGAGTGATTCAATATATTTACGATGTTCAATATCATTTAAATTATAATAACCAATGTCTTCATATGGTTGTTTAATAATTTGTTCATTTACTTTTTTAGGTATATTTTTTAGCAACGTCCATTCTGTAAATCCTTTACCCCAAAATTGATTATTTTCTTCGAATTCATGATATTGTGGAAAAAATATAGCAATATTTTTAATATCTTTTAAATCTTTATTAGGATTATTTTGAATATTTTGTATATTTGAAAAATAACGTCCGTGATTCATTGAATAATATGTTTCAATATTATTGGTATGTTCCCATTCTATAATTAAATTTTGATCTTGAAAAATATAATTACCTTTTTTATTTTTATAATTTTCTAAATATATGTGTTTTTTTATAGGATTTAATATTGCATAATCTATAAAATCTTCATTTTCTAAATAAATTTTAATATTATTATTTTCATCTAATTGATAATATATTTGATCATAATTAACAAATTTTTCTATACCCCATTTTTTCCATATAATATTTAATTTATTATCTTCTTTTAAAAAAGTACCATTATCTTTATTTAATTTACGAATTATTTCTTTTTTATTATTATCAATATAAATTATATCAAACCATTCTTCTGTAAGTACATATATACTTTCCATGAAATAAAGTATTATTTTTTCAAAAAAAAATAAATTAATTAAGAATATAATTTTATTATATTCTTAATTAAATATTTAATAATATAAACTATATTTTTTTAAAAATATATAGTCATTTTTATATATATCATGTATATATCGATGATAAGGATGTAAATTACTATCATCTTGATATAATATACCTATATTGGGTTTATTTTTAATATTACTTAATATCCAATTTTCTGCTTGATATCTAAAGTTAAAATTATTTTTTTTTATATATTTTTGTATTTGTTGCATATCTATATTTTTTAATTGACTAATATAACTACTTTTTGACCACCAAAAATTTCCAGAAAAATGATAACAATGGCATGGATGAACGAGTGAGTCAATTTTATCATTTATATAATCATTAATAATATTGTTACCAATTACGTCATATAAATATAAATTATTTAAACAAAGTAATCCTTTTTCAATTAAAAAATATTCCATCATTTTTCTCCATGAATAAATTACTTTATTATTACCTGCTTTACGTACTCCTTTTGTATGAATATATAATATATAAATTTCTTCTAATGGATTAGCATTATTTATACAATAATTATGAATTTCATTGATTGTTTTAATTTCATATATATTAGTATCTTTATAATAATATAATACTTGAACTTTTTTTTTTAAATATTCTGATAATTTTAATATAGGTAATTCATCAATTCCTACAATGCATAATAATATTTGGTCAATATACTGACTAATATTAGATTTTTCAATTATGTTTAATTGATCATACATAATATCTATTCCATCTAAAGTAAAACATACATGTATAAATATAACAACTTTATTTTTCTTTATATAATCTTTTTTTTTTAATTGTAATGATGAAATATAAGTATTATATATATTTTTTTGAATATAATTATTATCATTATAATATAAAAAAATATTATTATGATTATTTATAACATTATGATTTTGTATAACAGTGTAATTCTTTATAATATTATTAATATTACTAACAACATTTTGACAATTCCAATTAATAATTAGTTCATTATTATTTTTACAAAAATACCCTTCTTTAAATGTAGTTATTGAGTATATTTTTTTGTGTTTAAAATTTAAAATTAAATTTTCTATGAATTCAGAATAAATTAAATTTATTCTATATATAAAAAAATTTTCATATGTGTTTTCAAAATAAAGTATATTATCATTAGTAGTTAATATAATTTCTTTATTATCTAAATAATTTATTAGTTTTAGTTTATTTATATTTATAATTTCAAAATTATATTTTACGTTATTTACATATACATAATTATTATTTTCATAAAAATTTAATATAGTTAAAAATACTATATTTTGAAAAACAAGAAAAATTTTATTCATTTCTTTTCTATTTATTTAAAATATTTTTAATAATTGTTGCAAATTAATAGCGGATAAAGAAATATTATTATTTTCTATTAAAAAAAATACATCTATGTTTTTTAAATACCATATAATAATTAAAAATGTAATATCATATTTATTTTTTATATATTGAATAATTAATCTATTTTTTATTTTTCTTTCATCTGTATTTAAATTTAAAAATGATTCTTTTAAATTATTAAAATTTTGTATTATTGAAATTGTATCATATTTTATATAAAAATTATTATTTAATTTTTGAATAAAATAAAGTAAACATAAAGTACTTATGATATTATATGAATTTAAAACAATTATATTAGGATAATAATTAGATATACTTTCTATAAATTGATTTAATTTATTCTCTATTTCACTATAATTTATATTATCAATATATAAATATATTATCAATAATTGTTTTTTATCATCATAATTATATAAATATTCTAATATATTTGATATATATTTATTTAAATTATTATTATCTATTTCATTTATTAAAAATAAAAATATATTATCATATTTAACAGAATCTAATTTTTCATTTATTGTATTTAATGTTATAGATAAATATTTTTGATTATTATAAAATAAACTTTCATTTAAAAATAAATAATTATTTATTAATGTTTTTTTTGAATATATTTTTATTTTTTTATTTAAAAATTGTAATATATAATTTCCAACTAAATTTGTATCTATTTTATTAGAAACTAAAATTGATTTATCATAATGTTCATTATTATAATAATGACATATGTATGGGTTAAAATTATTATTATTTAAAAAATTATATTCATTAATTTCTATATAAATTGGATAAGTATTATATTTTTTAAAAGTAATAATATTTTTTTCAGTATTATTTAATTCTAAAAATAAATTTTCATTTGATTCTACGTAATGAAATAAAAATTTATCGTTTAATTTTTTAATTATATGTGAATATTTATCTTTTTCGTATATTTCAATTATATATTTTTTATCATCTTTATTTATATTTTCATCTTTATTTATATTTTCATCTTTATTTATATTTTCATCTTTATTTATATTTTCATGTTTATTTTTAATATTTAATTTATTTTCATAAATTAAATAAATAATATCTAATTTTGTTTCTACAATATAAAAATTATTATATATTTGTTTATAATTAAATGGTTCATTTATATAATTATAATTACAAATAATATAATCATCATCATTATTTTCTAATAAATTTATAATTTTTTTTGTTAATTGTAAAGTTCCATCTTGTTGATATTTTAACAAAGAAACATTATTATATATTATACCTTGGTAATAGTAAACTTGTTTTATATTATTATTATGTATTAAGTTAAAAGATAAATAATGATGTTTATATGGATATAAAATATAATTATCATTTTGTTTTTCAAAATAATATTTAGATGTTTTTGATTCAGAATGCACTAATATTTCTTGACCATGTATTTCTGTTTTATATAAGTAATTAAAATATTTATCAATAATAATACTTTGAGATTCAATAAAAATATAATATTGAAAATCTAAAATTAATGTATAAAATAATTTTTCTGAATAATATTTAGATTTATATAAATAAAATATATTAATACCCCATTTTTCCCATATTATATTTATTTTATTTTGATTTATTATTTGATAAGTTCCTATATCGTTATTTTTATAAATATATTGTTCATCTAACTTACATAAACCATTCCAATCTTGATGAATAAAGTATAATTCTTTTTTTAATGTGTCATTAAGTACATAACAATTATCTTTATAATAATATATTGTTTCTTTTTGATTTATTAATAAATCATTTAGAATAGTTGTATTTTTATTTTCTTGATTATTATTTAAATCAATATTATTTAATATGATAATATATTTATTATTTTTTTTTATATTTAAATAAATATCTTTATTATTTATATCTAAAAATATAACAGACCTTATTAAATCAATAATATAAAATTGTTCTAAAGAATTTATGTTAAATTTAACTTTATATATGATAGTTTCCGTTTTATCTTTTAGTGTTAATTTATCAAAATAATATATATTATTATCAAAAATTATAGAATAGTATAATTGTTTATTAATTTCATTAATTATATTATTATCATTTTTTTGAATAATTATATTTTTTTGTGTACAATGTAAATGATTAATAAAATTATTATTATATAAATAAAATATTTGGTTTTTAATACATATTTTTTTATAAATAAAACGTAGTAATGTAATGTCAAATAAATATTTTTTATTTTTTATAAAAATTGATTTATTAAATGATTTTAGATTAAAAATATAAATAATTTTTGATTGTTTATAAATTACACGTTTAATTTTTTGAAAATGTCCAATTATATCATAATTTAGAGCATTATATATAATATTATATAATTCATCAATAATTATTTTCTTTTTTATTATTTTTTTATTTTGAAAATAATATAAATAATATTTATTTGAATAAATATTATTTATTTTTTCATTTGATATTTTTTCATTTGATATTTTTTCATTTGATATTTTTTCATTTGATATTTTTTCATTTAATATTTTTTCATTTAATATTTTTTCATTTGATATTTTTTCAATATTTTTAATATATATTTTTATGGAATTACTATTTATTGAATAAAATTTAAAATTTTCATTAGCTTTATTTGGATAAGTTATATTTAATTTTTCATCTATTATTGAAAATTTTCCAACTTTATTATGGTAATAATCATATATATTATGTTCAAAATAATTAAGATAATGTGTAATTACCAATTCATGTAATTTATTTATAACATCAATTGGTTCATAAAGTATAATTATAGATTCCATAATTATATTAGTAAAAAAGGAAATATATATAAACTATAATAAAATTAAAATAATATTAAAAATAAGGTCGTTTTTCTTTCATTCCTAAATGTATAAAATGATATAATAATTCTTCATCTGTTAAATCAATTAAATCTTCATTAAGTCTACGGTAAAAATAAACATTAAAATTATCTGGGTATTTATATAAATATCCTTTAGAATATCCTTCTTCTTTAAAATGTTTTTTTAATTCATCATTAGTCATTTTTTTACCGTAAAAATAAATTTTTTGATAAAAATCACAATCAAAATCTTCTGGTATATCATATAATCTTTTTTCATTAATACCATAACCAATAAAATGTTCTAATGCTTTTTCATTTGTTAAATGTTGTATATCTTTATTAAAATTTTTATAATTTTGTATAGAAAATTTTTTAGGTAATTTATATAGTCTTTTTTCTTTTTTACCACACATTAAATAATGATTTATTAAATAATTATTATCATTATAATAATGTAAATCTGGATTATATCTTCTATAACTTTCAGGATCAAAATCAATTGGTAATTCATCTATTTTTGTTTGATTTTCATCCATAACTTCAATTTTATATTTTCTATTTTCATTAAATCCATTATCAATAAAATGATTAATTGCATCTTGATGACTAATTGATGTCAAATCTTTATTTAATTTAATATAAACTTGAGGGTTAAAATCAATTGGCATTTTATATAATTTTTTTTCAATTGAATAATTTTTAATAAAATTGTCTTTTATTTCTTCATTTGTTATATCTTTATTAATTTTATATAATCGACGGTGAAAATTATAATCAAAATCTTTTGGAAATTCTCCAATCCGTTCTTCTTTTTTCCCAATATTTAAAAAATGAAAAATTAATTCTATTTCATTTAAATTAGTTATATCTTTATAAAATAATTTATATTCATTGTGATTAAAGTTTTCAGGAATTTCATAAAATCTTTTTTCATTATGACCAAATATTTTAAAATGCTCAATAAGTGCATTATCAGATAATTTATTTAAATCAGGATTTAATTTTTTATAAATATCAACATTAAAATTATTAGGTAAATCTTTTAATTTTGTTTTAATTAAATTATTATTTATTAGCAATTTTAATAATTCCATATCAGACATATTAATATATTTTTCATTAAATTCTCTAAATAATTCTAAATTAATATTTTCAGGAATTTTATATATACGTTCTTCTTTTTTACCATAATTATAATAATGATAAATTAGTTCATATTTATTTAGGCTAGATAAATCATGATATAAATCTTTATATAACATATAATCAAAATCTTTATCTATTTTATATTCTTTATTTATACGATATCCTTCATTTATAAAATATTCTCTAATTTCTTGTTCATTATTATTTCCTAAATTTGGAAAAATAATTTTATAATCATTTGATATAAAGTCATTTGGTATGTTAAAAATTCTATTTTCTTTTTCTCCAATTATTATATAATGTTTTATACACTCTTCTTCACTATAATTATTTAAATCAGAATATAATTTTTTATAATTCATAAAATTAAAATTTTCAGGTAATTTATATTTACGTTTTTCTTTATGCCCATATGAGAAATAATGTTCGATTAATTGTTTTTTAGTAAAATCTTTTAGTTCATCTATGTAATAACTTTTATAAGCAATATAATTAAAATCTTCCGGTAATTTATATGTTTTTCCTTCTTTATAACCATTATTTATATAATGTTGCATACATTCATCATCTGTTAATTTATTTAAACCTGAATAATAATTTCGATAACATACTGCATCAAAATCTAATAATCTATAATTTCTTTTTTCAAAATAACCTATATATTTATAATGTTCCTTTATTAATTCATCACTTTCTAAATAAGTAAAATCATCATATAATCCTTTATAAATAAAACAATGATAATCTGTAGGAAGTTCTATTAATATTTCTTTATCATTAAATTTTTCATAAAAAAACAAAATTATATCAAAATCAGAAGATGAAGCTAAAGATGGAAATATTTTTTTAAAATTTGCTATTGAAACACAAGCTTTTATTTTATCATAAGAATAATATTTTTTATTTGTTTTACTAAATGTAACTAATATATCTAATATTCCTTTTTGTAATAATTCTTTATTATTTTTATTTAATTGTAAATATTCATATAATATAAAATCATCTGGTATTGTTATATTTATTTTGTATAAATTATAAATTTGTTTACAATAAAAATCATTTTTTTGTTTATTCCATTCATAAATATCATTTTTATTATTTGAAAATATAGTATTATCATCGTTACCGTAATCAAAAAAATGACGTATACACTCTATATTTGATAAATGTTGAACATTTGTATTTTTTTTATAAAAATAGATATCAAATTTGCTAGGAATATCAAAAAATGGTGTTAATTTTAATTCATCTAATTCATTTGAACAATATTTTGGTAAAATATCTAATTTATCTATAAAACATGAACGCCCTTCATTAAAACCATATTCTAAAAAATGTTTTCTGGCATTTGAAACTTTTTTTAAATCATTATATTTATTAATATAATATCTTGGGTCCATTTTTGGAAAAATATTTTTAATATCATATTGATAATGTTTAAAATGATCATTAATTTTTTTTAATTTAAAAATATGAAATATTTTACCATTTACTAAATTTTCATATAATGAATCATTTTCCCAAAAAATATTTTTGTATTTATTAATATTATTAGCAATTTTTAAATAAACATCATGATTTGAATCAACATTTATTAAATTAAATTCTAATTGTTCTATCAATGTTTTTTGATTTGAAATTAAATGTTTTTTACTATTAAAAAAATTAATAAATTTGGATATTATAGTATTTTTAATAATAAATAAATAAGATTGATAATGATATACTTCTAATTGTGAAGAATCATTATAAGCAAATAAATTAACATCTTTTTTTAAATCTTTAAAATATAAAAAAAATGTTGATATATAATTATTTAATATTATTGAGTCATTTATAAATAAAATATTATTAAATTGATTTAAATTTTCATTTTGTAACACATAAATCCATTTTCCAAAATCATAATATATATCATTTGGTATTATATAAAATTTTAAAAATTTAGGATCATTTTTAAGATCATTTATTAAATTATTTGAAAATTGTTCATTACTACTATCAATTATAATAAATTTATCAATATAATTATAAATATTATATAAATTATTTAATGTTGTTACATATTTTTTAATACAAGATGTATGACATGCAAAAATAGCAATAATATTATTATTCATAATATTAAATATCTAAATTATTTTATTTGAAATAACTAATAATTAATTTAAATTTTTTTAAATTTATATAATTATTATTATGAATATTTATTTTAATCAATTACATAGTGATTATAAAAATTTACTATTAAAATATTATACAATAAAATTATTAAATAATGAAATATTTAATATAAAAGATGATAAGATATTAATAATGGAAAAATTAAATGAATTCATTTATTTTCCTAATTTAATTAAAGATAAATTTTATGATATTTCTATTGAAAATAATTTAGAAAGTTCTATAGAAAATGATGATTCTAATACATTAATAGATGAAAATAATACTATAAATAAAATATCTAATAATAAATATTTAAATATTGATAAAAAAATAAATATTTCAAATGAATCATTATTTAAAGAAATTAATTCAAATATTTTAAAAATACTAAGTTTTTATTATGATATGAATAATATTAATATTATTAAACATAATAATTATAAATTTGAAATCATTGATAATTTAACAAATAATTCTGAATATTTTTACTATAATGAAAATAGTAATCCATATTCAATTCAATATTATGAAGTTTTATATGATAACAATTTAGTTAAATATGATTTTGCTATATTTATTCAAATAGGTAATTTTATAACTTTTAAAAAAATGGAAGAATATTTATATATATTTAAATCTTTAGAAGCAAATATATATATAGTTATTGTAAAAGAAGAAATTAATGATATAAATTTACTGTATATTAAAGACTTATTGCCAAATTGTACAATTATTCAAACTATAAATAAAGGAATGGACGTAGGATTATTTTTAATAAATTTATTATATATTAGAGAAAAAAATTTAAAATTTGAATATATTTTAAAATTACATACTAAAACAGATGATCGCTTTCGTAATAATATATTAACTAATTTATGTAAAGATATTAAAAAAGTAAAACAATGCATTCAATTATTAAAAGAAAAAAATGATTTAGGAATGATAACTGGAAATCAAGTTTTTAATTACAAAAATAAAAGAGACTTTTTTAATAATCATTTTTATTATTTATCCTATTTAACAAAATATATTTATCAGAATGATTTAAATTATAATTTCTTAGAATTTGCTCCAGGGACATTTTTTTATTCTAAATTTGATGTTTTTGATATGTTAAATATTATAAATATTAGATTTATATATGATAAATTAAATGATTTTAATAGTTTAGATATAAATTGGTATAAAATATTTTATAATTTACATAAATTAAACAGTGATGAATTAATAAAACATTATAAAAATAATAAACAAAATTATGGTAATAATTTAATTATGCAATATAAAACAAATTGTTCTGGTATGAGAGATTTTATGCTAGAACATGCATTAGAAAGATTTTTAGGTTATTTATGTAAATATAAAAATTATAAAATTATCAAAATATAAATTATTATATATCATTATCATTATTTTTATTAATAATATTATATTTATTATAATTTTTATTTTTATAATTCTTATTATTATTATTATTGATATTATTATTATTGATATTATTATTTATATTATTATTGATATTATTATTATTGATATTATTATTATTGATATTATTATTATTGATATTATTATTATTGATATTATTATTATTGATATTATTATTATTGATATTCTTATTATTGATATTATTATTATTGATATTATTATTATTGATATTCTTAATATTATTATCTTTATTTTTAACAGAAATGTATTTTTTATATGTTTCATTATTAATTACACGGTCTTCATTAATACCAAATTCAAACCAATGTTTTTTTAATTGTATTTTATTAAATAAATGAATGTCTTCATTATATTTTTTATAACAATATAAATCAAAATTAGGTGGAAAATCAAAAAATTTTAATAAATTATTTTTCTCTAAACATTTATAAATAATATAAGGTTGAATATGAACATTTATTTTATATTTTCTACATTCAAATTGTCCATGAATTAAAAAATGTTTTTTTAATTCATATTCAGACATATCTTTTAAATCTTCATAATTTTTATATATTGATATATTAAAGTCAAGTGGTATTTTATCTATTGTTAATCTTTGATTATCATAATCTTTAATATATTTTTTTAATAAATTAATATCAATAACTGGTAATATATTATTTTCCAATAATTCATAATAAAAATTATGATCAAATAATAATATATTTTTATCATAAACAACATCAATATATCCTACTTTAAGAAATACAGAACAATTCATAAATATTTCAGTAATATACTTTAAAAAATTAATATAATAAGTATAAATATCATAAATTTTTTTATTTTTAAAATAATTTGTACAACATGTTATAAATTTTTCAATGATATTTTCTTTTATTGAAAAAATATATAACTGTAAATGGTAAAATAATTCAGTTGAATCGGTAAAACAATAAAAATCATAATTTAATTTATTAACATGGTTAAAATATTTTTCTAAATCAGAAACATAAATATATGAATCTTGTATAAAAGTGATAATTTCATATTTTTTTTTTAATAATTCATCTTGAATATATATTATTTTTTCAATAAAGTCATTAGATTCAAATATAAAAAACTTAATTTTATCTTCATTTTTATTTTTTCTATTATTTTTTTGATTTTTTAATATATCTTTTTCTTTATTCAATAATAATTCTATTTTATTTTTAAGCTTAGTAGAATATTTATTTTCGGTATCAATAATAAAAATAAAATCAAAATTATTTCTTAAATTTCTATAATTACGATAATTAATTAAAAACATACTTTCATCAGTTGTATTATTTAAAAATATTCCTAATTTTTTATTCATTGAATATAATATTTTTAAAATATAAATTTTAAAAATATTATACAAAATAATATTTAATATTATTTTCAAAGATTATTTTTATAAATATTAAAAATCATTACTTATTTCAAATTTATCATTATTTTCTGCAATATTTGATTTAGCATATTCTCCAACACGTAACTCAAAAAAGTTTGATTTTGGTCTAAGTGAAATTAATTCCATAAAATCAAAAGGATTTTCAGTATTCCATAATTTATTATATCCTAATTGTAATAGTAATCTATCAGAAACAAATTCAATATATTGTTTCATTAATTCTGCATTCATTCCAATCATGTTACATGAAATAGATTCTGTAATAAATTCTTTTTCAATCGAAACTGCTTCTTTAAATATATCATATACAATATCAGGTTTTAATTTATTTTGAATATAACTATATAATAAACAAGCAAAATGACAATGTATACCTTCATCTTTACTTATTAATTCATTACTAAATGTAAGTCCAGGCATTAATCCTCTTTTTTTTAACCAATATATTGCACAAAAACTTCCTGAAAAAAATATACCTTCTACAATAGCAAAAGCTATAAGACGTGTTGCAAAATTAACTTCTTTATTTTCAATCCATTTATATGCCCAAGATGCTTTTTTATAAACACATGGAATATTTTCGATAGAATTAAATATTTTTATTTTTTCTTCATTATCTTTAATATAAGTATCAATTAATAAACTATATGTTTCGCTATGAATTGATTCATTAAATATTTGATATGAATAAAATGCTCTTACTTCAGGTATTTCAATTTCATTCATAAATCGAACTGCTAAATTTTCCATAACAATTCCATCACTACCAGCAAAAAAACCAATAATATTTTTAATAAAATATTGTTCATTTTTATTTAATTTTTCCCAGTCATTAATATCTTTAGATAAATCAATTTCACTTGTTGTCCAAAATGAACTTTCTGCTTTTTTATATTCGTCATAAATATCTTGATATTTTATAGGAAATAATACAAATCTATTTTTATTTTTTTTTAATAATAATTCATGTTTATCATATGTATTAGAAGTATCTGCGTTATATTCTTGATTCATCTTAAATATTATAAATATATAAATATATATAATATTTATAATGTAATTATTTTTATATAATTTTTTAATATATTTTTTAATATATTTTTTAATATATTTTTTATAATTATTGTGCAATAAAATATGGGTTTAATAAGTTTTCCTTATTATAGACTAGTTCATTTATTTTATTAAATTCATATACATTTCCACCTGCATATTTAACTACTGCATGTGAAGCACAAGTGTCCCATTCATATGTTGGTGCTACACGAGGATATATATGTGCTTGATTATCAGCTATAAATAATAATTTAATACTACTTCCAATAGAAATAAGTTCATAATTACTATAAGAATTAATAAATTTTTTAGTATCTTCATTAAGATGAGATTTAGAAGCAACAATTTTAATTATATTATCATTCATTTTATTTTTAATAATAATTAATTTTATTTTATCATTATTATCTAAAAGTTTATAACTTCCAACTCCTTCAATACCATAATAAATAATATTTTGAACAGGAATACTAACAATACCAAAAATAGGTATTCTATTATAAATTAAACCAATATTAACCGTAAATTCACCATTTTTTTTGATAAATTCTTTGGTACCATCTATCGGATCTACTAACCAACAATAATTATAATTTTTTCTAATTTCATAATCAATAGTTTTATTTTCTTCACTAATAATTAAAAATTTCTCATTTGTTTCTTGTTCTAATTCTATGTTTAATTCTTGTAAAAAATTACAAATATGTTTATTTGATATTTTATCCGCAATAGTTAATGGTGATTCATCTTTTTTATATTCAATAGTAAAATCTTTTTTATATATTTCTAAAATTTTTTGATCACAATCTCTTATAAGTTGAATAAATTTTTGTAAAAATTCAGGTTTTTGATAAAATAAAATCATATATATATATTTATAATGAAATAAAATATATACATATGATTTAAATAAAATATAGTAAAATATATCAAAATATAATAAAATAATTTGATTGAAAAAAATAATTTTTATATAAATAATATCATGGAAATTAAAAAGAATGAAAAAAAATTAATCGACGATTATATACTTACTTTATATCGTTTTAATATATCAAATATTCCAAAAAATAATTATTTAAAATTTCCTTATATTGATAATAATTTATTAAAAATATCTTATTTAGAAAATGATTATGAATTAATTGAAAAAATTACAAATTATATTTTAAAAAAAAAAATAAGCAATGAAGATTTTTTATTTATATTACAGCAATTTTTTCCAATTGTAAAAGAGCAAAAAAAAGAATTACAAAAGTTATTAAATTTAACATATGATCATGAATTATTAAGAAATGAAATTGAAATTATATTATTTAATATAAAATATATTCGTTTTTATTTAATTATTATTGAATTTTTATTTGATAATCATTGTGAAAATAATGAATTATATTTTTATTTTTATTTATTAATTCAAAATAATGAAAAAGAAATAGAATTATATTGTAATAAATATTTTAAATTTAGAATTATATATTATTATTTTCAAGAATTATTTTCTTTTTATAAAAAAATAAATAACTTTTTAAATATTCATAAAATAATTGAAGAAAACTCTGAAAAAAAAATATTTCATTCTTTACTTAAAATATGTTTATTAAATTGGTATAAAATTTACATAAAAGATGTTGAAAATAAATGTGTTGATACAAAAATAGAACAATTTATTATTAAAAAAAAAAGTATTTTTAAAAATTTTCTATGTAATAATAATTTATATAATTTATAATTTCAATGCTAATTATATAAATTATTATTACAAAGAATAAATAATAAAAATATAATAAAAATATAATAAAAATATAATAAAAATAAAAAATTTAATTTATATATAAAAATATTATTGTTTATAAACTTCAATTGAACTCGTGTTATAACTTTTACAATTAATACATTTTATATATTTTGGATGATAAGATGTAACATTAGTTACTTTACAATCATAACATGAATATTTTGTTTTCCAGCTAATTTTATCTATATGTATAGAATAATTAAACTTTAAATTATCAAATTTTTTTTCATCATCTGCTAGTTCATTAATTGATTTATAACAAATTAAACATTTAAATATTTTATCTAAATCTTTATAGTTTGATTTATATTCTTTAAAACATTCACGATGCATAATATGACCACATTTTAATATAAAATTATTACGTTTATTTTTATATAAATTATCTGTACATAATGGACAATTTTCATCTTTATCATTAATAATTTCACACTTATGTGAACTTAATACTTTTTGTAGTATACAAATATCACATTTTGGACAATGATAAAATTCACTTTTTTTTCCATTAAAACATGCATCACATTTATCACAGTGAAATGTATTTTTAAAATTATGCCAAATAACACATTTTTCACAAAAATTATCATTAAATTTAATATGACATTTTATACATTCATTTGTTAAATCATTTATTGTATCACATTTTCTACATTTTACATGAGGTATTGTATATAATACATGATTTTTTTCTTTTTTATGACACACCCAACAACAAAAATAATCTTGACAACATTCAGCAAATAATAAGTTATTACATTTAAAACGAGAACAATCCATTTTATTTATTTAATTATTTATTTAATATTTTAAAATATTTATGTTATTAAAATTTCTTTAAGTTAAATTATTTTATCATTTTTTTATTTTTATTTAACAAAAGAAACAATGTTATCATTAATTTCTGTGAATTTAATATTATCTATTATTTTTTTATATTCAATGGGTTGTGATAAATAATATTGGATCTTTTGAATCATATCATTAATATTTTTAACAAATACAACTTGTTCCTTATATATATTATAGTGATGTAATTCATATACTGATGGATAAAAACTAATTGCTAATTTTTTACAACTTAAAATTTCGTTTAGTCGAGCTGTTTCTAAATTAGCATTTTGATAAAAGTGTATATTTAAAACAATTTTAGATTTACATATTTCTTGAAATAATTGATCTTCAAACATATTATCAATTACTCGTAATCTTATATATGGTAATTGTTTTTTAATATAATTTAATATATTAATTCTATCACCATTCATTGTTCCATAAAAAAGTACATCATATACATTATTCATTTTTAATTGATATGAAACTAATTTTTGATATTCAATCAATGGTATTGGAAAATATACCATTTTTTTCCGAACATTTTCTTCAAACCTTATAATATTGGCAGGTGTATAATCCCATGTTTTTTTTGATAATAATATTGATAGAATGTATTTTTGGTCAATTCTATTACATATATCTTTTTGTTCTAATTGATAAACAATATAATTTTTTGGAAATTGTGGAACTTTATGAGAAAATAAAATAATATATAAATTATCTTTTAATGGGTCAACATATTTTACTATTTCTGATTTTATATTATTTATTGTTAATAAATATTGAATTGTTTTTGAAATATAATATCCATATTTTATACTAAATATTAGTATTGGTTTTTGATTGTCCATAATTAAAAATTAATATATAAAAATATATTTATTTTTAATCTAATTTTATAATAAATGTTAATTAGTATTGATAATTTAAATTTTCCTTATCATTTTGAAATCATTGAATCGATTATACAAAAATATAATTTTATTTTAAAAATTCCAAAAAAAGATTATTATTTAATTTGCTTAGAAAATATTAGAGAACCTAATTTTATTAAATATATAAATCAAAAATACCCAAAAATATTAATTAATACAAAAAGACAAAATTACAATTATAAAATTTATACAACTTTTTATCCTCATTTATCAAATAAATTTTCAAAATATTTAAATAATAATGAAAAAAAACATTATTTTATTAGCCATAATATAAGTCAATCTGTAAAATTTAATAATGTATATTTTTTAACACCTTTATGTAAAACAAAAAAATTTTTATATACTAATTTTTTACCTTTTAACAATGAAAAAAAAACAAGTGATATTCCTATTTATATTGTACAAGGAAATTTTACTGAAGAACGCAGAAATTATAATTTACTTCTAAATATTTTAAAAAATAAATATGATTATGATTTTAAAATTAAATTTATAGGACGAGGAAAATTACCATCTTATTTAGAAAAATATAATTCAAAATTTATTGTAAAAAAAAATTTAAATTTCATTGATTATCATAAAGAATTTCAAGATGGATATTGTATTTTACCATTAATATTAAAAAGTACTCATAAACAATATTATACTAATAAATTAACATCAACAATAAATTATAAATTAGGATATAATTTAAAATGTTTAATTGATAAAGATTTACAAAATATTTATAAATTAGATAATGTGGAAATTTTCAATAATGAAAATGATATTCATGAAAAATTTAATAAAACTTTAATTGATTATCATAAAAATAATGAAAATAATATAGATAAAAATATAGATATAATCCATTAAATAAATTTAATTACAATCTTCATCAACCATTTCTTTTACTAATTCATCAAATGTATATTTAGGTTTCCATCCTAATTGATTACGAGCCTTTGTAGAATCACCTAGTAATTCTTCTACTTCAGCTGGACGATAATATTTTTCGGAAACAAATATTAAGTCACGTCCAGTTTTGATATCATAACCAATTTCATTGATACCTTCACCTTTCCAAGCTATTTGAAATCCTTTAAGACTAAAAGATTTTTCTACAAATTCACGAACACTATGATATTCATTTGTTGATAATACAAAATCATCTGGATGGTCATGTTGAAGTATTCTCCACATACCTTCTACATAATCCTTGGCATGACCCCAGTCTCTTTTTGCATCTAAATTACCAAGTACTAATTTATCCTGAGTACCTTTTAATATATTACCAAGAGCTATTGTTATTTTTCTAGTGACAAAGGTTGGACCACGTCTTTTAGATTCGTGGTTGAATAAAATTCCCGAGCAAGCAAACATATCGTAAGATTCACGGTAATTTTTAGTAATCCAATGCCCGTATAATTTAGCAACGCCATATGGTGAACGTGGATAAAAAGGTGTAGTTTCTTTTTGCGGAACTTCTTGTACTTTTCCATATAGTTCACTTGTTGAAGCTTGATAAAAGCGGGTTTTTGATTCAATACCAGCACTTTTTATGGCATTTAAAATACGTAATGTTCCCATGGCATCTACATCTGCAGTGTATTCTGGTACTTCAAAAGATACTTTAACGTGACTCATCGCACCTAAATTATAAATTTCTAAACGTTCAAAATTTTGATTTTCTTTTATTTCTAATAGTATTTGTAATAAACAAGTACCATCACTTAAATCACCGTATTTTAAAACCAGATTTTTGTTATGAAATAAATAATCAATCCTTTTTGTATTAATTGATGATGAACGACGAATTATTCCATAAACTAAATATTCTTTTTCTAACAATAATTCAGTTAGATAAGAGCCATCTTGACCTGTGATACCTGTGATTAAAGCAACTTTTGACATTTTTTATTATATAATTATAAACATAATAAAATTAAAAATAAAACTAAATTATTTTATTATAAGGATAAAATTTTATAATAAAATATATTTTATATAATAAAATGGATTATTTAAAAAAAAATAATAAAATAAATAAAGAACATAATAAAATATTTATACAATATTTTAATGATTATGATTGGAAAAAATATATAGAAATGTATAAAGATTTGAACTTAAATGATGAAATTGAAGCATGTAATCATTATTTAAATGAAGGAAAAAAAGATAAAGAAATTTTTTCTAGAATTAATAACTTAAAAGATATAAAATATATAAATAAAGAATCAATAAATAATATATTAAAATTACAAGAAGAAATTCAAATTGATATTAAACAATCTAAACAAATAATTAAAAATAAATATAATTGGTATTATTACTTAATTACCAATAAACATATTTTAAATATAATATCTATAAATTCAATTAATGATTTAATTGATTATTTTTTATTTCACGACATATATAAAGAAGATGTTATATTGTATTTATTAGAAAATAATAATGAAACAATAAATCAAAATATAGAAATAAAAAAAAGAGATAAAAGTTTAGAAGATGATGTTCATGATTGGAATAGTTATATTAATGATAATTTAGATTTAAAAGAGAATGGTATTAATAATATATTTGATGCTTTTGGTCACTATGTATTATATGGTAAAAACGAGGGAAGAAAAATAAAATTCAAACAAATCAATATTATAAATCCTGAAAATTTAGTTAATTTTATTGATTATTATGAAAAATATGATTGGAATTTATATTTACTTCAATATCCTGACTTATTAGATAATAAAATTAATACTGAAATGAAGGCTTGTATTCATTATCTAAAAACAGGTTGTATTGAAAGTAGATTAATAAATTTAAAAAAAAATTTGAATAAAAAGGATGATAGTAGTAAAAATAATAAAATAGAAGATAGTAAAAATAAACCAGAAGATATTAAAAATAAACCAGAAGATAATAGTAAAAATAATAAAATAATTAATAATAGTAAAAATAATAAAATAATTGATAATAGTAAAAATAATAAAATAATTGATAATAGTAAAAATAATAAAATAATTGATAATAAAACATTTTATAATAAAATAGATGATGATAAAGTAATTAATAATAAAATAGATGATGATAAAGTAATTGATAATAATAATGAAAACATTATGTTAAAAAATATTTATAACAAAATTAATAATAGTAAAAATAATAATTGTATTAAATATAATGAAGTACTTTCTGATAATGAAGAATTAACAATGGATTCATTCTTAGATAATGATTCAAATAATGATTCAAATAATGATTCAGATGATGATTCTAATAATGATTCAGATGATGATTCTAATAATGATTCTGATGATGATTCTAATAATGATTCTGATGATGATTCTGATGATTATTCTGATAAAAAATTTAATAAAGAATCTGATAAAGAATCTGAAAATGATTCATTGAATGATAAAAATTTATTGTTAAATAATGAGTATAATATAATAGAACATAATACTTTTGAAATTAATTGTAAAATTTGTGAAGAATATGATATTAATTTTGATTTATCTATTTATAAATATTTAAATAATGATTTGAAATTTTTAACCGATATAGAATATTATCTTCATTTTATAAAATCAGGAAAAATGGAATATCGTGCATTTTCAAAAAAACATTTATTTATATATCAAAATTATGATTGGGATAAATTTCAAAAATCTTATAAATTAAAAATATCTAATAGTACTGATTATTTACGACATTATTTAAAAAATAGTAAAAAATATATAATTTATCCAAAATATAATATACATAATTTTAACATTGATTTTTGTAAATTATATTTTCATTTAGAAACAAATGATGAAGATAATACAATTGTTAATAAAAATTTAAAAATTTATGAAAATAATGAATTATATAAATTATTTTTAATGAATAATGATCATGATAAAATATATTTTAATTATAGCAATTATTTTATATATCAATTAATAGATTGGAATTATTTTTATGAAAATAACACAATACAAGTAGAAAATAATAAGAATGATTTATTTTGCTTTTTTATGAAAGAAATAAAAAATAATAATACTTTTTTTAATATCAAATTTAATTTTAATTTTTTTCAACATATTCAAAATTTTAATTCAAAAATAAATGAAGATTTAGACTTATTCAAATATTATTTAAAAAACCATATTATAAATCATAAAAATGAATATTTAATTGATTTATATACAATTAATAATTATTTAACTAATATTGATGATAAATATAAAATATTAGATATACCACCTTTATTTGAAATAGATAATTTTATTATTGACAATGAAAATTTACATTTTACATTTATTATTTATGCTAATAATATAGAAAATAATGTAAAATATAATTTATTATCTATTTTATATCAAAATTATAAAAATTGGAATATAATTTATATTAATGATAATTCTAATGATAAAACTGATAATGAAGTTAAACAGTTTATAAAAGATTATCAATTGGAAAAAAAAATAGTTTATAAAAATATTTTGAGTAAAAAAAATGAATCTTTTGTAAAATTTAACATATATAAAGAAGTTGATATAAATAGCATTTGTATATTATTAAATGGTAACAACTGGCTAAGTAAAAATGATTCTTTATCAATAATAGCTGATAAATTTATTAATACTCAATCATTGTTTATATATTCTGGATATAAATTATATAATAAAAATCAATTAGATAATATTTTAGATACTTATTGCTATTCAGATGAAGTTAAATTAAATAATTTGTACCGTACACATTATAAATATGATAAAAACTATTTATTATGTACATACAGTAATTTATTAAAACAAATAGATGAAAAATATTATAAATTAAATGGTGAATGGATAGATAATTGTAATAATTTAATTGACTTTTTTTGTTTAGCAGAATTAAGTGGAACAAAATTAATTAGTACAGATGATGTATTATATATTATTGATAAAACAAATTATAATAATGATAATAATGAATTAACTAATGTTTCAACACAAATAGAAGATTCCATTCGAAAAATAGAACCGATTAATATATACTTACCACCTGTTTATACAATACATATTAATCAAGATATATTTTCACAATTTAATAAAAAACATAATATTTATAATTATAAAATAATTAAAGATATAATAACTTTAAATATTGATTTAAATCAATTAATATCTTTATTTGAAAATATAAATAAAAATGCTAACTATAATCATATTTTAATTATTAAAAATAAAATTTATATATATAAATATTTTACTATGTATTATAAAATTAACAATCATAAAATATTAAATAAAGATTTTATACATTTAGGATATAATATTGAAAAAAATGATGAAGTTTTACATAAATTTAATAAAAATAATGAATTTATTTCATTAGAATATACAAATAATACCAAAACAATAAAAGGATGCTGTGCATTTATTTGTAGCCGTAAATATAGAGATTATTTTATTTCATATTTAAAAGAATATAATAAAGCTAATATTAAATCATTAGAAGATTTTAATAATTTAATTCTAAATAATTATGATTTATTGGAAACTTCTAAATTAAATTATTATCTTTATAATAAAAATTTATTTATTACAGATGACGATGAAGAAAATTATTATAAAAATAATAAAATTAATATTAATAATTATTTAGTATAAATAATATATAAATTATATATAAATATAAATTATATATAAATATATATATTTAGTTGTTTAAAAATTGAAAAATAATTAATATATAATATTATTTTGTAATATAATAAAATAAAATATCTATATTATTTTATTAAAATGGAAAGTTTATATAACGTTAACAATTTTGAATGGGATATATATTTATTATGTAATCCAGATTTAAAAAAAAATAATATTAATACAAAAGAACAAGCATTTATTCATTTTAAAAATTATGGTATTAATGAAAATCGATTTATTAATATAAATTTACTAAAATTATATTATTTTAATGATTGGGTAAAATATAAAAACACATATTTTACATTACAAAAGATATCAATTGATGAATGTTTTTTTTATTATATTAAAAAAGGTATTACTGAAGAACATATTATTCATCTAAAAGAATATGATACAGAAAAAATAATAAATTTTTTTACATTAAATATAAATAATTTAAAATATTATAATATTTTTAATCAATATAACTGGACTATTTATAGAAATGACAATAATTTACATCATATTAAAAATGATATAGATGGATTTTTACATTATATATCAAATGGAAAAATAAATAATTTAAAAATTACAAAAAATATTTTTCCAATAACATATTTTAATTCTAATTTTTATAAAAAAATAAATAATAATGGTAATAACGAAAATTTATTAAAGAAATATATAATAAAAAAAGATTTTAGTATGTATTACAATATAATTGAACAATATTTATTTGAAAATTATGATTGGAATATGTATTTAAATAATAATAAAGATTTAAATAAAGTATATAAAAAGGAATTAGATGGATTCAAACATTATATTAAACATGGATTTTCTGAAAAAAGAGAAATATATGATAATAATTTATTAGAAAAAACCTATAATTGGAATTTATATCAACAAATTAATTCAGAACTCAATAATATGTCTATTAAACAATTAATTGATCATTATATACAACATGGTAAATATGAAAAACGGATTTTAATTTTACATAAAAATAAAGAAAATGAAAAATTTATTAATGATAACAAAAAATTAATCAATAATGATATTAATTTTATGATAAATAATATAGAATTAAGACCTGAAAATTTTGATTTTAATTTTTATATTGAGATGAATTTAGATTTAAAAAAAAATATAAAAGAAGAAAACAATGGGTTTATACATTATTTAGAATATGGTAAAAAAGAAAAAAGACTGTATAATAAGCAACAAGAATATATTTATAAACATTATTATTTTGATAATTTTATTAAAAAATATAATTTAAATACTTCAATTTCTAAAAAAGAATTAATTAGATTATATTTTCAAAAAATAAATTTTTATCTACCTAAATTTTTTATAATAAAAAATAGGAATACTACTATTGTTAAAGAATCAATTAAATTTTCATTTGCTATTTCTTCTTTTAATAATGAAAAAAATATACTGGATAATCTAGTATCTATTATTTTACAATCTTATTCTAATTGGGAAATATTTTATACAAATGACAATTCAAATGATAGAACAGAAGAATACTTTCATTTTATTGTAAAAAAATATAATATTCAAGATAAAGTTACCTATATTAAAAATAATGAAAATATGAAGCAAGCTTATTCAAAATTTCATATGTATCAGAAAATTGATAAAAATAATGTTATTATTATTTTAGACGGAGATGATTGGTTATATCATTCTGAAGTACTTAATGATTTATATGATTTATATACAAAAAAACATTGTAATATGACTTATTCAAAATTTTATTATTATACTGAAAATAAAATATTACGTCCTGTTAATTTACAAAAAATTCCTAAAGATATTATTCAATTTAATAATTATCGAAAATATAAATGGTGCTTTAGTCATTTAAGAACTGGATATGCTTGGCTTTTTAAAATGATACCACAAAATTATTTAATGTATCAAAATAAATGGCTAGATCGTTGTACTGATTGGGCAGAGTTATATTGTGTAGCAGAACTAGCGGAAGGAAAAATAGAAGCAATTGATGATGTGCAGGTAGTTTATAATAAAAATAATTCATTATTATATAAAAACTCTTATTATACTGATCATTTAAGTCAAGAAAGAAAAAATATAGAAAATTATATAGTAAATTTACCGAAATTAATTAAAATGATACCAGACATATATATAATTAATTTACCACATGAAACGGAATTAAAAAATAAATTAACTAAACAATTAAACAAGTATGATATTAAGAATTATCATTTTTTTGAAGCACATAATGCTTATAAATATGAAGAATCGAAACAAATATATGAAAAATATAAAGAAAACTATAAAAATAATAAAATACCTCGAAAAATATTTGGTGTTGAAAAAGAACATATCAATAACTTAAGTGCCCTAGGTGTTATTCAATCTACACTTAAATTGTATGAATTTATTAATAATACAACTAATTTAGATCATGTTATTATATTAGAAGATGATGTGTATTTTAAAAAAAAAATTTTAAAAGAAATTCATATAACTAATGTAGATTTAAATGATTGTGATTTTATGTATATTGGTCATAATTGTTTATCAAAAGATTTACTAAATATAAGAAAACAAAATAAGAATATAATTGATCTTAATAAAGAATGTCCTAATATTAATATTTATGGAGCTTATGGATTTATTTGTAGTAGAAATTTTAGAAGTTTTGTATTATCAAAAGGAATAGATTATTTTATTAATCAAAATTTAAATTTAGATTGTTTTTATATTACTTTATATAAAGATACAACAAATAATTTAAAAATAAAATTATATAATGATCATTTAGTGATTCCAGAAGTAAGAAAAGATGGAATACAAAATAAAAGAGGAAATGAATTTTATGAAGATCGAAGTATTGATTTAGATAATTATGATATTTTTTAATATTTTTTTTATATCTATATATAAATGAAATTTGAATTATTCTATGAAAATAATTTTACGTGTATAAAAGCTATACCAGAAAATAATGATGAGAAATTCGGTTTAAGAGCTCAAGGACCTTATACTAAGTTAAATCTTATTGATAATATTCTAAAAATGAAATATATTCCTAAAAAAAAATTACATCCTGATATTATTGCTGCCTTATGTTTAACTGCTTTTTATCCTTTTATTAAATATGAAGCAACTATGCCAGAACCTGTTAGTCAAAATTTTGCGAATGGTTTAAATATGGATCTTTTAGCACAACATGATTTAATTAATGGTGTATATAAACCAGTAAAATCTATTATAATAAAAAATATAAATGCTAAATTAAATAAATATAATTCTGGAAATAAAACTGTTGTTGCTTATGGTGGCGGTGTTGATTCTAGTGCTATTGCTTGTTTATTTCCAGAATTTGATTTAATACATACATCAAGTGTTACAGATTCTATTGAAGTTAAAAATGTATTAAAAGATTTTGTTATGCGTAATTTAAATAATAAATGTTATATTGTAGAATCAAATTGTACAAAATTAACCCAACCTGGTGGTTTTACTACTTTTACTAATATATTTTTAATTCCGTTATTATTAACTAGTGATTTATCAATAAAAAATATATGTTGTGGTGAAATATTAGGATCATCTTGTTTAATGAATGGTAAAAAATATTTTCCTCAATTTAATGAGAAAAGAAGAAATAAATGGATTCGTTTTTACAATCATATAGGATTGAATGTATTTTCACCAACTGCAGGATGTTCAGAATTAATCACTTCTAAAATAATTGTAAAGAATAATCTGCATAATGACGTATTATTTTGTGAAAGAGACAAAGGTTATCCTTGCTATAAATGCTTAAAATGTTTAAGAAAAATTTTAGAATTTAATTATCATGGATGTAATTTTAAATTTAATCTTTTTGATGAAAAATTTATTAGCCATCATTTAAAACAAAATTTACTTTATTTTATTCATGTTTTAAAAGAAACAACACAACAAAAAAATAATACTCCATTATATATTAAAAATTTATATGAACCCTTTAAAGAATTAAAAACAAATAAATTTAATAAAATATATAAAAAAAGTTTTGTATATTTTCCAGAGGATATAAAAGATATTTTAATAAAAAAATTAACAGAATATGCTGATTTAATGAATGAAGAAGAAGAAAAAGAATTAGAATCATGGGATTTATCTATTTAAATATTTTTTAATTAATTTTTTTACACCTTTTCTCATTTGAAACGCCCAAGTTTTCAGCAAACCACATAATCATTTGCTTTTGGGATTATATTGCTTGGGTCGTAACGAAAAAAGGTTGGAGGATTACTCCTCCTGTAAAATCAATAGTAAGGAATTTCACCTTACGATAGTCCAACTTTTCCCAGTAAATGCTGGTGAAGGACGAAATGAGTAGCATTGTAATGTGATTTGTTTGATTTTGTATCTCACACATTACGCTATGACTCTCTAATTAGATGTGAAGCAACCTCATTTATTCTCATTGTTATTGCTTATATAATAAGTGCTAAATGTCTTTATATTGATTTTCTAAAATATCAAGAAAGGCATTATAATGGGCGTTTTAAATGTGCAAAGGTGTAAAACTATTATTCAAATTATTTTTCATATTTTCTATTTCTTTAAAAGCATCTGGTAAAAATATATCCTGATTATAAAATTTTAATAATTCATTTTTATTTTTATATAATTTTTCTATAAATATTTTTACAGTATTTATTGATTCTTTATTATTTTTGTAGAAAATAATTCTTTTAGTATTAAAAATATTTTTATCAATATTATCCATTATATCTTCTAAATATATTGGAATACATCCAGCTTTACAAGCATCCATTAACTTTTCTGTAATATATCCTTTTAAATCAGTATATGTATTTTCAGGACAAATATTAAATATATAATTTTTTAAAAAACTTAATTTTCCAATTTTATTAAATTCTTCATTTGAATAATTATTAAATAATTTTGAAGGACAAACTATATGATCAATAGTATTTAAATTTTTATAAATATTTGTTCTAGTTTTCCACGTGTCATGACGACATATTAATGCACAAAATTTTTTATTATTTAAATCAAGAATTTTAATTTTATTTAAATTATTAATATTATTAAATAAATCTTTATCTATCTTTGATATTTGGATATATAAAGGAAATTTATAATAATTTTTTTGTGGATCATTATAAATACAGCCAAAGCACATATTAAATTCATTCTTTAAATATAATAAGTACGGAATTTTATAATGATGTTGTATTGGTTCTGTAATATATAAAATTTTATAACATTTTTTTGAAATTATATAATCTCTATCTTTTTCAGTAATAAATGAACCAGCTAATATTATATCTATATTGGGGTGATTTTTATCATCAATATAATTAAAATTAATATCTTTTAATAATGAATTTTTAATATTATTATTTTTATAATTAAATCTTGGAAACATACTCATTAGTAGAATATTTTTCATAATATATATATTTATAAACAATTTTTTTTAGTATTTTTTACGGGTTGCCCAAAAAGGATAATTTAATGATTGTTCATTTCCAAATAGTTTAAAATAAGTTTCATCTTTTATTAATAATGGATTATGCATTTTTCTTATTATACTAAATATACTTTGTTCATGTCGATTATCTTTAAAATAGGACGCTTGCTTTTTATTATAATAATCTGTAAATAATAATGGATTATCATATACAACTTTTAACCAAATATTATTTATTTGTATCATTTTACTATTTTTTTTCATAATAAGTATTCCATCTAATATTTGCCCAGTATTAGCTATCTCATTTTCCATATTAATATTAAAATATGAAAATATTTCTTTTGTAGTATAATATTTTTCTAATAAACCAGGCATATTAAATGAAATAATACAATTATTATTGTTTAACATTTTTATATATTCAAAAAATCTTTTTTTACCTTTATTATTTATTGTACATCCTGCATCTAAATAGATTAATATATCATCATTATTAATTTCTTTTAATTTTTTATTTATTATATAAGGTCTCCAAATACCGTACCCAGCAATTCTAGGTAATTTTAAAATATCTTTAAATTTTTCTTTAAAATCAGTATCTAAATCTTCTGGACCATATGATGTAATAGTATTAAACCACCCTGATTTTTTAGCTTCATCTATTAATCTTTTTTTTGTATTTTCACATTTATAATTTCCATAAGTTATTAAATGTATCATTATTATTTAATATATTAATATATTAATAAATATATTAATATAAAATTAAATATATTAATAAAAATTTTTATTTTATATTAAGTTGCATTTCAGCATTTTTAATTAACTCTTTATTTTTATTGAAACTTCTATGAAAATGACAATCATCGTAATTTGAACAAAAGTTATTAATTTTTTTCTTTAATTTTTCTTTATAATGAGCTACTTCTAATCGTTTAATTGGTCTATTTAAAATTTTTAGGTTTGGATAATTAATTAATTTTTCGTACATAATTAATTGATCTGTGAACCAACCTGTTTTTCCAGGAGTTCCATCATAATTACTTTTATAATTTTCATTTAAATTTTTTTCTATATCAAATTCATTTTTAATATTAAATACTGAAGCCCATACATCTGGATGAGCAGCATTATAACACATATATATTTGATTTCTATCAATATTTCTATAATAAACAAAATCATTTTTATTATATTTTTCTAAATCTTCTGTATAATATTTATTATTCATAGGAAGCATATCCATATCAGTGATCATAACCATTTCATTATCTGGAAGTTTAAGCAAAGCCGGATAATAGATTCTAATATTTTGTCCAATAAAAACTGGATTTAAATTAGAATTTTTTGTCCATAATATTATATTTTTTTTATAATTTTCTAATTCTTTTGGTAATTCATTCCCAATAAATATTGCTATAAAATTAATATTAAACTTTTTCCAAAATTTAATTTGCTTTGGAATAAAATTATAATACTCTGGATTATTATTTACAGAACCTAGAACAGTTGTTAATTTCATATTTATATTTTTACTACTATATTTTTTTATTAATTTAGATTAATTAATTAAAATAAAATAAAATAATTAGTATATATTATGTATTATTGGTTATCATGCACAAATTTTAGTAAAAATTATTTACCATTTAAAAACTATCGCTTTTGTATTGAAAATATATTAAATTTAAATATACAATTTAAAAATTATAATGATATAAAAGAAAATGATATATTAATTGTTTTTTCTTATGATTTATATAACCCAAAAAATATTATAAATGAAATTTTAAAAAATAAATATAAAGTTTTAATTATAAATACTGAAAATTATAAATTTAAAAATATAATTGATTTATACAAGTTAATTAATAATAAAAATAATATTTTTTTATTAGAATATAATGTTGTGAATATTAATTATATAAAAAACAATTATAAAAATATTAATTTAAAATTTTTACCTTTATTATATAATCCATATTTAGAAAATATTTATAAAGAAAAATATATTCCTTATTCTAAAAGAAAAAATAATATTTTATTTTGTGGATCATTAGTAGAAAGAAGAAAAAAAGTATTGAGTATTATAGAAAAAAAGTTTAATATAAAAAAAATACACCAAGCTTTAAATTTAGAAAAACAGAATTTAGAATTATCTAATTCAAAAATTATTTTAAATATTTATTCTTATGAACATAATAAAATATTTGATTATTTTAGAAACTCTTATCTACTTGCTAATAAATGCTTGTTAATTTCAGAATATCCAGAAAATATAGACTTATCTATTGAAAAAAATTTAATTGGTTATAAAGAAAATTTAATTTTTTTTAAACTTGATGATTATGAAAAAGTTTTAGAAAAATATTTACATCTATCAGAAGAAGAATATCAATCTATTGTAAATAAACAATATGAATGGTTTAAAAAACAAAATAATATGAAAGACTATGCTCAAGGAATTTTTTAATAATTTAAAGATGATTCGTTTTTTTAAATTTATAAAAGTAATTAGTATTTTTATAAATAATATGACTGAAAAAAATCTATCATTGTTCAAAGTATTTATGAGTGAAGATGTAATTGCTCCCCTAAATGAAGTAGTAATGTCTGGTTTTATTACACAAGGTCCACAAGTTGAAAAATTCGAAGAAAAATTAAGTGAATATTTTGGTAATGAACATTTATTAACATTAAATTCTGCTACTTCTGGGTTAACTTTAGCTTTACGATTATTATTAAATGAAGATGTAGAAGAAGAATGGCCTGGTTTTAATTTAGATGAAGACGTTGTTTTAACTCCGGCACTTACTTGTTTCGCTACAAATGCAGCAATATTATCTCAAAATTGTAAAATAAAATGGCTTGATACAGATAATTCTAACGCAAATATTTGTATGAAAGATTTAAAAGAAAAATTAAATAAAAATACAAAAGTTGTTTATTTAGTACATTGGGGAGGAACTCCCGTTGATTTAGATGCACTTAAACAACTTCAAGAAGAGCATTATTCTAAGTATGGCTACCGCTTTAGAATAGTGGAAGATTGCGCTCATGCATTTGGTGCACAATATAAAGGAAGGAAATTAGGTAATCATGGAAATATTTGTGTATTTAGTCTCCAAGCAATTAAACATCTTACATGTGGAGATGGTGGAGTAATTATTTTACCTAATAAAAAATTATATGAACGTGGAAAACTTATCAGATGGTTTGGCATTGATAGAAATAAACGTAATTATAAAGGTAAAGATTTTCGAATGGAAAATGATATTGCAGAATGGGGATATAAATTTCATATGAATGATATTAACGCAACCATTGGATTATATAATTTACCTCATATTGATGAATTATTAGAGAAAAATCTACATAATTTTCAATATTTACATGCTCATTTAAAACATGATGATTTAGAATTGTTTGAAAATAAAGAGGATAGAGTAAGTGCTGCATGGTTATTTACAATGAAAGTAAAAAGAAAGAGTGATTTTATTGATAAAATGAAAACATATGGTATTGCTACAAGCCAAGTACATAATCGTAATGATATTAATAGTTGTGTGTCTGAATTTAAATGCGAATTACCTAATATTTCAGAATTGGAAAAAGAATTAATTTGCATTCCAGTGGGTTGGTGGTTAAGTCAAGAAGATTTAGAATATATGGTGGAAAAAATTAATGGAGGGTGGTGATTTTATTAAGTTTTTCAAATAAAATATATAAATCATTAATTGTTTATATATATATTTTTTTATATTTATATAATTTATATAATGTTTAATAATTGTAATTCAGAAAAGAATGGTGAATTAGTATTTTATGAAAAAATAAAATCATATATTAATGTAATTTTTGATGTAGGATGCCGTACAGACTCTATTTTTCTAAAATTTAATGGTAATGTACATTATTTTGATCCTGAAATTAATTTTATTAATAAAATTAAAAAAATTAAAAATAATAATAAAAGTTCATATTTTAATAATTTTGGATTATCGAATGAAAATAATACATTAATTTATTATGCAAAATGTCAGTCCTTTATTGATAGAAAAAAAAATATGTATCAAGATCAAGGTATTAAAGAATTTCAAGTAAAAACTGGTTCTAGTTACTTAGAAGAAAAAAATATAAAAGAAATTGATTTTTTAAAAATAGATACAGAAGGATTTGAGTATAATGTACTTCAAGGATTTGGCGAAACATTATATAATATTAAAATAATTCAATTTGAATATGGATGTATTCAGGAAGTCATTAAAGATAGTTTAAAAACAGTCACTGATTACTTAAGAAAATATGGCTTTGAAAATTTTTATTATTTATCAAATGAGAAATTACAATTAATTACTGATTTTAAAGAAAAAATGATAATGGCAAATATTGTATGTTTTAATAAAAAATATAATATTTTTGAAAAAATAAAATATTAATAATAAATATAAATAATGAATTTTGATTATATATATATCAATTTGGAAAAGTAGGTTCGACATCTCTTTTTAATCATTTAAAAAAAAATCATAAAAATGTAATATTTTGTCATAGTTTTAATGATACTTATCAAAAAAATATAAAAGATAAAAATAAAAAATGTTTAATTATTAATATTGTAAGAAATTTATTTGATAGACAAATTAGTTTGTTTTTAGAAAATGCTTTTGGAAAAAATCATTATTTTTGGAATTATAAAAATGGGAAAATACCAGATAATATGTCAATATCTGATTTTAATGATATATTTGATTTTTTTAGAAAAAAAAATCTATATGATTTAAAAATAAAAACAGGACCTTGGTATGATAATTTTAATTCACAATTTAATTTAAATATATTTGATAAAGAATTTAATAAAGAAGATTGTTATAACTTAATTGAAAATAATAATACTACATTTTTATTTTTAAGATACGAAGATATTAATAAATGGACACAAATATTTAATAAAGTTTTAAATTTTAATATAAATTTACCAAATAATAATAATTCTAGTGAAAAAAAATATAATTATATATATAAATATTTTAAACAAAATTATAAATATTCAGAAAAAGAATATGAATTAATATTAAATATTAATTATATGAATTATTTTTATTCTAATGAAGAATTAAATTCTTTCTTAATAAAATATAAATAATAAAATTAAATTATATATATATATATATAAATGGAACTTGATAATAAAAAATCTGGAATAAGCGGACAAGGTTATTTAAAAATAAATAATTATTTTTACAACTGTGATATTAATAATTTTAAACAACATGCTGATTTAAATTATGCTATTGAGCATAATAATTTAGGTATGTTAAATGCAAGCAAAAAATGGTATAAACAAATTAAAGAATTTAATTTAATTAATGATGAAGAAATTATTAATCTAATAAATTTAAATGATAATATAGGAAATCCTAAGAAAGAATTCATTCATAATGATATTCCATTATGTAATTCAAATACGATTAAATATATCTATTTTGGATTATTAAATATAAAATATATTATTGATAATAAAATAGAAAATTTTGATTTTATTGAAATTGGTGGTGGTTATGGAGGACAATGTATAATTTTATTAGAATTATTTAAAATTTTAAATATAAAAATAAATAATTATATTTTAATTGATTTAGATAATATGATTAAATTTCAAGAAAAATATGTTTCTTTATTTGATAATTCAAAATGTATATTTTTAGAATATAATTCTTATCAAAACTATAAATTTTCTAATAATTCATATTTATTTAGTTGCTATTGTTTTAATGAAGTTAATGAAGAAGTAAGAGAAAACTATTATAAAAACTTATTTAAATTTATAAATAAGGGAATATTTATATGGCCTAATCTTAAAACCTTAAAAAATTTTATAAGAAATTATATTCATAAAAAAATAGATAATCATAATATAATTTATATGTAAAATCTATTTAACAACATATTTTTCTCTTAAACATATCCAATTTTTAGGATATATATTTTCTTGAATACTTTCAGGGCTATATTTTTTATTTAATACTTTTTTACAAAAATAATCACAAAAATCATAGGAATAAATAATTTTTTTATTTTCATTTTGATTTAAAAAAGCACCCCACCATGAAAATGTTGAAAAAGATACAATATGGTTATTAATTAAACTCATCATCCATAAATCTTCATAATCGTATTGATTATCGTTCACAAAAATTATGTTATAATTATTAATAGATGATAGTATTTTTTTGGCATCAGGTATATTATCTGAAAAAATCCATAAATTTATGTTATTGTTGATAAAATTATTATTTTTCAAATATTCAATACATTTTAAAATAAATTGAGGATTTAATTTAATTCCACATCCCCAATTTAATCTCATTTGAATACAAATATTAGATTGTGTATTATCAAATATTTTTGGATATTTTTTTTTAATTAATTGTTTAAATTCTTCATCAGGTTCAAATAGTTTTTGAATTTCTTTTTCATATTCAACATAGTATTTTAAAGATTGTAAATAAGAGTCTTTAATTAAAATATTCTTATCTTTATTTTTTATAATATCTTGAATAAATTTTTCTGAATAAATATGACTATCTGATGCTATTAATTCAATATCTGTTTTTTCTTGTTGTATTGAAAAATCTATTTTACGAAATATTTTTAGATGATGATTAAAACCAAAATCTTTTAATTTTTCTATATATTTATTAATATAATAAGCATTAAATTGTATATTATATTTTTTACAAATACTATAAATTGTACTTATTTGATATAGAACATTACCTAATCCTGTATTATTTTTATTTAATAATTTACTCATATATGCTGTAGGCACTAAATTTAACATTATATATATATATATATATGCAACAGTTATTTTTTTATTAAAAAAGACATATTAATACCTCTTTTTTCAAATTGATTATTTACATAAAATTTTGAAACTTCTTCACTACAAACTAATGTACATTTAAAACAATCTTTTTCTATTGCTTTTTTTTTAACATAATCTAATAATTGACTTCCAATTTTTAGATGACGATACTTTTCATCAACAATAACATCTTCAACATGAGCATATAAAGCACAATTATTTATAAATTTTTGTTCATAAAAAACTTTAATACTTCCGATTATATTACCATTTAATCTTGCAACATATATTTCACTACTTAAAAATATTTTATCATATAA